AAGTTGTACTGACCCAACCTTGAGGGGCTGGAAGCACTGTCTTGGTCTCCAACGGAATGGGGAAATAAACCCCCATACCCAAGTAGACCGCGCCAATGATCAAGACAGTCGCAGCTGTCTTGGCCAAGGTGAGCGAGATCTTCCCGATGACGTTGAACACACCTCCCCAGAGACTGGCATTGATAGACCAGCACCCCTTGAAGAGGCTGGCGGTTGCGTTGTACAGCCCCTTGAAGAAGCTGACGATGAGATTGTACAGTTTCGTGAAGAAGCTGACAATGAGGTTACTGACTTTTTTCATATGTTGTGGTTTTCTCATTTTTACTCACTAGTGAGTACCCATGAGTGGGTTTGTTTATGTCGGATGTTTCTGGATTATGAATCCAACGGCCACCGACGTTAACCGTGGCTACTTGATAGCCAAAAAAGGGGTCTTGTGATATGCGGTCACAAGACCTGGGTGTGTTCAGCCACATCTACTCGTCTTTTCTTTCGATGACTGGCCGCCGCAATCCCAATGCCAAACAGTTTTGACATGTTTTGTATCAATGTATTGTGACTGACCTCTGTTTTGTTTCAGTGATGACTAGTCACCTATCGTGATACTCTAGGGGTCAACCCAGTGTTACACGATTAATCAGCGACCTGTGCCTATACAATCGCTGCCCAGGCTAACGGGTTTCATTAAACAGAAATCAGCCACTTACATTGACACAAAACATGCCAAGCTGTTTGACATAGTGCTAAAAAGAACGACTTTACTCGTCCTTAAAGCAAGTTAGCGATATTGCAAACATTCCGACAAAGAATGTCATCAATCCGATAACTAATGTATATATCCATTTCATTATGGCTTAAATGGGTCTTTTTTTAGACCCCCTCCCTTCTAAAATGGTGCCCCCGCCTGGATTCGAACCAGGAACCAATCGATTATGCATACCACTTCGGCTTTCGCCGCCCTTTCGGTTTGTGGTCTGGACTTTATCTTCATCCATGCGTTTACATGGAGGCTACCGTCAAGTCTCTACACCTTCCGCCGTAAAGCGGCTTGGCTCGGGGTTGTCATCTAATAAAATAGAAGAGTTCTCCGAATTTGATAGCTTTAATTCATGAATTACTTCATGATTGACCCTAGACTATAATCATGTTAAGATTTCTCTTTATGAAATGCAATAAATGCCACAAAGAGTTTCCGACGTTTATGATAATTGACGGGAAACGTAGAAACCTACAAAGAAGAAAGTTTTGTATGAAGTGTTCACCTTTTGGTGAACGAAACACAATAGACCTGAATAAAAGACCCGAAACAGTACACTGTGTTCAGTGCAATGCTGTTTTACGTTTTAATCAATTACTCTATTGTTCATCTTTTTGTAAGTCTACCCATTCCGAAACAGTCAATCAATCTACTTATAAATGTCAACAAGGCAGAGCATTGGCTCGCAAAGTGTCATTTGTAAATAAACTCGGAGGTAAATGTGAAAAGTGCGGATACAACAAAAATCTTGCTGCATTAATCTTTCACCACCTCGATCCACGACAAAAAACAATTCCCCTGGACGCAAGAAATCTTTCAAATAGAAAGGAGTCAAAACTTCTTGAGGAATTAGAGAAGTGTTCACTTCTCTGTCAAAATTGCCATGCCGAAATACATTACCCATATCTTAATTTAGATCTAATCATTCAAGCCGACTGCTCTGACCATTGAGCTACAAGGGCATTAAAGCTTTATTCAACGCCTTAAACCACTTCTCCTGTCTTTCTTGAGGAGTAATTCCAGTCATGAGAAACTCCCGTTGATCGACATTAAGAGTGGGTAAAACATCTTTAATGTCTTTTCCGGATCGATACCACACTAAAACTTCCTCGTGAGTAACAGGAAGTTCCATTGAGTGCATCTTTCCCGAATATGAAGAACATTTTTTGAGAAGCATTATAGGGCCCTCCTAAAATAAAGCCTTATGTACTCTTCTTTCTCTTCTGGGCGAAGATAAAAATACGCCGATCCCAGTTTACGACGTATTTGTTTTTCTGCTCTAGGCCTATCTCTGTAATAATCAGAGACAGAACCTATCGCATTGTTTTGTCCATTTACTTCATGAACTATTTTTGTGTCGTATCCCATAATTACAATTCAAACGGATTTACGTTGAAAAGATCCCTAAGGTCTTTAGCATTCTTGACCTCTTCTCTAAAATAAGAGACTAAAGATGGATCTTCGTTGTAATTAGCCAACTCTTCGCATTCATAAACATAAGAAGCGAGGGCCCTCCATATACGACCTTTGTCCTCTTGGGACATTTTTAGTTTCATGGTTTTGTTTTGCTAGTCACACCGTTGCGACTAGACACATCAGTCCACTCTTGCGAATGGACTGAGGTGATTAATCTGTAGCTTTACTGCTAACCGAAACTCTTTTTTCTTGATGCTTTATCTTTCTCTTTATCGTGCTCTTTAAGCTTTTTTGCGTCAAGGGCTCTCCATTAATATATGATTTAATGGCTGTAGATGTCAGACAAAAATCTACCTTCTGCTCTTTAAAGCCTTTGGCAAATGGCCGTGTTTGATTTAAAGACTCTCGCAAAGCCAATATCGGAGAATCATGAGAAAGCATGGCTCCAGTTAAATAGCTCTTGCAAAAATCTAAAACCTTTTCACTGTTGCTATGCTTATGTTCAGCCACGAAGGCTGCCATAACTGGCGCTTTTAGAGCGTTAAATCCATCTGCTTGATTTAAATAAGCAAAAGAATCTTTGACCTGCCCAAAAACATGTGTCACATCATCTGCAGTAGGACGAATGCTTAAAAATGCCGGATCGTTTTCACGCAAACAAACGACGCAAGCAGATACGACCTTTCGACTCACCTTTTTACCGTCAATCGTCATGACGTCTGCGATAGAACGTGGTTTGCCACGATCCATTATTTTAATGGCCTCTTCAGGGAATCCATGCATCAATGAAATCATAATAGGAGGGTATCCTGCTTTAACCATAGCATGAAGCCTGTGCATTCCATTGAGCGTTTTACCAGTATCGCTGACGCAAATAGAAGAGTCAGAAATCACCCAGCGCCCCAACTTCATGTCGCGAGCGTATCCATTTACTGTGTTCATGGTCAGTGTGCGATTGGTGTCAATCATGTTTTCAAGCAACTTGTCAACAAGCTCTTTGGTGACGATAACAAACTCATGTTTTAATTCGTATATTTTACTCATGTTTCTTTTTTATGTTGTGGGTTAAGCTAGTCACACCATGTGACTAGACACATCAACCTGCTCCGTAGAACAGGCTGAAGTGATTAGGAATCTTCATCTTCACCAGCACCCCAAACTTCAGGACACTTACCCAAAGCTTCAACAGCTTCGGTTTGCTGCTTGAGAAAATCCTCAAAAGTAATTTTTTTGTATTGACAATTAAGGATTTGATCAAGCTCGTCCTGCAGCCAGTTAAGCAGTGATTGCAGATTTTTGTATTTGGGTTCTTGGCCAATGCCCTCGCATGCACATGCTGCTGCATCAAGGGCAAGAATGCGTTGATTGATGGTCATTACCATTCTCCTTTCCCAGCATCCCATGCGTATATTGCGGTGTCGCTGATCTGAACATCGCGGACTCCGCTGCAAAGGAGTTGGTACTGGCGACGAGCACACGACAAAACCATGTCGTAAGCTCCATCGCAACGCCACTGAACTCCGTGGATTTGACGATACTTCGCAAGGAACTTAATGAAGTTAGCTTTTTTCTTTTTCACTTGTTATGTTGTGGTTTAGCTAGTCACATTATGCGACTAGACACATCAACCCACTCCTAGGAATGGGCTGAAGTGATTACCTCAAGAAGGGCTTGTCGATCTACCGGCCTTCAATTAAAAAAATCCAGTCTTGAGTTTTCTTGCTCATGAATGAAATTAAACACTCATGATGTGACGCTGAATTTCCGAAAAAACGTAGTCATGGTTTTGACTAAAGATTTTCGTTTCAGGGTTGTAAAGAACACCAGCGTATTCTTGGTGTCCGTAAACAATTCCTTTATCCTTGAGAATGGCGACCAGCTTGCCGTTTTTAAAGACAAGAGTGTTACCATAAAACATGATATCTTTATCTTTATCATTAACAAGCTGCCTGATCGTCTCCATGTGTTTCTCCCGTTCTTGGGGGGTATCCTCTTCAAGTTTAGGAAGAGGAACAAACGTAAGCCTGACGTTAGGATTGTTGATTTTGAACATGATTGTGGGTTTTGGGTGTTGTGGTTTTTTTGACTGACCAACGAATTGGTCAGACACCTCAACCTACTCCTAAGAGCAGGCTGATGTGATTAGTTATTCTGAAACAAACTACTGTAGTCGGACTCGGGTCTCTGCAGCCAAGCAGGAAAACCTTTCTTGGGTTTGTTATCCCACTTGGGATTTTCGTCGTCGACCATAAGGCTTGGAAGCCTTTGCTTGACCCCATCAAGAACTTCTTGCATGTCAAAGAAATGCAATCCATTGAGAGCGTCAAACAAGTTATCTCGACTGATGACCCCCAACTGAATTGCCCTAACCATAGCAATAGCTTTGCTAAGGTTCTCTCTGCAGATGTCCTTGTAGAGAATCCAGATATTCGATCCGTAGATTTCAAAGGCATCCAGATTTATGATAAATCCAAGCTCCTGAGAAACATTTTCCGGATCAATCTCAGGACTCTTTTTAAGAGAATCCGTCAAGACTTTGAGTGCTCCAGGATTGCCTTCGCTAACCGTAAAGATTGCGTCAAAGGCAGACATTCCTAACTTGATTTTTGCCATGGGACTTTAATTCCTTTCTGTTGTGGTTTTGCCCTGAGGTATGGTGCACCATACCTTGGAGAGGGGTCAGGGCGACTCCCTAAATTGAAAATTGGTTCACTGAGTCGAAGTGGGTTTCTTTGCTATTTTGGTTCACTACAACAAAGTGGGTTTCTTGTGTCTGTTGGTTCACTCGAAAAACCTGGGTTTCTGGCATTAAGTGGTTCACTATTGATTCTTGGGTTTCTTGAATACGCTGGTTCACTATGGGAGATTGGGTTACTTCGATGTATTGGCTCACTGACTTTGCGTGGGTTTCTCGTATTCAATGGTTCACTAACAACTACTGGGTTTCTTTGTTGGTTTGGTTCACTGATTCGCCATGGGTTTCTTCAATGCAATGGTTCACTACAACAAAATGGGTTTCTTGAGCTTGCTGGTTCACTTACGTCGGGTGGGTTTCTTTGTTGGTTTGGTTCACTGATTCTCCATGGGTTTCTTCAATGCAATGGTTCACTACAACAAAATGGGTTTCTTGAGCATTTTGGTTCACTACAAAAAACTGGGTTTCTTTGTGACCGTGGTTCACTATTTTCCATTGGGTTTCTAACAATGACTGGTTCACTGCGGTAATGTGGGTTTCTTTAGGTTCTTGGTAACCACAACACGGATGACACACGTCACCCATGAAAGTGTAAAAAATAAGGCTGGGGACAACATATGCCATCCCCAGCCAAGTGAGCGGCCTTTGCCTGATAGTACGGTACTAAGATTAACGGACAATTGTGACCATGGCCGCATTGCCGTTAACCTATATAATGCCTAATGTACTACTATTGTATTATGGCCTAAAAAGGGGGTGTTTTAGACCCCCTAGGGCCTAATATTTAAAAAAAACACTACCCAATTAAGGATAGTGTTTTTTTTAGCTACTAGGACCAAATGCGGTGCTTTTCAGCAACCCACTCTTGGCCATCGTAGTCCTTGATTTCCCACTCTATTCCAAATGGAACCTCTACGACACGAAGATTTGTGGCTTCAGGACCCAAAGCCTCAACTGCAGCGACCAATTTAGGGTCATCTCTGTTTATACCTTCACCATAGTAAACATCACCAGACAAAGGTTCGATTCCCATATAGTTCTGCACAGCCTTTGACAGCTGGAACACCCCATAGGTGGTATATATTACCACTTTCTGAGGCTTGGGACCGATAGGCCTCACATATCTTGTGATAGGTTCAACGAGATCGTCCTCGTCATTGGGATTCTCCCAATCGTAGACCAATTGATTCATGGTGGAAGCATCAAGAACGATATTAACATCATCGGACATGATAACCGCCTCATGAACTGTAGAATTAGATTCCTCGTCCTTTCTATAAAGAACAGAGAAACCTGTGCATGGTTTTTGAATGTTTTCTAAGCTCATAGTTTTTTGTTGTGGTTTAGATTGGATACTAAAAATGTATCCATTATATTATGGCTAAAATAGTCCTTGATTTTATGGGCCTTAATTTAATATTAGACACTCCATTCAATATAGCGTAATTTATGGGTATACTAATTATGAAAAGAAAATGGAGTCCAATATGGAAACTAGAAGAAAGTAAATTTATCGATCTAGTAAAAACATCTAAAAGAAAAAAAGACGTCTTATTGTATTTTGGGTTAAAAAACAAAGGAGGGAACAGTAAGACTCTACAAAAAAGAATTAACCAACTAAAATTAGAAACCTCACATTTTTTAAACTGTGGAAATTCTTCTTGGCTCAATAGACCCCCATTAACTAGGGAAAACGCAATTCAATATATTGAGCAAAAATTACAATGCAGAAAAAACATTAAAAAATATTTAATAAAATACGATATTATTCCTTATGAATGTTTTGTATGCAAAAACAATGGACTTTGGAACAATAAAAAACTTTCATTACAATTAGAACACATAAATGGCATATCGGATGACAACAAAATAAAAAACCTTTGCTTTTTGTGTCCAAATTGCCATAGTCAAACATCAACATTTTCAGGAAAAAATCGCAAAAAATCCCCATTAGTGTAGCGGTAGCACAAACGGCTTTGAACCGTTTAGGCGTTGGTTCGAATCCACGATGGGGAGCCACTTAACTAATGTCACTACAGGCTATTCAGTGACGATAGTTAACCAATGCCAATAAATTTAACTATCTGGCAATAGTTAATCGGAACGGTAGCTCAACGGTAGAGCAGTGCCCTTTTAAGGCATTGGTTGTGAGTTCGATCCTCACCCGTTCCAATCCTTGACACATTAGTGTCCTCCTTATAGCTTTGGCCCATCTTGCCAAGTAGCTCAGCGGTAGAGCAGTCGGCTGTTAACCGACCTGTCGTAGGTTCGATCCCTACCTTGGCAGCCTTAAATTATGAACACCTATTGGGAATCTGAAGATAGGAAAATTAAAGTAACACTTGAAGAAGTTATCGAAGAATTAGATAAACAACTCATACCAACACTAGATATAGATATCAACAAACTTAAACCAATTATTATTAATAATGATTACATTAAAGAGTCAAGGCATAGAGTGGCAAAAGCTGATTTAAGTTACCCAATACTTGTTATAATTAAAGATGGTAAATATAAGTCTATACTTGATGGAAATCACAGAGTTTTTAAAGCTTGGATCAATCGCATCAATACAGTAAAAGTGCGTGAAATTAATTTAGATTCCGACAAAATTCCTAAAGTATATAAGGAATTATTTAACTACAACATCAAAACATTTTTATGAAAAACATTAAAACATTCATTGGCGACTGCGTACTTAAATACTCTAAGCATGGAGCAGATATTCACTTCAAGGCCCAGAAATATTTAAGGGAAGGGAAAATGGAGTATACTGGAGAAGCAGATAAAGATGGAATTAATATTGCCACAGGAGATGAATTAAGAACCTGGGTAGAGGTGTTTGTACACGAGACGTGTCACGTTGATCAACACCTTGAAAGACCGAAGTGGTTTGAAAGCACAGAAAAGGCCTTACAAAAAATATCTGATTGGTTGAGTGGCAAAGATGTTGAGGGAATTGGACGCGCCATTAGAAGCGTTCAAGCAATGGAGCATGATTGCGAAAGTAGAGCTATTGAAAAAATCAAAAAGAATAAGCTAGAGATAAATCTTAAAGAGTATATCCAGAAAGCTAACTCGTATTTAGTCAGCTACTCGATAACTAAAAAAAACAGGAAGTGGATTCCTGCGCCTTACAGCAACAAAGAGATTTACTCTAAGTTTCCAGTAAAACTCATGACATTAAAACAGCTACAAGATCCCGACTGGGTGTTTCTTGAGGAAATTAAACTCTACGTTAAAAAATGAATACAGAATTAATCAAAGAAATTGCAGGTATCATTATGACTGTCTGCTTTATGTTTTGCTACGTACCACAGATTGTTAAGATCTTTAAAAACAAATCATCCAAAGACGTATCACTGAGTTTAATCCTCATGTCCATTGGAGGATATATCTCAGGAATGGTTTATATGTTCCTGGGAACCTTTGGGCTGTGGTGGTTCCTCAACTATTGCGTAGGACTAGTTATGTGCTCAATCCTAGTATATGCGTGGCTTAAATTTAACCACACCGATCAAGACGATTGGTGGGACTACTAAAAATTTAAGTACTGAGAAGCACCCTGCTGCTGCTGTGGCTGTGTCTGTGGCGTGTTGATCTCAGCCGACTCTTCTACGTCGGTAAATAAGCGACGAGGAGTTGGGAAAGCCACCACTGATTGACTCATTTGAATTGGGTTGATGTATTCAACCTTATTAGTCTTACGATTCTTTACTGGGAAGTAAATATTCCCATCATTGCCTTTTCTAGCAACCATTGAGAAACGTTGATCTACACCAATGTTCTTAGACTCAGAACTTCTAATAGGATCAATGACCATTACCTGACTAGGAGAAACATTTCTACTGGAAATTGGAATAGCATCAGAAGATGTAATGGCTCCCTCACCAGTCTGAACTACCCTCTTCTGATAGTCATAGATTTCAAGAGGATTAATTCCTGAAATGTGATTGCTCAAGCTATTGCCTACAATCAATCCTTCTAGCTGTGAAGTAAAATACCCAGGCCTCATTCCCTTGAGAGTCCTGTTGTACGTAGAACGATAAAGAAGATCTCGACTAAGACGGCCAGCATCTTTTTTTACTCTTTCGCTAAACAAATCTTCTGGTCCAACAAAGTTTTTATTGGCCATGCTGTCACGATCATCTTCTTCTTCTAAACCTTTTTGAATATTTAAAAGCTTTTGGCTGGCCCTTAAGATTAATCCAGGGCTGAGATTCTTTTCTGCAACTCCAAGAGTTCTACTTCCAACCTCTGGATCAATCTCACTCTTCTTCAGCTCTCCTAAAAGATCGGTTACCTTGGTTTTTTCATCAGCATCAAGTTTGGCCTTACGCCCCATCAGCTTATCGTAAAACTTAGAGAATGATTTGTTGTCATCCTGGTCTTTATTGATGTCTAAAATTTCAGGGCCCCAATACTTCATGATTTCATCATCTTGAACACCCATTCCTTTTAATACTGGATAAAGTTTAATGCGGCTTTTACCAATCATGACACGATACACACCAGTTTCTGGCTCCATAAATATACGCATACCTGCGCCAGTTCCTGCAACAGTGTTTACGTGACTTTCCAGTTCTCCGTTTTCTTTACGTCTAGCATAGATTCCAGGCTTTAATCTTTGCTGTCCTGCAACAAGGCTGTACTCACTGCCACCGTTGATAAAAGTTCCTCTGTGAGTCATCCAGGGCACCCTGGAGAGCACTCCCTCAAACTCATCTAATGGCTCCCCCGTTTTTTTATCTAACAGAGATATCTTACCCATCAAAGGTGCAGACAGCTTTCCTCCGGTGAGGATGGCTTTCTTCTCGTCAGCCAAGGTATATGGCTTTTTAAGGTCGTATCTTAAATTAGACGCCTCGATACGAACCTTATCGTTTTCTATGGGAAACTTGTTTTGATAGGATTCTAAAACCCTATCCATTATTTCCTGTCTTAGCTCGCTTGGATTGTCGAACCCACGGAGTTTAATTCCCTTGGGAACAATGGCGTCCATTATTTTTTGATATTCATTCCAAGAGCAAAGCTCTTGAGGATTTTATCCTTATGTTGTTCCAAGATTTTGAGAGCTTCTGGATCTAAAGCATCAATTGTAGAATTGCCCCCCTCAGTTAAAATAACATAAGTATTATCATCAATCTTTTGAAGATCTAACTCATCATCTACAACCTTTTCTTTTCTTTTAACAATTCCGTCATCCTCGGTTTTAGGTACTGATGGCATTTTGGAAACTTCTTCAACAATCTTTTGCATTGCTGCATCTTCCAGGAATGCCCCTTTCTCCAGAAGAAGCTCAGGATTGTTTTCATCAGCGTTATTCTTTACAGCTACTGGCTTTGTCACAACTTTGATATTTTCTGGAGTGCGCTTCATGCTTTCTGCCTCTTCCTTCTCAATCGCACGTTGAATATCTTTTTTGCGGTTGTAATAAAGATAGTGTCCACCCACCAATCCCGCAACTAAAGGTAGCCCAAAAAGAAAGGATGTAGCCACAGTCCCCTTATTGGCCTCAGGGGCTTGAGCTTCCTTTAACTTGATAACACTAAGTGCTGCAGTCTTTCTATTTTCTTCTACAGGCACAGACTTTACAGCCTCAACAACAGACAGAACTAAACCATCTAATGTTGGGAACTCTGTAGCTGACTTTTGAGGTGCCAGCTCTTGAGCAAGATAGTTACTATATTGCTTCTTAGTAGATTCAAGCTCTCTGTCCAATACTTCTTGTCTTTTCTTTCTTAAAATCTTATCTACAACATAATACCCTAAACCAAAGCCGCCAGCGATAGAGCCAGCAATTGCTGGTGTGTCTAACGCAATCCCCCAATTGGCTTTTTTAGATTCAGCTTGTTTAGGAACTGGAACCTCAATTACAAGCTCAGATGGTTTTTCTTTTACCTGTTCTTGTTTTTGCTTTTCCTTGTATAGAGAAATTAAGTGAGCAAGCCCCGCAACACCCGCCCCAGTAAACATGGTGGGAACGCCATACTGCTTAAATCTATCCAGTAAATATGATTTTAAATCCTCGGAACTTGCTTCTTTCTTAACCATAGTATTTAAATTATATTGAAATGTTTCTGAATAGTCCAGTGTGGACTATTTGTTTTTAGCCGCCTTGGACACTACCTTAAATCCGGTACCCTTAGAAACTAAATACTCTTCTGGCTTTGATGTTTTGATTGTAACGATTGCTCTGTATCCAGAACTGGCATTAGGATCAATCAAGATAATTGGGTCTTTGATGGGTTCAGCCAAGATTAAACCATTCTCTGGATTAAATACCTGATCTAATATTTTTTCGTATTGTTCTTTGTTCTTCTTGTCTGTGAGATCAAAAACAAATACCTGGTTGTTTGTAAATTTAAGTTTTTTCTCTACAGGATCTTTTTTCTTAATAAACTCCTGTTGAGCGCTTCCACCCCCAAAGGCTGCTCCATTAAATTCTGGCTGAGGTAGGGAAAACTCTTCTTTAAAGGATTCAGGCCTATTCCCAACAATTACGTTAAGTGCGTCCTGAATGTCTTTTGGTAGTTCTTTAAATTCTTTTTCTGCGTCTTGTTCGTGTGTGGTTGTGTCGTTCATACAGATCCGATTTCAGATGTATCCTCAAGTCTATTCACTTGATTATTCTTAAGATCTTTAATCATTCTCTTGTAAGCTTCAAGCTTTGCTTTTGACTGCCTCATTTCAGGGTCGTCATTGTTCTCAAGGGTTTGCTCAAATTGATGTCTGGCTTCGGCAGAGCCTATTCCAAGTAATCCTCCCGCTGCAAAAAGACCAATTGGAATACCCATTGTCAGCGTTTTTGCCGCCCCCACTAAAGGATTGGCAATCTTAGCTAACACATCTTCAGCCTGTTTAGGTCTCAATCCGTATTCGCTCATGGCACGACAAAGACCCAGCTTAATGGATCTAGCCATTTGCTCAGACTCGTTTTCTTTATTAATTTCTTCGATTAAAGTACTCATAAAATTAGTATACATAATATCCGCCAGGTTGCCAAGACGGTCCACTCTTTCTTCCCATGCTTCCTAAACCTCCTCCAATGGCCATAGAAGCTACTGTGCCAAGAGGTCCAAATCCAACAAGCTTTGATGTTGCATAACCGATTAACATCCCAAGACCCATACCCCTCAACTGATTGACATTTATAGAGCTCCCTGGAGCCTTCCTCAAAGCTGCTCTAGCTTGAGCAATAAGAACGTTTCTGTCTCCTTGAGTAAGTGTAGGGTCAGCCCCTAAAATGCTTTGAAGTGCGATAAGATCTACGGTTTGATTTCCAGAAGAAAACGCAAGCTTATCTGAAGATTCTTTAAGCATGTCTTGTTCACTCAATGATTTATTTTTATCTTTAATTAATTTATGTGAATTAATTAATTGTGTTTCTTTTGTTTTTTCTAGATTTAATTGATTAAGCCTTTGAGCGTTTTGTTCTCTTTCTCTGGCTGCTCTCTGAACAGCTTCACGAGCTGCAACGATTTTAGGTGTTTCGGGAATTTGAAATGTGTTTGGCGTTGGTGGTGCGTGAGGAGTGCCCAATCTTGATGGAGTAGTTTTTAACTCAGCTCTACTAAAAGTGTTGGGCGTGGTTTTAAGTTCGGCTCTAAATCCCTCAAAAGCGTTCTTTTTCTTATGCGGCTGCAATGCATCGTAATAAGATGGGGCAGTATAAAATTTTGGATCAAAAATAAACTGTTTGCCTTGCTCCATATTATTTAAATGCCTGAGTCTTTCAGATTCTGCCATGTACTTTGGATCACCCATGTATTGAAATGCGGCAGATCCCAGTCCACCAATTCCAGCTCCCATCAATGCTTTTTGTAATATAGAAAACTGATTGTTTTCCTTGCCATATCTCCAATCGTCGTAAAGTCCTTTGAGTCCCCCTAAACCAAGTCCAATTCCTGCAGAAGCTAGTGCACCCCCAAAACCTCCCGTAAGTGGATAGGTTAGTTTATTTACCATATCACCGACAGATGCCGACTGACTGGCTTTTTTGACATTATATTTCTCTGTAATATTTTTTACAAAATTTTGTACAGTAGTGTTTGGATGCTTTCGTGGAATGATAGACCATTTTTTGGGATTTTCTGAATCCCTTTCAAGCTGGAATGTCATGTTGGTTTTGCCTGTCTGAAATGTTCCAAGAATGTTGTCATTCTTTGACTTGTGAATTTGAGCTCTACCAACATACGAGTTTCCACCCACACCAAAATCATCTACTTCAGTATCTGGAAGCCTTTTAGCAACAATAGGTTTATCTTTCTGGTCAGATTGCTCTAACTGAAAATTTAATGTTCTATTGTTAATCAAAAAAGACAGTACCCTGTTTCCATCTCCACCCTCAGTAAGAGAAAAGTCCCACATCTTAGAATTCTTAATCTCAGGAAAACCTGAGTAAGTTTCTCTAGAGCGGGTTTGAGAAGACAGGGCAAAAGACCCTAACTCAACAGGCTTGAGAAGGGTCTCTAAATCTTCTTTGTTCAGTGATTGATTCATCTATGATGATTGAAACCACTGTGAATTACGTTTTCTGAGCTCCTTCATAAGGTCTTGCCCAACTGCCGTATTGTCCATCAAGAGTTTTCCACCGCCAGCAGCTGCCAAGCCACCCAAACCAGCTCCCCACCATGGCATATCTTTGCCGCCCACCGCTTTGGTTGCTAATGCACCAGTCAATCCTATTGTGAGCAATGGGGCAATGGTGTGCATATTATCTTTAAGATAACCCAAAGCCTTTCCACCAAAATCTTTAAGCGTGGTGCCAAGATTTCCAAAAGCAGAGCCTACATCATTCATGAATCCTTTTCTAGCCCCTTGCTGTACTTTGTTGCCTGCATACTCAAGCCCACTGTCCACAAGCCCCTTGACGGTTTTTCCAGCCTCAGAAACATTTCCAACAATATTTCCTGGAAGACGGTTGTAAACGCCTTTAATAGTATCCCATACTCCTGCCTCTTTCTGTCCAATCTCCTCAAGAGAAATCAACAATTTAAGTTCTTCAATTTTGTCATTGGCCAACTTTAATTCTTCTGACCAAACCGTTTCTGCGGCTACTTTATCAGAAGCATTTTCAATAGACCATTCCGCGCCTCGTTCGCAAATATGTTGAATTAAACCAAGGGCCATAGCTGGTGATAAGTTGGCCTCTTTCTCTAAGAAATCTACAAAACCATTACACAAATCAATTTGTGCCTGCTTCTCTGTAAGGTCAAAGTCTTTTTGAGCTAACTGAGCTACTTTGTGGAAAACTTTAGACGAAAAATCTGGTGTAATCTTAAAATTCATATCCTATATAATGCACCAAGAATTGGTGCGTTTCTACCAAAAAATTTGGTTATTTGATGATCACGAAATTTGTTTCGTGATCAGTTACTGAATTGGGACATTTTGTACCACTTCTGGTAATGCTTGCTGCATTCCCATAGATCTAGCTTGATTTCTTAGTTGATCCATCTTTTTCAAGATAAGAGCATGCAATGTATCGTTGCTATTTCTAATGGCAGTTAACTGTCTACGTCTTTCCGTCTCTGGCATTTCTAACAACTGTCTAGCCATTTGATCTGCTTCCTGGTTGACGTTCTCAGGCGTTACTTGGCCATCTCCAGATTGTCCGTTTGGATCCTCTGGATTGATAAGCCCCATCTGAGACATTTCCATCTCTTCCTGCATTTTCTGAGACTCTTCTTGTTCTCTTCTTTGCTCTTCAAGGATTTTCTTAAACTCTTCAGTTGGATTAGGAATGCCCATTGGGGACATTGCCGTTTCCTTACTGATGAGATTGGCTGACATCGCTTGAAGCCTCCAGGCTTTGTTTTCAATGTCGTCAATAATCTTAACCGACTCAAGTTCACACTCGTAATCTCCGCTACCCATATAGGAAGATATTTTAGATACACAATCTTGAGAAAGAAGGTTAAATCCTCTGATAAGGTTTGACCAGCCACGTTCAAATACGCGAAGGCTAATCGGTGCAGCCTGAAGTGTCATGGTGCTGCGATAGAGTTCAGGGGGAATGCCTCTACCGTTGAGCATACGATCTTCCTCGTCACGAATTTGATCTACTGGTGCAAGGTTTCTGCCCTCTCCACCGACAGCTTGATAAGTAACTGGGAATGGGAAAAAGTTCCAGTCAGTTCCATCTGCTCTGTGCCTTACAACTGCGTCTTGCATTTGTTCGACCCAGTTTTTCATTAAATTGTTATAGATAGAATTTCCTTCAGTGTAATTACCTTGCGCTGGGCTGATAATACGAATGGGAACGATGTAATCCATCATGAGAACTTCGTTGTAACGACGAAGAACCTGAAGTCTAAAAAAGTTTTTGAAGCTAGAGAGAATAGCAGGAAGTCCCCATCCACCGAGCCACAAACCAGAAAGGTATGGCTCTCTTAGGTGATGAACATGATTAGGCTTAAACTTAAACAAAGACTGTTTCTTGATTGCTTGCAAGAAAGGTAGTGGGGTGGTTTTAAGGTAAAACTCATCCCCACCTAAAACACCCGTTTTAATTTCCTGTGGAACCTCTGTGTAATACTCCGTGTGATGGGTCAATCTATTAGCCTTAATGGTAATATGTTTAGGGTTCCATCTGACTAACTTAATCCCCTTGCTATCCTTCTTTTTGTAGTCTTTGGCAAAGTGTTTAGTGTCTCCACCACACTTAGGGCAATAAGTCAGAAAGTTTCCGTCATTTGCGTCGTAAGAAAAGTTAACGTGCTCAATATTGACTTCTCTGCGGCACTTAGAACAAATAAGCACTCTAGTAAAAGGAAGTGAAATAGTTGCAAATGAATTACCATAGCACATGAAGTCATTGCCAACCGCCTGAAGTGTTCCCATTAAGTCGAAGTCATTGTTAATGAGCTTTTCAAACTTCTTTCTTTCTTCGTCAGCTTGTCCACTAAACTTTAAGTCAGTGAGAAAATAGTTAACGATTCTTTCGCTAGCTTTTCTATATGTAGAGTCATTGACGTACAAGAATTCACATAGCTCCAGTGCGCTTACAATGGTCCTTGGAGCATAGCTAGAAGCAAGGTCGATCCATGGATTCATAAATCCACTAGGACCCGACCCCATATTATTGCCGAGTACGTCGATGTTCATTAGGCGTTGATGCTATCTATCAATGCTTCCTTATCCAGCTTTTTTTCAGAACGGGAAATAATGGATTCTTCTCCCGTCTCTTGATCGTCGCATTCAAACGCCACCTTCTCAGAACTTTCTTCCGTAGGCGTTACATCTTCTCTAATAATTCCAAGCTTTTGCATATTAAATTAATCCAATCTGTTGGGCTTTTTGTTCTTTGTCTTCGCGAGTTGGGCTTGGCTCTTTTTTTACCAAAAATTCAGTAATGTCTCCACCAATGTCTGGAATCTCTACATATCCAGGATCTGCCTTTGGTTTATTTTCTGGGACGCTTTCTGTTTCCTTGTCTTTAAGTCCTACCTCAACTGATCCTTGGTTTTCAGCCTTCTTGGAAAGTACCGATTCCAATAATTCTATTGGAAATTGAAAGTTTGGTATATTATTTTCCATATTTTAAAGTTATACTTCTTCGTTGTTTTCGTCCATCACAAAAAATATGGACAATACAGAGTTAAGGGCTGTCACAGGGATGTAAACCCCACTTGCATACAGGTGATAGGTTTGCCCGTTATAGATGGCATCAAGCTGGGCACCCCTTTTGGGCTTTATACGAACTCTATCTTCTTGAGGGCTTATAATTGAGAAAACAGTTTCATTAACAAATACTTCTGAAGCCAAGATCTCTACCTCAGTGTAGGGTGTAACAAAAACTACCGGTAATGTACTGCTTGCAATAGGAAAAATTTCTTCTGCTGTAGACTCTGCAACTTCCTCTTGCTTCACTCTCTTTTTCTCCTGAGCTTCTTCCGCGATCTCTACAATATTCTTGGGCATGGCAGTGCGCTTAGCCTTTTTAGCTGACTTGGAGGTATTGTCTACCTCAGTTCTGCTAAATGTTTTCAAGTCAAGAACCTCAAAGGTGGGTGGAATGTTATTGTGCCGCTCTGCAAGTTGTTGAGCGGCATTTTTAAGTACCGAGTATCCAGGAAGTGTGTTTGCAGATGCCATATTACCAAAACCAAATCTCAAAAGACGTAGCTACCGTCTTAGGTTTATTAAACTGTTTAATGTCTTGAATCACTCTGGAAGAAACTATTATTTCAAAAGGATGTTTTATTAAGGAGTGTCGTACCTCGACTTGATGAGTTCCACCCTCAATACCTCTTGTGTTGTCAGTTGAATAGGATCCTTTAACTTCAAGGTTTTTGCAACCTACCAATAATAAAGCAATTGGTAAAAGATATTTTAGCATCTTGTTGGATAGCGAAACGACCAGTCAAGTTGCCAATCTTCTTCTAGTTCATTGGTCGTTTCACTAAGGCCAAAACCATAGTCAAAGCGCATGCCTTCGTCAAACAAAGTTTCTCTAATACCATCAATCATTTTGCGCTGTTTATGGTCAGCAGGATAAAACACTACGTTACACCACTGGTCAGCATCAGCTCTTTCTAAGTCTTTAGGACTGCTAGATAGTTTTACATTTCCTGGAACCCTTGATGGGTGTATTACGGTTTTAACTCCCCACTTAGCAATATTCATTGCTGCTTCCATTGCCTTATTGTGTGCTTCATTCGAGGTCATATTCAATTGTTCTTTGTATTGTTGCTTGATCTTGAACAGGAGCTTGTTCGTGCTTTGGTATTTCTACCGCATAAGAGGTGGTAAAGCAAATTGGATAAGTTGGATCTTCAATAAATTTTGACAACCCACGCGAAGGAACAAACGAAAACAATGCTTTGCCCCAATCTAGTTCGTTCTTTTGAGCAAAGCCCCCAACAGTTCCCCACACATCTATGCCAAGCGGTGTCACAACTTGAATAGAGTTTATATCCTTCCACTTCATTTCATTCTCACCATTTTTTAAGGTAGTAATATAGAGAATCTTTTTTATGTAAATGGTCGTAGGAGAAAACAAATTACCTGCCCAAAACTTACATCTCTTCTTAGATTCTGGATCTACCTCTGGTAGGGCAAATCCACTATCAGCCATAAAACGATCCTTGTTCTTTTCTATAACGGCAAGAAAGGACCTAAAGACGTGAGCCCTATTTTTAATAATAGTAGTAGGGCTCATCTTTTGCTGTGCTCCAGATTGATCTTTCTTAACATTTAAAGAATTGTCTGGATTCAGTATATCATCATTCACCGGATAACTATAGACTGTTGTGTGATTTGATTGAGCCCATGGAATAGGGGTGGATGTCGTCGGATACCAACCTGAGATTGATCCATCTGAGGTTGTTATAGTTGTTGTATAATCTACCTGAGAGGAGAGCTGGCTATATCCAATGGTGTTGTTTGTGCTCATTTTGTTATTACTATGGCACAAGAGTTAATCTAGCAAGCTTAGATGTAGTGGATCCATTTATTGTTGTAAAACTTCCACCTATTATAAGTGATCCAGTAGAATCAAAGCATGCACAAGTTATTTCTCCGTCAATGTCGATATAAGTCAAACCAGTGTATACGCTTGAATCACTGTTTAATTGCACAAGTTTTCTGTACCAAAACGCATCATCAACCGTATTGAAATCACCCAAGATCAATGTTTTACCATTAGACTCTTTAAGCGCTATGTTTGCTGGTCCATCAAAACTAGGAGAATACCCTGTATTTACTGTGCCAGTTTGGTAATTGATCTGAAATATACGTTTTCTATTAAGTGTGCCTACTTTTGTAAAATCTCCAATAAAGGTAACGACAGAGGGATTTGTCGTGCTGTCTACAAAAAAATCTTTAATAATTTCGTTTGGTCTAGTTGTATTGTGGCCCCAAAAAGGAATAGAGTTTCCATAAGGATCTAATTTTGCAATGTATTTCCTGGGTCTGCCGCTAACTCTAGCAAACTTCCCACAAATTATTGTATACTGATCAGGAAGAACTAAAGCTTTATCTACAAAAGGTGGAGAAATGATTGGCAAAAAACTTGAGTCAATGACGCCACCTGGACTTAGTTTTACCATTCCCATTCTATTAAACCCATTAAATGATGAAAACTGACCAGAAACATAAATATTATTAAAGTAGTCTACTGTTATATGCTCAATCTTACCATTTCCAGCTGTTCCAATATTATCGAAAAATGCAGCGTCAAAAGTTCCATCTGAATTTAGTCTCAACATCCCCCCCAACGAAAATCCAAACAAAAACTTGCCATCTGACTGATGCAAAAAAGCAGTTATAAAATTTGCAGTAAACCTCGATCTATTTGCAGCAAAAATAGAGTTCATCATCGCAGTATTCAAAGTGCCATTATTATTTAATATAAGCGCCCCATTGAATACAGTACCCGCAGCAAAATAGGATCCCGAATATGTAGCCAAAAACCCCCCAGTATTTATTTTAAAAATTTTGTCGACTGAAGTTACGTCAACAGTGTCTGCTGGAGCGAATGTATTTACAGCATTCTGGCTAAAAGTCTGATCAATTGAATAAAATGGCATAGCGTTAAATAAATATTTTTCTTTCGTTCATTCTCTTCAAAATAGAAGCAACCCCAATTTGACTGCTTGTAGCCGAAGGATCGTATTTTCCGTCCTTAACATATTTCCCTCGATCCCAATATTGAGAACCAGACCAAAGGTAAGGACTATGATTTCCTTTGTACATTCTGTAGCCCCAACCATTGTACCTTTCAGCTTGATAAAGCATTCCAGCAATTGACCAATCGCTCCACTTATCAAGACCCTTTATTCTTAAGGCGTCTTTTGCGCTAAAATCCCAACTATACCCATTTATAGTGTCTGGAGATGCCTTAGGACGACCAGCGGGAACGTTTTTAGTTCTATACTTTAGTGAATCTCCATTGTGTAAATGTTTGATGAAATTTTGATTGGACTCCATTTTGTGAATACATCCAATCCAGTACCATGGCGCGATTCCAACTTTTTCGTACTCAGTTTGATTGACAATAATTTGATCAATAATTTTATCAACCAATTGCTTGTCTTTAATTTTGCACACTCTAAACATATCTTCATACTCCTCCTTTATTCTAGGATATGATGTGCTTTTGTTGGGTGGAGGAATGCTCACTTGTTTTTTATATTTTGTTACTGGAAACTGTCCACCAGGGGAAATGTCGTGGATTGTATCTCCATCCTCTTGGTAGGTTTTTCTATAACCATTTTCCCAGAGTATGTCAGTAAAAAATGCAGCAATATCAAATATCTCCGACTCTTCCCATTCTGGAAATATAACGTGAAAAGTTTCGTGCAATAATGTATCAAGATAATCTTTAGGTGGCTGATAAGGATCAAGCTCAATCAGAGCATCTTCATCAAAAGAGTGTCCATAAGCACTACCCTTGGGCTTCAGGAGAAGATTCTTGTGTACCACCGTCAGTTTGTTGGGAAACTGAGCTTTGGGTTTCTTCGGTTTTGGCATTTTTTATTTCCTCCTGATTTGTTTCTAATTCTTCTGGCGAGTTTTTTGTTGTGGTGGGACCCCATCTGTCAATTGGGCATTTCTCTGTGGCAAGCCTCAACTTAGCTTGTGTAGAGCAACCACATTTTTGACAACGACCAGTATTACCAAAAGCCTTTGAATCCCAGAACTCGCACCTAGAGCAAATTTCTAGTCTTTCTTTTAGTTGCTCTTCGTCAACTGTCTTAAATCCAGATCCCGTCCATTTTAACATGCTTTGAGCAAATGACTGTACCATTTGCCCCGTACTGGGTAGTTCTACATTTTTTGAGTCTTGTATTACTTTTTTATTCTTATTATTTTTCTCTTGCCTCATTATATCCTCGAATATTTTGTGCATATTCCTTGGATTAAATGGATTGTTTTGTACTTCTTCTGCAATTCTTTTTTGCTCCTCAATCGAGAGGTGTCCAAAGACTTTTTGTGTGGGCCTCTCAGTAATTATTGGAGTATTTACCTTTTTTATAATTTCTTCAATATTCATAATTCACTAAATCCCTACTCATTTAAATTTGTTGTTGCAAAACTAGAATGTAGACATTTCGAAGAATTTTCTCCAGCGGATAAAGAAACGTTTATTTTTTGCTCAACTTTACCACCAGAAGATGAGCTATTAAAACTCCCTTTAGTTTCTTCATAAGTTACTCTTGAAGAGCAATCATCTTGATCAATATATTCGGCTGTTATAATTTGATAGTCAGTTGTATAGGTTTTTGACTGAGGTACTCCTTGTGAGTTTTTTATTTCGGGAGCTTCAAAAGAAATCGTTAACTCTAAAGATCCAGAAGCAGACGACTTAAAATCTTTACCGATATAATCGTAAGCGCAAGAAGGAGAACAACAATCACTAGCAGTCGCATTACTACACCAAGGCATTGGGTACCCCTTTGACATCTCCCATGTTCCATTTAATTCTGGGCTGCCTTCCACGACATTTTGCCAAGTATATGTAGCAGTACATGCACGAGCTTCATAGAAGCTAGAGCTTGCTTCACATGTTTGAAAACCCTCATCGGTAAAACTACCCTCACATTTTTCAGTCTCTGAATAATTCCAGGTTGATGAAACTGCGGTACCGCCAATCGTTGTAGATCCACTGTTAGTTGTTTTGGTTAAGCAAGATCCCTCAGTTGTTTCCTCTGAGTCGCTAAACGTACAGTTTCCTGTTCCGCAGGTTGGATCAACTTGTGAATCGAAATTACCAAAAGAAAAATAATTACAGGGTATGGTTCGTCCATAGCCAGTTGATGTGCAACTTCCCTCCCCTGTACAATAGTCTAAATTCCATTTTGCACTCTCTGGATTAACCCTATTTGTACAACTCGCTGTATTAGAAGTGGTTCCACTCCCTTTGCGGGTTCCACTACACTCTTCTTGCGGTGGGCATCCCGCCGCCCAAGATCTTTTTATATTTCCATTACTTGAAACACTAAGTGAATAATTGTTTGAAGCAAGACATTCTCCCTGCATTGGGTCGTAAAGTGCTGTACAGAGTGCACTGCCACCCCCTCCCCTAGAGTACGTACCGCTTGACTGAAAAGTTAACGCTGCATATTGCTTACAATCTGGAGCAGTAAAATAAACAGGTGTGCAATTATCTGGATACTTCTTTTCCTCTAGTATGCAGGTGCCCGATTGATTTGTTTGCTCTATACTTGTTGATATACTCGCACTTCCACAAAAAGGTTCTGCATATCTACGTGCCCCTGGTATTGAGGGGGGCTGTATATCGTGCGTCTCTCCCCTGCCTAAAGCAATTATTCTCTCTGTTTTAATTCCACTCTCATATTGCGTAATTTCTTTTATGGTTACTGGATTAACGGCTTTTATCACAGACTTTACTCTATAAACCCCTCCTGCTCCCTTGGAGTACATAGCAAATGGTCCTGCTCCGCCACTCCACTGCAACACCTTATTACCCCCATATCCAAGTAATACACTTCCAGCAACTCCCCAAGGTAACGACGAAAAACCAAATGAATTTAAGGCGCTGCTATTTCTTGAGTCTACATTTTCTATTGTATTTGGATTACTTAAAGACTCCATCGCTGTTTTTTGTATGGTTGTTTTTTTTTCTTCTTCTGAGTAGCAATATGCCGACTTTTCAGAAACGGTCATTTCACCGCAATCCCACTCCCTGCTAGTGTCAGTACAAGATACTTCGGTTCCACCAGTTATTGCTGGTTCGCACAGCATAAAAACCCCTACGTCTCCATCATAGCATGAGACGCCTGTCTCTGGATCAATAGTCCAGGTCCTAACAACATTTCTTTCGCTGGCAGAATATCCTCCACACGTTCCACCGATAATTCCTTGGCCACTGAAAGTGTATGTTAAATATTTATCATCAGGGTCTCCCCCACATAGTGGAGAATAACCATGAAGTTGAGAATAAGCAGATATAGTTTTTACCTCTACCTCACAGCAACAACTACAAATGCTTAGGGGCCCAAACATTGTAAGGGTTTTTTCTGAATCGTCTTTGAATGCTGCCTTATCTCCGCCAATACAAAGACAGGTGGCTCCAAGATATTCGTCTAATACACCATTGATATCATTAAAATTACAGGCACAAATCGGATTGCCTACATTCACTCTCTCGCAGCTAGTGCATGGTCCAGTAGAGTCTGGAATTTTCCTCTCCATGATGTCTGGAGAATCACCCTGGACATACATTGGAACAGAGTCTTTATACTTCCATTTCTCGTCCTTGTTTGTCTCGGGATGATACTTACATTTATTGTATTCGCAGTCTCTCAATGTCTGACCGCCAACCATACTATTTACTCTGTCCCATATATCCGTTAAATGAATAGCAGATATTTTCTGAGTGACCCACCCCTTAAACACGCCCCCCGTAATTGCGTTGTCGCAGCAAAAAAACGTTTCGTCATTAAATGGTTGTTGCTCATCCAAGGGGTTAGTTAATTCAACCCCCAGAGAAACCCACTTAAGCCTTCTTCTCCTATAGGGCCACGCACTCAGTGGGAGTCCAGCCGCAATAGCGCTTTTATTTTCCTCGCACAAAGAGTGATCCATGTATTCTTCTGTGTAGTGAGCTAAAGCATATTCATTACAGCAAAATTTTCGTGCAACGGTACAGGGCCTATCTTTAGGGACGCAAATTGGGCCTGAATAAAAAAGTCTTTTAGCTACATCACCAAATTTATTTTGATAATGCGGACTAGCTCTCCAATCAAAATTAAAGTGACAATATTGCTGCCAATCACTGATAACCGTTCCAGATCCCGTACAGCTTGGCCAAATACATTGAGCCTTCCAAAGATCTGGATCTATGTTAAAGATTTCATTATCTTTGCACGTAATTCCACGAGGATACTCAATATCAAAATTTTGAAATCTAAATCCGGTACATCCATAGCAAGGGTCGTTTAAGTAAACAATCCAGGGGCCAAAATTAGTGCCCTGATTTCCCACGGTGTTGGCATAACTATATTGAGTCGATAAAAGATCTATTCTTCTGATTATGTCTCCACCAGTTATAACAAAATATATTTCATCGTAATTTCCAGATTCATCAAATCTTACACTACAGAACCCTTCAATACTTGCCAAATTGTCTCTCTGTTCTTTTGCCCCCTCTTGCTGTTCTGTGATATAGTTATATTTTAAGCCCTCTTCCCTATCTTCTTTCTTCAATAAATCCCAAAATTGATTAAAGCTGGTTCTAAGTTGTGTTAATTGCCACCACTTTACACAAGACCCTTTATAAACATAGGATCCTTCCCATTCTTGATCCATTTTACAGGCCATACTATTTTGTATTCCTTAAAAATTTATAACTACCCTCAAGGCGTTGTTTGTCTCCAGTATAACCGTCTTTAAAAACAACTACGTCAGTATCAGTATATACATAAACGCTGTTAGGTTCGGGTATCCAAACCTTTTTCTTTTTGCCAAACTGATCTAATTCAACAATGGCAATGTCGTAATTAACTAGCTGTTTTTCACTGGGTAAACTTTCGCACCCAACCAAAAACCAAACCCATGCTATTACAACAATGACAATTACAATGTTTTCAATGCGCTGCATAAATGTGCCCCCTCTTCAAAGAGTTTCTCCATTTGATCAAACTTGATAAAAAATCTGCCATTGCGTCCATAAGAACTTCCCCAGCTATTTATGGCAAAGAATGTTTCCCACTTTGAATCAACGCCGTAAATGGTCCACGCATGCCCTCCCTCATAATTGCCATGAACACGCACAAAACCATTAGGGTCTGGATGAGTCATTCCATAATACCATCTAGTTCCTGCAATGACCGGACCATTTTCATAGATAAATTTTGCGACATCTTCTACGCTGTATCCCCAAACGTATGAAGAAATAATTCCTTTGTCTTTTAAGAACTTAGCACCAGCTCGTACGCTGGTTCCATAATAATCTGGCTCTTGTCCTGGCCATTCATCTATTTTTTGAGCCTCTTTGTATATTGCAGATGGCTGAGGTAAGTTATCAACCATCCCACCCCAAGGTTCTGTTCCAAGAAATTGGGCCCAAGAATATCCAACACAGTGGCTGGTATCCCCCTGATTTAGTAATGGTCCAATTTTCCAAGACTGCCTAATTGAATCGTCGAGCCTTGGTTTTGATCCATACATCATGAATCTTTCGTCGCGTTCATCGTGACTAAAAAGCAGTCCCTTTCCGAGCAAGGGATGCTCCGACTTAGCAGTATTAACTTTTATCATTTGTGTAGTTTGTTTATTTAAATTTTTGCTTTATTGCATCATATAATTTCACCCATTCCGTAGGATTCAAGTCATTTTTTCTGCCAGGACTCGCCTGTCTATGATCTGTCATCCACGGCAAAGAAAATTTCCACTTTTCCCAACGAGGCTCCAACCAATCAAGAGCACTATTAATCTGATCCTCATTTAATAGTGCTCCAAATTTTTCATTAGGATATGTATTTCCAGAAAACGCACACCCAAGCATAAATTCATTGCAAGAGTTTTTACCATTCCACTTAGATTTGCCTGCATGCCACATTCTCTTAGTGTCTTCTCCAAATACAACCCTGTCGCCATTCTGTTTAATTAGGCAATGATAAGATGCATAGATTCCTTTGGATGGATTAGAGGAATTCATGATCCAACCAATGTCACCCTCCCAAGTTCCACAGCTATGGTGAAAAACTACCCCTAGGGGTTTAATAGAAATACCTTTGCTGTGGTTTCGAGTGACCATCACGGTCTCGGAATATTTTTTGGGAAAAATCATTTCTTCCTTAGGTTTATCTATTTTTGGATACTTTGCAAACAAACTCTTTAGCCACTTAAAAATGCTCATTTTTGTAAAATGTAATTTGACTCTATCTGTTTGTTAACCTTATATTGGAGCTCATGAAAACACTATTATATCTAATCATTAGCTCAACCTTAATCTTAACAACAGGATGCGAATCCCTACGTAAGTTTAATAGCGAAAACAGCAATGTCGGACAAGTAATTTCTGACTATATTGTTTACGTTAAACCAGTTGTTTCAACAGCTACATCCATCGTCTTCAATGTAGCTGTAAGCGCTCAAGATCGCGTTGACAAAGCTCAAGTCATCTATGGCTATGCTGTAGTGATCAAAAGATTAGCTCAAGGAACTACCCCAACTCCTCAAGAGCTTTCAGACGCACTCTATAATGTTTCCCCAAGCAAGAAGCATTGGACAATGTATGTGGAAAACATTAGTTCTTTGTATTCAACGCTTTATGGCAAACTTAATGGTGATGCCAAGCTTATCCCAGTAATCCTTGGAGAGATTGCTGCAGCCATTGAAATGGCTACAGTTCAATACTTGCCAACACCAGCAGAATTGAAGCTGGAAGCTAAACAAAAGAAATAAACATTTCTCCCTAAAATTCAAGACCCTACCGAAAGGTAGGGTCTTTTGGTTTAAGCTGCCCCCCCGAAGGGGGGCAGCAACTAACCACACACAATGAACGTACAACAACACCAAGTATTTCTACTTAGCAATAAATAATTTATAACAATTTTGACAAACCGTCAACTGTTTATTTTAAACAATATGATAGACGGGATTCTTAAAAGAAAACTCCCCAATTATTAACTGAGGGAGAGGTGGTTTCCATCTAACCAAGAACAATCCATTAAGCTCAGGCTCGTGCATTTGATAGGGCTGGTGCTCAGCTGTCTCGGATACCCCATATACCTGTCCTGTCGTCTTTTCAATGATTTCCCCTTCAAGGACAAACAAAGATTCATAATAGGTATGGTAATGTTTAGGCATAATGCCAGAACCCTCACAAATCGCTCTAGTGCAACCATCCCTATCGTCAATGAGCATGAGCTTAATTCCAGGAAAGATATTTATCCAAGAGCCTCGGTAAAGATGGGCTTCCATGATCTTATCTTCATGATCATGTGAAGCCATTACCCTAATGTCTTGGCCTATTTCCTTTGTTGCACGTTCAGCCGCTGCACGAAGCCTAAGGTGTGCAGTCAATAGTTCATTTTTAATTGCTGGAGCTGTCATGGCTTCTTGAGTGCTCTCTCTAAAAGACTGCACTGGTTAGCAATATGTTCTCTCAGTTGATTAATTGCTAATTCCAGGTTGTGCTTATTCTCCTGCGAACTAGCAGCAATAGCAGGAGCAATTGCTTCAACTACTTTTGTTAATGATCCCATCGTCGCAATGTTTTCTTTTGAAAGATCTAATAATTCTTTAGCACTAGCTCTTTCTTTCTCTTTATAGTCTTTTATATCCCTTAGAAGATAAAAAACCCAGAATAAAAGTACGGCAACCCCTAATCCAAATTTAACTGCTATATCAAAAATAGAGGTAAATGATGGGACATTCTCTACACTTGCCGTCAGATCGGGAGCAGCTAAAAGAAAAAACAACGTATCCATAAAAGTTGAATTTCTATATATTAACCTAAAAACAAAAACGCGACTATTAAAAAATAGTCGCGTTAGTGCTTTAGCTTAATTAAATTAAGTTATTTTTTAGATCCTGGTTTCTTAAACGCAGGTCTTTTGGGTGCTGGAGCTTTTTTAAGTGTATTAGTCTTTTTAACTGGAACAGCTTTACGAACCTCAACCTTGGCAGCGGGGAAGAAAGCCTCTGAAATGGCCGCAGTAGTCTTACTAAGGGCTAAGCCATCGACCTTAACTGGTTTTCCAGAAAGTACGAGTGCCTCTTGGATATCGCGACCATATCTTTTAATAATGTCTGCTGGAATCATGTTGTAAAGTGAGTCAATCACAACCCACAAGATCCCTGTGATTGCAGCTTCATTAAGATAAAGCTCAATACCTGGAATTTTATCTGCCAAGAAGGATACTAAATAGGCAGCAAAAAGAGTAATTCCTTTTTGAATATAAGGACCGCCTTTGCTAAGGGCAAATCTAACGATCCATGTTTCTAAGAATGCTGGTAGTTTTAATTTCATAGTTTTTATTTGCTGAATCCTGAAGTTTGTCTCGAAGAGCGAAATCTGTCAATCATTGTTTGGACATTTGGTACGTATGATATTTTAATTTCAATTCTACCGTATTTCCCTATATTATCTCCAGTTGGGGGGATTGGAAAGCTGACACATCCAGAAGACATTAAAGCCAATAGAAGCAATACCCTATAAAGTATATTTGACAGTTTCTCTAACATTTCTTTCTGGGTTGTCTTGTTTATTTTTGGGTTTTTTACGTTCACCACGAATCATATAAACAATCACTGTATCAACTATCTCTAATAGTATAGCTAAGGTCATACAAATCAATGCTGTGATTTCCCCCCTAAATAATGCACCAAAAGACAGTTGAATAATATTCTCTGTAGAGAACTTTACATATTCAGGCTTTAGATCGAGCTTTGAGCTAATTGTATTTATTGAAGCATTTAACTTAATTAGCTCATTTGCCAACTCATCAAATGTTTTAGCTTGGCTCACTTTAAATACCAATCCTTCGTCGTTTTGAGTAGTAACAAGCTGATCGATTGTATTAATTGCACCAGATAAACTAGTTTGTTTAGCTTCAAACTCTTTTTGTACTTTTTCTGTTTCTCTAGTTTTTTCCAGATCTATATTTTGCTTTTCTATGGTCGCTTCAGCCTGTGTTTTTCTCAGATTTGATTCTAGCTCTTTAGCCTTTGGTCCTTCTCCTGCTTTACCAGATGTAATCTTACCAGGGACCCCCTGAGTTTCATCAATGTAGAGTTGCTCAGCTTTGTTTACCTCAAGTGCCAGAACTTTTCTTTTTTCTTCAATCTGTTTGTATACGTTAGAAAGGGCTAGGGCTTGTGCTTTCTCTAGGGCTATTAGACTTTTACTAATTTCTTGCCGAGCGTCCTTGTCGAAATAATTAACTTTTTCTAATACCTCAAACTTGGTTTCAATCAAAGACTGCCTGACACTTGTCTTTGCGTAAAATCCAATAAAGTCAAAGATAGTCGGTAAGATACTTACAGCTATGCAGAGAATAGCCATCTGAAGAGTAAATACCTTTCTACCGTATAGAATTATTTTAATGCAGTAGGGGAGTCCTACTACGGATAATGCAGACAGGAATACAATAATGAATGGCCAATCAATTAATATTAAACTTAATGCATAGTGGGCAAAAGCAATGGATACAACCATCACAATCCCATAAACAATATTTAACGCCCTAGCAGCAACTACATTCTCTGTATCAAAGCCGAATAAAGTTTTGTAGCTGCTTTCTTCGCTATTTTCACTTGAAGAAATTAACATCATTAATTAAGGTAATTGGACTATTGATTCAATAAAGCAGCTTTCTCAGCTCTCTCAGTTCTTTCAACCTCAGTATTTACAATCTTAGACAAGATGGCTCTATTGTTGCTGTTCCACATATAATTCTTAAACATCGAATCATAAACTAACACCCTAAAGCACACAACAGCGGTCAAAGTATCCCCCTGATTTATGCTAGTCTCAAGCGTATTTCTTGTTGAGTCAAAACCCTCTTTGCTAGACTCATCATTGGTTATAGATCTATCTGAAGTTGCTAAATTAGAAGAAGGAGTCGATGCACCAAATAGTGGAGATCCCGTAGGATTTGGTATTCTAGGAAGAGGCATTCCAGTGCATAACTCTGCCTTCATTTCAAGAGCGTTACACACAAACTCAAGTTCCCTTCTCGGCAAAGGAATATATTTTTCCTCAATAGAGGAGTCTGGAGATAGTGCCATTCTACACTAAAAGTTTAGGCATTCGGTGCATTTAGCTGCACAGATATTTCTTGGAGCGCAGCTTCAAATGTAGTTGGAGGTAATGGCCAATTAGTACGAGGGGATGGATCAGCTACATACATATCCAAAATTAACTTAAAGTAAGCCTCTAATGAATCAAGCAATGGGCTTTGCCTGCCAAATGTTGTAAGCGTTTGTCGCATAAACAACAATGTTGGCTGTCTGTTGCTTCCAAGCCCCACAGACTGTAGCCATTCTTCTGCTGTCATTACCCTCAGTGGCAATTCTACAACCTCCCAAGATCTATTCAACACCGCTGAATCGAGATCGGGAACATCCGACTTTACAATTGTTTGAGTTGATGGATTGTAGGCAGGCTTCTCTGCTTCAACCAGGGTTAACTCAACAAGTGGTGCTTGCAATCCTTCGACTGCGTTTTCGTCTGCTCTAGGGTAATCTAGAATCTCTCCGGTTTCGGTATTATAAATAATTTTCATGATATTCTGTCAAACGTTATTAAACTAAATGCAGACACTGATTGTGTACCATTTAATTGCCACATAGATATATTTGCATACCCTCCAGGTGTAGCATTAAAGTTAAATAATACAAGCTTTGGACTTCCTTGGCGAGCAAGTTGAGTTGAAAAAACGGTATTAGTCGGATAAGCAAAAGCAGCTACATAATCTGGTGCATACTGTCCTGTAGCCACTGTGTCAACCGCAATTCCAACCCTCCATAATCCTCCGCCATTAAAAATTAAGTCTACTGCCACACCATAATGTGCTGAGGATGTGCCTGAAGGGCTATCAAATAAACCATTATTTACGTTTACAGATATTCCACCATTTCTTACAAATTGTGAATTATTAGGATCTTTAAATGGAGGATACCCACTAAAATTTACATATTTTCCCTCTTTTCCAAAAACTAATAAATCGCTTGGAATTGACACATTAGACCTATAGCTCAATGGCAGCGTTGCACCCAGATTATTGTCTGTTGAGGCGTCTTCAAACACGGAAATTCCGCTTGTAGTAGCAACTGGACAAATCTGAGCATACCCAGACACTCCATAGCGATTGCTATTATTCAAAGAAAAAGATTTAGCAACACTAGAATCTGACCAAAAGGCTGGCGCTGTTTCAACTCCAACAAATGTTGGGAGAACAACAGATAAATCCGAAAAATAAGGATTAATTAAATGACTGCTCATTTATGATTTTTGTCCAAATAAATACAACTTTAATCCACGCCCTCTTTCTAAAGTTCCAGCTTGAATAATTTGTACACTTATTTGAGATTCCTGAGAGAATCCATTCCATACCATATTTGGATGGTTAGATGGTGTTGCAAAATACTTTGTCTGACCTGCGGGTATTTGCAACTTAGGATCATTTGCAGCAAAGATGCTTTGTCCATCCCTGAGGACATCTATAACCAGATTTGATCCTGTTGGTGCAGTTGTAACACTGACACCAAAACGAGTAAGGGTAAACGCATGCGGAGAAAGAAATCTTACTTTGACGCCAGCAGTCAATGCAGTAACTTCATCTGAGCATGCTGCAATTAATTCAGTTGGAGAGCTAGAAAGTTCCCCATAAGCACTACCACTAGAGCTCCAAGAATAAATTCTTCCAGTGTCACTTGCAACATAAACTCTGTTGACCTCTCCTGTGGCTGGAAAATTTGCAAAATTTGAATGAACTGAGAAAAAAGATAAGTGAGAGCGAACACCAGCAAGGTCAGATGTTAAAAGAGTTCTCGCAGATGAATTTAATGCTAACTCTTTCAGGGACCCGTCAGATTGCTCTTGTAATACTGTAATATCGTTGTTTGCCATAATGTTACCAAGTTCCTAATTGGACCCTCCTCCATGTGTTATTACTGATGCAGATATAGAGAAAGTTGTTTGTGTAGGCTATCTGCCCTGCCGTGCCGCTATTAGTTGGAGTAGATGGGACACTTGTCCAAAACAACGGAGCAGTGCTATTAGTGAGCCAAGTTGCACCGAGGCCGAGGTTAGTGAGAGCCGTTGATGCGTTTGTTGTAATGGCCCAAGAACCAAGAGTGTTGGTTAGAGCTATAGTTCCGCTCGCGTCAGGCAACGAGATAGACCTGTTTGTAGTAGCACTTCCTACGAAAGTGGTGCGTGTATTAGAAATGCCTAACTCAATCATTCCAGTTCCGGTTGTGTCTATTGAACCACCTCCTGACATTGTTGTAATTGATCCTCCTGATCTATTCCCTCCCCCTGGAACACTGCCAGCAGACATATTTAATGTTCCACCATTACGCCCCGAATAATCTGAGCCAGTAGAAATTATAGAACCACCCTTTGAATATTGATCACCTCTTAAATCTATAGATCCTCCATGCCCATCGTCAGGTCCAGCACTCAAGTTGATGTAGCCGCCATCTCCTCCATCGCCATCGCCACCAGGAGCACCATTTAGATTAATATAACCAGCATTTCCTCCAGGCTCTATAGCGGAACTGTAGGCCACCGCATCCCCTCCCTTCATGAAAAGAGATCCATTTGTGCCACCTGTTAACACCTCACCAGTGTTTGTGTTTGTAGTAGTTCTACCCATCGAAATGTTGATGGCGTTAGTATTTGTCAGCCAAGTCGCTCCGAGACCGAGGTTGGTGCGGGTGGTTGCAGCGCCATTAGTGTTATTTTGACTAAAACTTATTGCACCCTGTCCAGCCAGAGTAGTTCCTATTTCAAGCCCAGTCGCAGTAATCGCAACCGGAAAACCCAAAACTCCAATCCCAAACCTCATCCTTGTTGATGGATTTGTTAATACACTTATCTCAGCAATGTCAGACCCAGCAGCAGAAATAAAAGACAGTCTTCCATACTCACCAAGACGAAGACCGTTAAATGTCACATTGTCAGTTCCTCCAAGACCAAGGTTGGTTCGGGTCATAGCCTTGTATGACGGCATGTCCGGACCTACGGGATCAGTCACATTTAAAGGCATTCGAAAATCCCAAGTTCCTGAAGACCAACTTGCCACTATTGAATAGATAGACGGGCCTCCAGTGACGATGTATTTGTTTGTCGTAAACATATCGTTCTGAAATGCCTCGCGGGTAGTGTTCGTAAGCCATGACGCCCCTAGACCGAGGTTGGTGCGGGTAGCGGCAGCATTATTTGTTGTCTCAAAAGATATTGGAACACCAAACTTAAACTCATCTCTACTGATACTTGCTATATTTAAGTTACCATTCTGTAATAATATTCTTGGAGTATATATTGGCTGTCCAGATATTGATCCGTTAAAATAGCTAGTGCCCTTGAATGATATAGTTTTATTTGTTTCTGCAAACTGCCCAGTATTAAAATTAATAAATGGTTCTGTGCCACCAGGACTATCATAAGTTATGTTTAAATTAATATCACGTGCTTCAATCTTTTGTAATACAGAATTTGGAGCCTCAAAATACCTTTCTGTATTTGTGGTATTTCCAATATACCTCCACCTGGCACCCCATACTCTCGATCCACTAGAGTGAAAACTCCATTCGTCAGTTCCTGTGCCAGTACCTGCGGCACTATCCTTGATAAATCCACTATTAGTTTGACCAAGAGTTAAAGTATAAGTAGTTGAACCGAATTGCTGAGCAAACCCTAAGTGCATTTTACTAAAAGTAACGTCACTTGAGTTACCCAAACCAAGATTAGTACGAGTAATCCCAGCACCAGTTGAATTAGTAGAAGCAAATGAAATTGCACCATTTGACCCAATCATTTCTATTCCTGGAGAATAAAATTTACCAGTACCGTCCATTTCGGAAATAACTTGATTACCAAGAAGAGTAAATTGAATTCTATTGTTAGTGCCCCCCCTTATAGCAAGAGTAGTGGTACCCATTGCATAAGCGTCTCCTTGAATAGCATTTGTAAAAAAAATGCTGCCAAATGTAACAGAACTTGATGTCCCTAATCCGATGTCGCTTCTAAAGTTCGTGACATTGTTGTTTGTCAACCATGCGGCACCCAAGCCAAGATTAGTGCGAGTAATTGCGGCACCTGTTCCTGAAAATTGTAAAGGTATGTTGCTTCCTAATTCTATAGAGGTTGGAAACATACTCATTACAGCAATTCCACCAGAAACAGCGGTCAATCTTTCTGGGTCAGATATTGAGAAAAATCCTCTAGTTGCGGCTCCAATACTAATTCCAAGGTTTGTAAGACGCCCGCCTGTGACAGTTAAGTTAGAAAATGAAACAGAAGTTGCTGAATTAAAGCCAAGATTAACTCTAGTACTTTCAGCAATCTCTGGAGTAAAAAAATTAATTGGAGCAAAAGCTGTTATTTGATTAGTGGACCAAGAAAGTGCCAAAGAGCCTCCATCAAGTAATCCACCCTGCTCTAAAGAAACTCCTTTATTCCAACCACTAATACCCGTCTCATCCAAAGTTGATTTATTGGCTGTGTTACTGTTGCTGGCAGTGACACTTAAAAAAGTCATGCTGTTAGTGACTCCCAACCCGAGATTCGTACGAGTAGGGCCAGCATCATTAAAAGTAATAGATCCTCCTACACCAATATTTAGAGTGGTTGCAGAAAATTCCGTTGCGGTAATTGGACCATTTGTGCCTATTGCCAGCGTATTACCTTTATTGTTTATATACAGAATGTCTGTTGATGTAGCTCTATATAAACCTACATCATTTGTTCCAAGCTGAATTGCGTTTGCGGAAGAACTTCCAGAAGAAACAAGCAAAGTATTAAAGTTAACATTATCGGAAGAACTAAGACCCAAATTTACTTTTGCGCCACTAACGTTAGTTGCTCCCGTTCCTCCACTAGAAATTGATAATGTGCCCGATACGTTTGTTGAACTTGTTGGAAGGTTAATAAAATTAGATCCATCGAGCGGAGACCAAGTAACTGGCGAAAGAGACGTTAGTCTGTAGAAGAGTCCTGTATCTCGAGCATACCCAAGAGAACCTATTTCCAGCCTGGAAGGTGGAATACTTGCCAAACCAGTTAAATCTGCTGCAGTAAATGGTCCACCCTTGATTTCATTTGCGATAGCCGTCGGAAATGTGTCCTGAACGGCAAAAGGACGTATTGGAGCCGTGACAAGGGTTCCGCCCTGATTGTTCTGAGCAGATACCGTGCTAACCAACAGCAAGGTTAATAAACTTAATAATCTTAATTTCATCGTTTAGTTAATTGTAATGGGTATGTTTGATCCAAACTGGATGTCGGTACTTCTATAAATATAGAACTGAGAAACATTACCCCTAGCATTAGTATAAGAAACTTGTGTATTTGTCCAAGCTGTATTTGGTGCATTATTTACAATAAACGATGCTGTACCCCAGCTGACTGGGTACGCAAAGTAAATATATTGTCCACTACCAGAAATGCTTACACTTTTTCCTTTGCTATCCCTAAATTCTCTGCCTGCTCCTACGCCTGAACTTGTATGAAGATTTCTTATCTGGCTATTATCAAGAGTAGGAGTTGATGCAATCCCCCAAGATAAATAATGCCTAAATGCTATTGATGTTTGAGCAGTTACGGTTGATCCTGGTAACCCTGTTCCATCATTTACAGTAAGAGTCCAAGTTGTATCAGTAGTAAATGGAGTATTTGGGAATCCAATAGGCCCAGGAATGAATGCTGTAGTCGTTCTACTATTAGTATTTATGGGGTTAAATGTTCCCTGAGAGGCAGAAATTGATTGTGAGGCTACTGGAGTGTTCGTGGGGGAAATTGACCACGACAAACTCACACTCATTATCGTTGAACCAATTTCAACGGTACCAGTCGTATTGCCAAACGAAACTGATGGAGCAACACGAGTGAATAGCCCAAAGACATAAGCCCTAGTTGCCGCATCGTTATCATTTACTGGTGTAGCTAAGTTTGTAATTCTTTGCCCTTGAGCATTTAATGAATTTGAGTTGAATAATGCCTCTTGGAAGCCTGCAGCATTCGTGTTTGTAAGCCCACTCCACCTCAAGCCAAGATTTGTTCTAGTAGCGTTTGCGGCTGGCGCTAAAGTTCCGGCAGGAATTGGCGCAGCTGCGTTGAATGAAATTCCACTTGAAGATAAAGTAACGCCATCACTTGTCACAACACCAAGTGAACCGTTTGTAGAAATTGAATACCCATCTCCAACAGTAACCGCCTTAAAGTTTACGTTATTTGTTTCCCCAAGTTCTATTCCAATCCTAAAAAATAATGGATTAGTGTTGGTAAGGACATTCCAACCCAAACTTAAGTTTGTTCTTGTCTTAGCTGCCGAATCAGTACTAAATTGAATTCCAAATTCTGGATCAATAGTTATACCATCCCACACACTAGAGTTTAGTGTGACCGCACGAAAAGTAACACGATTGCTTTGCCCCAGCCCCAAATTTGATCTAGCTGTAGATACGTCTTGAGCTCCAGTTCCACCATTTGCTAAGCTAATTGGATATGTAACTGCTGGATTAGTTCCAGACCCTGGGACATTGATAAAGTTTGACCCATCAATTGAAGCCCACGTCACTGGAGAAGTAGAGGTAAGTCTATAATATAATCCAGGAGATGTGGCATATCCAAGTGCGCCTACAGTAAGCCTTTCAACAGCAATGTTAGATAAACCCGCCAAATTCGACGAAGTAAATGGCCCACCTTTTATTTCATTGGAGTCTAACTGAAGAGCAGTCTTGAAAGAAGATGCATTCGAGTTAGTCAATCCACTCCAGGAGAGTCCGAGGTTAGAACGAGCTGTATCTGCATTGGTCGCACCCGTTCCACCGTTTAATAGTGATACTACCCCATTTGTGGATAGCTTTTGATTTAAAGCTGTTTGTAAGCCTGTAACATTACTAATAGTAATATTACTTATGGAAATGTTACTTAAGTTTAAAAATGGGGCTATACCAGTAGCTAAGATGTTGGCATTTGAGGTAGTCAAGAAACTTGATCTAACTTCATCATTGCCATCCAAGATATATTTAATGCTTTGTCCATACAGAAGATTGGGCAAAATGATTAAAAGGGCCAACGTTAACTTACGCATATTAACTAATGGTATATTTTATTAAATAAACGAGCAAGCAAGTAATAGTATAATTGTCTGGTAGCTAAAAAAAACTATTTATTGTTTCCCAAGAACTTTGCGAGCTCCTTCTTAATTGGTAGCTCATCAGAGATCATTGCCATCTTTTCCTGAATTGTATTAATTACGGCATTTATACTGTTGGTCATCATCTGACTTCCCTCATTTAATTGTTGTTGCATGCTTTTCAGGTCAGCAGAAGACAGTCCTTCTTGTTTTTTTTCTTTTTTCATACGTTTTGTGATGTTGCAGCAGCTGGGGTTGGAACCCAATACTGCTGCAAAATCAATAAGTGGTCAAGGAATCGATTTTATTTTTTTGATTACGCTTTTGAAGTTACCTCCAGCATAAGCAATGACATCGTTGCAGATGCAAAAAATCATTTCAATTTCTTTTATAATATCTTTAATATCAGTCTGTTGTCTTTCAGATAGATCCGAACTAGTCTTTTCAAGAAGCTTGGCTACCACCACAGATAACATCTGTGCTGCACCCTCTAACTCGTGAAGATACTTAACCGTCACTGGATTATCAAACTCTAAGACGATTCCAGGTGGTGTACCACTGGCTTCAAACAATTGGCGTTCATTAAACTCTGAAAGAATATGGTGCATACTTGTTAATACAGATAATGCTCCATAAATCAATTCATGCTCCTTCATTTCTTCGGCAAAGTAATTAAACCCAAGAAACTGCTGAAGAAGATGAGCTGCCGCAGTATTGGCTCCGACACAGTGTTCGACAATCCTTATCTGTGGATCGACCACAGGAAAATCTAAACCTTTAATGTAAGAAATTGTGGATTTAAAAAGCTCTGATTCGAATGAATAGAAATTTTCTGTCGCAACTTCCTCGCCTAAAACAGTTGGCTTTAGTTCATCATCAAACAGCACAAGATCATCGTCATCCAGAATTAAAAGAAAGTCTTCTACCTCTTTGATGATGTTCTCAACCTTACTTAAATATTGAATATTATCTAACGTTTCTGGACCAACTAACTCTCCCCATCCAACGCCCATTTTTTCTTCTAGGGCCGTCAAGAAAGCATCAAAATCTTCGACCATGAACATTGGTATATCTACCAATAAATCTGTGGTCCAGTTAATGAAGCTTGATGCTGGTGGCGTAGATGGGAATGTTTCGTCAACCGTTGTCTTGATCAGCTCCAGTATCTCTGGGCGTGTCATTATCCCCGTGCTGTTGTTCATTGCGTATTTCTTGGTGCCTTAGTGTGCGTTTGTTATATCTATCTACTTCGTTCTGAACAGCTGCTACAATTTGAATTACTTCCGGTTCGTCGGCGACGATATTTTTATTGTCTTCGTCGACCATAGACCAGCTAGTCATCTTTCCATCTTCTCCTACAAAATCTATATATCGATAGGTTTTGTCTGAAAAGCTAACCTCGTACTCTTCCTCAATAAGGGTACGTACCGTTTTTGATTTAATTTCCATTATGTGTGTGCTTCTAAGTATGTGCGAGTTCTAGCTGCATCGCGTTCATATTCTATCCAGCTGTCGTGCAGCCGTTGCTCTGTTTGATAGTATGCTATTTTTTCTGCTAATGTTTGTTTGTCTTGTTCAAAGCTAGATTGATTGCCAAACATTAACTTTGCCAAACTTTGGCCAATTTCAAATTCGCGCTCGACTATTTCTTGCGCAACTTTAATTGCCAATGCATTTTTTCCTGCCATCTCTCCCAAGCCTGACTTGATGGCATCCACCAATAGATTGGATTTGTTCATTTATATTTTATTATAGTTTGTAACGAACAGCGTGGATTAGTTAAAAAATATTTATAAGTAGTTTTATACCATAACCATACAATTAGTCAACAAACAATAATAAAATATTATTGTTCGTTGTCGGGGGGTTCGTCGTCTCTGACGGCGACGAACCACCCCAAACAAGTCAATGCCTCTTGAGCAGCATCCTCGTAACTAGACGCCTCAACCATAAAAATATGGTTGGGATCATCTTCGTTAACGACCCTATACTCCTTTATGGTCGTTCCTTGTTGCCCTGATGCCATTGGAATATTTCATTCATTGCGGTAGAGCGGATTTGCTCTGCCACAAAAAATGCAGCTAAACTTTGACGAAGCTTGTCAACCTCTACTGGAAGCTGGGGGCCTCTTTCTATGGTTGACTTTAGGCTTTTTATTTTCCTTTTGAGAAGGAGATTTTCTTTTTTGAGATCTATTTTTTGAGCCTTGACCTTTTGAGGCTTTGTTTTTGTGCTTGGCATTTTTAGAATTAATTTTGATAAGATTAATTAGCTGTTAATATTGGTTTATCCGACTTTCTCCAAAAGCCTTGAATGCTTAACCTTGGTTCCGTCATGGAATTACTGCACATAGTTGTAGCATGCCAAACTGGTGGCACAAACCAACATAGCTGATTGTGTACAGGACACACCCATTTTCCATTAACTAAGCCTGGGGTCCCGCTATATAAAAATAAACCACCCCAATCTGGGCTCCAGTTTTTATTAAGATATATTGTTGTAGTAAGCTCCTCCCACTCGGAGTTATGAATATCGTCATGCCAATTTATCTGGCTGCCTGGCTCCCAAACATGCAAGAATAAGCTGTAAGGATAATACCCCTCAAACTGCGGAAGATTTTTCCAAACCTTCTCCTGAATTGTTTCGGCATATTCGTCAAGGGGAAGCATATACACAGGACCAAAGGATCCTTTCGCCAACCCCTTACCCCAGAATCCATAATGATTAATCCTGAAGGATGCTTTGTCTTTGGAAGCTTCGTATTTTTTAATTATAGAGTCTATGGTAGATCCATCCAAAAAATTGGGGATAAGATTTACCAATTCATCTTGATTTAACTCAGTTTCGGGCGCTTTATTCTCAATAGTAGAATTTTTAAGTTCGTCCAAAGCTTGTTGTATTTCTTCTAGTGTCTTCATTTAATTTGTTTCCATATCTAACATTGCGGCTTTTAATGCTCTGCCTAGAGCAATTTTATTTCCAATCTTTCTGTTGTAGTTGTCTTTTTGACTGCAATACGATGCACCTACATACTCAATTCCTTCGGGTGAGCGCAACTCTATTCTTGTAAATTTATACGCTAACTCCAAAAACTCTAGGGGGTGTGTTTCATCAACATCACCATGAATTACCCGAACCTTCCATCCAAGCTTTCTTAAATCGTGAATGCTTGGATCATACGAAATAAATTGATGGTATTTGTGTACTAACTTTTCCATACGGGCATTGCTATTGAGTAGGGTTTACGGTTTCGCTAAAGACTTTTTTGTCTTCATTTGTCCAAAGAGACATGAATTCTGATATATACTCTCGTGTACTATGAGCAAGTTTATTTTCTTCATTTTGTTCGTAATAAATAGACTGACACAGCTTCCAGGCTGCCTCCTGGTATTGACCTAATTTATACTCCAATTCATCAACCCCATGACAAAGAGTTTCATTGTTGTCTTTAGTAAGTCCCAAAAGCTTTTTGAGCTTTTGGTTTTCTTCTCGAAGTTGCTCAACCCTATTTTTATGAATTTCAATCGTGTCAGCAAACTGCTGATAAGATGCTATTAGGCTCATTGTTGATTTTTATATTTGTTATATGTTTTGTGTAGTTTTTCGCAATCTTCATACCATTGCCCCTTTGCCCAGACAGGCATGTATTCATCGATACCAAGATTACACCAGGCCATAACTATAGAAAGTACTTCTAGAAGCTCTTCTTTTTCCTTTTTTAATTTTTGTATTTCAGAGTTCATTATCTAGTTTGAGCCCATTATACATGACCTCTTGCCTCAAAAATTCTCTAACCTTTTCTAATGCATGTGCTGGGGTTGTCAATGAATCAAGCTTTACCCCATCAGCAGAGTTATAGTGCAACATATTCCTAATCCATTGATCTACCTCTTGGACCACCGAATACCATTTGAATGCATCAATACACAGTCTGTAATCACTTTCTTCTGTGGGCAGTTCGAATTCTAGTTTAGCTTTCATTGTTTGTATACGTAGTTGAATTCAACATTGTTTTCAACATTTAGATATCCCATTTTTGCCAAAGCTTTTTCATCCTTAGTTGAATTATCGTAAGGATTTAGGGCCATGTTAATTTCTTTGTGTGTCTTTATCTTTGGTATCGCAATTTGCGATAGCTCAAGCTCTATGGGTTGCCCCAAAGAGAGAGTTGCGTAAACAATTAAAAACTTCATTTGGCTTTAGTGAACTCAACGTTTATCCACCATCCCTCTGGAAGTTCTCTTGTTTGATCTTTATCAAACAATCGAATGCTTGTTATACCCATTCTTACCAAATCTTTAATGGTTAGGTTTTGATCCAACTCCATTGTTTCGGCATGTTTGTTTTTAAATAACAGCTTCATCTTAATATTTAATGTTGTTTACCCAAGATACTTCAAACAAGTATCCCATCCATGTAATTCCGCATTTACCCCCAACCTCCATACAGTAACCATCAAATCTAGGAACATATTTCTTATCGGGAAACGGCCAAAGGCCAAAGTTGTATTTGTTGAAAAGAAACCAATTGAAGTAGGGGCAACAAGGACAGTTTTTTTTACGGGATTTTTTCATTTAGTTCTTTCTGTATTCTTTCTATGCGTTTGAGGAAAAAATCTACTTCTTTATATTTTTTGAAATAGATTGGTTTGCGTATTTTACTTTCTCTATAAACACACCAGACTTTTTTGGGAGCAGGACCACAACAGTCATAATCATCTGAACCAAATAAATATTCATCCGAATTGTCAATTCGTTCTATTACATAACTACCAACTTGTTTTTTGTTTAATATCTTTTTTTTAGCTACCATCTTAAGAAAAGGGGGTGTTGCCAGAAGCATCATGCCTGTCTGGAGAAAACCATTCTTTCTGCCTCATCTCTGCATGTATCTCTCCATAGCTTAGTGGGCTAGGAGCCTTCTCTATAGATACCTCTCTGTTATATCCTTTCAGGATATAGAGATGTCCTACCTCACTTCGGCTAAGAGATCCATGCACATGCGAAAACAGCATCCAGGAGCCCTTGCCTTGCCCATTCCAAGACAGAATAGGGTAATGGCTCATTACGATGGGCTGACCATTTACATAGGCTTCTAGGTAGTTAGGAACAAAGATTAGTTCCCCGCCGTGAGATGCCCTATAAACATTCTGGTCAACTGACTCAAACAATTGTTTCCAGCCAGCCTGGTGATTCCCTGGCATAATATAGATCCTGGAATATTGAAGATTCTCAGCCAAAAACAATAAATCGTTTGTGGCATTCCTTCCAAAAACTACATCCCCCAGTAGAAAACCAATGGTCTCATGACTGGCTTTATTGTTCCAGTTTTGAACTATTGCTAGGTCATGCTCTTCTGAGCTATTGAATCCACGCATTTTCCAAATGGGATTTTCCCACGAAGGATTGTGCTTATAATGAAGACATCCCCAGAATAGAACTTGATGATTTTTAGCTGTCTCTTTTACTGGACTATAGAAGAGAGATTTCATACTTCTTTTATTGATAAATCAGGGTTTTCAAAAATGTTGCCCACAACTTCTATAGTCTCGGGCATAATTTTATCTAGTATTTGAAACTGATGCTTTGTTCCAAAATAGAATCCAGCATATTCTTCATCATAGAATACTTCTTGGTTTCCCCACTGGACAACGTCTACATCACTACTGTCTATCGTATAGTCACAAGAAAATGTAATGAGGTCACCTTCATAGACATCTTTTCCATTTTTATCTATGAGCCCCGTGAACTGTTGAATAATTCCTGGAATACCTGAATTGGTTCCTTCGTAGATATCAAAGTATTTAAATTGCCTGCTAAAGGTCAACCAAACTCTAAATTTTAGTTTTCTCATTTCTGCTTTCTAGTTGTTTTATTAACTGATTGATTAGCTCGTCCTGAGCCATTCTTTCTCTGCGCAATTTGGTGACTACCTCTCGTGCCCTATATAAAGCCTTTTCTGTTTCAGTAATCTCTGGCTTGTCGGATAAAGCTTTTTCTAGTTCGACAAGATTATTATTTTCAATATCTTCGAGCGATTGATTAAATGATTCTGGAATATTTTCAAACACATCCCCAATTACTTCTATATCCCATGTAGTCGTCGAAACAGTATCACCACAAGAATCACAGGGCTCTCTATCGTATTCATAATCTGTATACTCAAAGATATTAACAATAGACATAAGATCTATTTGTTTGGTTCTATATTGTTCTTTTATCTTTAGCAAAAGATAGTCTAGGATTTCATCTTGTTCTTCTTGAGAAATCTCATTTAGATCTTTGTCGTTTACTGTGACCCCTCCAGCAATACACCCTTGGGTTTCAACTATCCTGAATTTTAGTTTTCTCATTTGTATTTATTGGTGTTTGTTGAAGAATTCTAGGAACTTGCTTATGGGAAATACATTGTTAATGGACATACCCTGTTCAGTAATCCAGACAACGCGAATCCACTCTGCAGAAAAATAAACGTCAATCAACTGCAAATTAAAACAAAACTGTGATTCAAATTCTTCTATGTTGTCTTGTATGCAGTCTTCCCAAGCTTTAAGCCCAGTTATCGTAGGATTATTGCTTGAGCGATTCCAACGTTTCTTTGGCATACTTGATAACCAACTTGATAAATTCTGCGCTTGGCTCATCGTTTTCTCCATTGATCCAAGCTTCACAGTCTTCCACAATTAGTTCAAGGGCTCTACGCATCTTTCCATTTTTTTTATTTAACTCATCAAGCCTTTGAGCTCCCTCTAGGATAGCAGTATTTGCTATTCCATCTTCAGATTCAATTTCATTAGAAAGAATCTTCAACGCATGAATTAATATTTCTGTTTTAGTTCTAATTGCTGTTTCCATTAATATCTTTTTTAACTTCGTCTAATTGTTGTCGAACCATATAAGATTCTTGAAGATAAGACTGTGCTACTTCTAAGAGGTCTCTAAGTTCAGTACGCAGGTTATTGGCATAAACTGTGGCCCTATTAACGTCTTCTCTAGTTTTATCTATTCCAACTCGCAGCTCGCTAATATGAAATATTGCGGTATCCAAGAGCGACATCAAACTATCTTCATCGCTCGGCAACTCTTTTGATTTTACCTTTATTACAGCTTCAAGTAACTCAGGTACACTCATATAATCTTTTTTTGTTATTTCTTGTTCTGTGCTCATAATTTTTATGATTTTCTAAGAGGACATATAGTCACGAACTATCTTTAAAGCCTTTAAATACTTAGAGTGGCTCTCAAGATCTTCTTTCTGAAACCATTGAAGTTTCTTTTTTCTTTTCAACTCTTGAATGTCTTTTGAGATGCCCTTAATTTCTGTCTTTAAGTGCTCAAAAACAATTTTGTCGACCATCTCATAATCGTTTATTTCAATTTTCATTTTTTCTTTTTAGATGTTTCTTTTTGAAGCCTGTCGTGAAGTTTAAAGGTTTTCTTATTTATTACTTGAAATGTCTTGTACAATTCTTTGTCAATAAAACAAGAATAGTTGTCTCCAAGATCTTGAGAGATATTAATGTCACCGACTAATTCGAGAGCAATATCTCTAAGCTCGTCAAAAGCATCATCCAATTTTTGATTTGTTGTCTTTTTCATAATGTTTAATTAACGCTCTTCCTTAATGGGTTTCTGGAGGAAAATGGCTCACTTTCTTGGGCTGGTTGTCTTTGTTGACCTGGTTCACTACACAAACATGGGTTACTTGGATTTTTTGATTAGCTGAATTCCTCTGGATTTCTACTGCCACAATGGCTCACTTGATAGATGTGGTTTGATGATGTTCAATGGTTCACTGGCTCTGTGTGGTTGTCTAGCTTTCGATGGTTAACTGGCGATCTTTGGGTATCTTGACTTACCGTGGTTCACTCTCATGCAGCGGGTGTCTAACGAATTCTGGTTAACTAATGTTCATCGGGTGTCTATCATCCACAGGTTCACTTATTCATAATGGGTTTCTAAAAACCAATGGTTCACTGGACCGGTCTGGGTTTCTCATTTGAGATGGTTCACTGATCTTCAGTGGGTGTCTACTTCATTTTGGTTCGCTGTCGTAATCTGGGTGTCTGCGATGCTGTGGCTCACTATGTCGTGTTGGGTGTCTTATGATACAAGGTAAATTAAATTAATGAGAGCAGCTACGAATTGGACCATTACAACTTTCGCACCAATTAATAATGTCCGATACTCTTTGTTGCTCTGCTTGACTAAGGGGTCTCCCTGAGTCCATTTTTTCCATGGCACTCTCAAACACCCCATCTGTCTTTTTGTTGTTGCCCCCACTTGCCATAATAGCAATGAAAGCCAAAAACATTCCTGCGAACAGGAAGTATTTAATGTTTTCTTCGTTCATGTGTTTATTGTATGTCGTGCAATTCTCTTAAAATATCCTCTATGTATTCTTCCCACTCCTCTTTTGTGATAAGCACTTCATGGCCTTCACACAAGATGTCGTGGATCTCTTTGAGGAGATCGTCAGAGATGTTTAGCTTCATTAAAGCTTGGTAACGTAACTAAGACGGTAAAAAGCCATAGACTCTTTAGCGTCCACATCAACGAACTTTCCAGAAGAGTTGTCTTTTGAGATAGTTGTCCATTCTCCTGACTCAAGCGACAAGCACTTTTGGATATTTACAGGGTGACTGTATCCAGTCCAAGTAATAGTGGTATACCCATCCTTGTGACTAATAAAAGTCTTGGGTGGAGTTACACTAAGGCTCTGAACCGATACAGGCCAATAAATATCCTGTCTGGGTTGAATCCTTGTTGAGTAGTGGTTGACCAGCAAAAAGCTGGCAATTAATAGCGTAATAAATGCTAAGTATTTTCTAATTTCTAGTTCCATGGTGTTATTTTTTTAGTATTGGTAGTTCAGCCATAAAAGGCCCAACACTGAATAGATAATGATGGCTACTATGGCTACATAATATTTGTTAATTTTTGTTTTCATAATTAATGGGACACTTCACAATCTTGGGTTACTTGCGACTGGTGGTTCGCTGAAGCGGACTGGTTTTCTAGCCTGTGGTGGCTTTTGTCGTTATAAATGCGACGTCAAATTTATAACAAGTTCTAAGTATTTCTAGCTACTTTAAGTTAGAAATTAATATAGAATCACTAACAATATCTGGGTATCTTTCGTTCATCGGTTCACTTTACGGAACGTGGTTTTCTAGGACGTACTGGTTCACTCGATCTGACTGGGTTTATGGGCATCGGTGGTTCACTCTTCAACTCTGGTTTACTTGGGCTTTTTGGTTCGCTGGGCACCCGTGGTTGTCTTTTATTTTTAAGCAAGGTTTTATAAAACCTTAAAAATAAAGCAGTTATGTATTCAGACATGTCTGAAGATGCAACTGCTTTAAATTGAACTACTTACAAAAAGTAATATTAAACTTTTGTAAGTAGTTTATTTTAAAGTATTTATTCAGTAGGAATATCAATTCCAAGCCTCATTGACCGAAATTTATCTAAACTTTCCTTAGCTGAATCTATCACTGGAATAGTCTCTACGCTTTCGTTTGTAGCTAAAAGCTCAATCATGCTCTTAAGGTCACTTGCTAACATATATGCAGCTTTCTTCCAGTTATCGGCTTCTGTCTCTTGCCTTTGAAGCTCCGCCAGCCGATCCATTGCTGTCATGTCGACAATTGGTTCGTTATCTTTTTTTAGTATTTCCGAAACAAGTACCGACAAGTTTTCGGTAGTTTGTTCCAACTTTGATTCAAGCTCCTTAACTTCTTCGTTAAGTTGCTCTACTTCGTTTTCTTTTTTCATGAATTATTAATTAAAACATATTTTAATACAAAAGTGAAGAGGGGATAGCTACGGCGCAAACAATAGCTATCCCCTCAATGCAGGCAGTCTTTTACACTTACTTTTCATGTGTCAAACCAATAACACATTTACCCATAAGTGCCGACTGAAGTTCCCACATCAAACTATTTGTTTAGGTAATCTAGCTTGATTAGCTATCAACAAATTTTTCACTTTAGTGCTACCAAAAAATGCCAACTCAGAGAGCGTCTGAGCCTGCTTTCGGTAATTAAGGGCACTTGTCCTATTTCTAGGTTTTAGCCCAATTGTTCTAGGCTTTGACAATATAGAAACCATACTCTTGTTTAAAAGAGGTCCATTATTGTGATAAAGATCAAGGACTCTATCTATCCACAGTACTTTCTCGCTGTGGTTCTTGGGAAGTATAAGTAACATTCTAGATGCCTTTGCCCATCTAGTGCCCCCATATTGATCTTCCCAGGAAACACTCTTGAATGAATCTGCTATCTCTTCAAAGCTCCACTCAAGGGGAAGCTTAAAGACTTGCCGTAAGAACTGAAACTGATTGCGATACTTTTCTGGAAGATCCTCATACTCTTCAAATAATCCATTCTTGTTTACTTTAAATAAAACATTAACGGCTTTTGAAAGTCTTTTGAGTTTTTTAGAACGACCTAAAAGGCCCTTACTGTTTAAATGTCTAAACTCTCTGAGTACGGCGTATTGTAAGGCACTCAACACCATTTCATAGAGTTCATCGACAATTTTCACACATGTCTCAGAAACTCTTCTGCCTTTGTTAGCATAGTTCAATGTGGATTCTCCGCAGAATACGTCTAGGGCGGTAATAACATAAAAATCAAAAAAAGTTTTTAATACATTAATGTTATGATTGGTCATCTTTCTTAATTTCATCTCCGTGATCTATATCTCGATAGGTCAGCCCCTCTATCTCTGCAAGTTTTCGATAGCAGGAAAATAGTTCAGCTTGCTGTTCCCTAAGGCGGTTAGCTGCCGTTACCAAAAGAAATATTCCCTTAGGTTCTAGAACGTTCTCAAGCACTTTAGCAATGGTCTCAAGAGCTTCTGACAGTTCACCTACCTTAACGGAACTAAGATCATTCATTGCAAGAATCTTCCGAAACCGTCACTTTTTTCCTATTGTTGAAATAACTAGAACCATAGTGAACAAAGATTTCTTGATCAGCTTTAATTGATTTTCTAGCCACTACATCTCCAATAAGGTTTGCATAATTAAACTTCCATTCAGTATTGGGGTCGTCTTGATGGTTGTAGATCATCCCGTACCCCAAGACCATAAACATGTGGTGTCCATGAATCTTGCAGCTCATACACTGACACCCTTTGTCGCTATATAAGTATTTAGTAATTTGTGGATCTCCATGATACTTGCTGCGCCAAGTCATTTGTATCATTGGACATCTTTCAATCAACTCACCAGCTTCGATATCTTCAGTGGCAAAAACTCCCAACCCCATTTGTGGGCTAGACATTCTTACAACTATTTTTTTGGGCTGAGAGTATTCGTTTTTTTCGAACCTCTCGTTTGGATTAAACTCAGGAGCTTTTTCCTCAGAAGGTTCGGACTTTGAAACTAATGTTTGTGTGTCTACGTTTTCCATATTTTTTACCACCAAGAGTCATAATAGACATTGTATCCACTTTCAATAGATTCTTTTGCCTTTTTAATGAAGTCTAGGTCATGTTTTTTCTCTTCATTATCTCCAAGGCTGTTTCCAAAAAAGAACCCAGCAGTTTTGGGCAATATATCATTTTCAATGGCTTTTTTAAGATCATTAAGGTCATCTTCAAATAGCTGAAGAGGGACGCAATTGAATGAATCTTTACCCCCTCTCTCTATATAAAGTTCCTCCATCCAACCATGAAGGTTGGGGTGCTTTCTCCAATAACTAATTTCTTCTTTATTGGCCTCAGCAAAATTAGTCTCAGAAGCTTTTACTCTGTATGCGTATTGATCTAATCCCATAACGTTAATAATTTGGTTGATTGATGACAGAAAGGACAAAGCTCAAGGTTGGGCTCTGCTGGCTTACAGTAAAAGTAAATACCAACAGAAACCACAACCAGAGCAAATGCCCACCATATCAAGGCAGGCTTTGATTTCATCCCTTGTAGTTTGGGCCATTAATTGTTTGCATAGCCCACTCAACCCCAGACTCCCATCCATTCAAAAAGAGTGTTTTAGGCTCTGATGAAATAAAGAAGCTGGGTGTGATAGCCAAGTACTCAAGCCAAGCATCCTTACAAGCAGCGCTAGCTCCTTTTGGGAGAGTGCTATTGCTCTTAGGTTTTGAAGCTTTTTTCTTTGAGGCTGGTTTAATTGCCGCCTTACATCGGTAGCTCGTGCTTGAACCTTGGAGTTTCTTCTTCGTCGCTTTCATTTGTTTCGGTAGGTGTTTCTTTCTTTTTAACATAAGACCAATTCCCAATAATAGGACCCTTCTTTCCGGCTTCACGATCTTCTTTACTTACATCTTGAACAATGAATCCATTGTTGCCGTATTGATTGGTACCTTCTCTGTTTTCAAACATTGCACCAAAGAGCCAAACTCCTTGCTCTCCATCCAATAAAAGTTTTTTGTCTACCTTACTTAAGTTTATTTTATATTTTACCATCATAGTTTTGTTGTTGTTTATGTGTTGTTGTTGAGAGCGGGATGACGGAATCGAACCGACGTCTCCTGTTTGGAAGACAGGGGTTTTACCATTAAACTAATCCCGCAAGTTTTGTGGCTCGAATGCTGACTGTTACACCACGGGCCACATTAAAATCCTAAAAGTCTCTTTAACAAAAAAATCATTACCCATCCCATAAAAAAGAACCATCCCATTACCCATACAAAAAGAGTAATGTACACAGCTCTTACTATTAATAAGTCTTTCTTGTTTAGTTTTCCACTAGAATTCATTTTTTATATTAAATGGTCGGGATGGCGGGATTTGAACCCACAGTCTTTCGCTCCCAAAGCGAACGCGATAACCAAGTTACGCTACATCCCGTTTATTTTATTATAGTGTACTTTTCTGTGGCAATTTGCACACAAAAATAAAATTAAATGACTTGGTCAATACTATTTGATCCCAAGTCATTGTTGTTTAAACTATTTTAATGCATCAACATACATCTGCTTCAAAGACCTTAAAACACTAATTTCAATATTTTTCCTGAATCTGGAATCTTCGACCTTATCTTGCATATATGCTTGAATCTCGTCATCAACTACTCGGGCAGCATACCCCATCTCCATTACGTTTTTCTTGAGCTGCTTATATTGAGCGGGTAAACCTTTTTTAATTCTTTTTGTTACCCCATCAACAAGCTTCCTGTATTTTAGGTCAGTATAGTATTTGGCATGGCGAATCTCGTGATTGAATAGATCGCCCTCTGTCTTGTCAGTTCCTATAATATATCCATTCAGGCAGTTATGATATCCGACCTCAATAGTTATATCTGCAAGAATATTAGACAATACTTCGTCGTAAGGGGTCTCATAGGTCTCAGTATTCTGTAATGGCATCCAGTGTTCACTGTAACACTTCACAATAACTTCTACCGGAATATTGAATCCTGACCAGTCACCAGGATAACTAAATTTACTGTGATGATTTTTAGCGTACCAATCCATGTAGTCCCAAATTGAAAAACCTTTATCCCTAAATTTACGATTTGGAGATTCGTAAAATTCTTGAACACGGCAAAACGTCATACCGCGCTCATATTGATCTTTAATTACTACCGCAAATATACGGGGTTCGATAATGCTGATAGTATAATTAACCAAGTGTTTCATTAGTCTTTATAGTTTCTGTTAATTATTTTAAAGCTGAGGGGACGACCATTTCCTGAGGTTTTGTAGGTTACTGGACGAACTACAATACCTTCTGCTGGCGTTCCATGAAGCGTAACAGTTGAGTCTGCCAGCTCTTGAAGAGATTCAATACCAGACTGTACACCATCAAGGGTTTTGAACCCTATCAATGGCACCATATTCATTCTGTTGTTAATACAGAAGTCGGCCATCTCATTGAAGTCGTAATACTCATAGTCTTTTTCTTTGACCTGAAATACATACAACGTTGGCTGCATCAGCTTGAGTTGATTGCCCTGAATTCCAGGACCCATTAACTCTCCCTGAATATATCCACTCCAATCTTCTTGTATTTCGAGCTTCTTGGCAGCAATCCAAAATGCATTTGTATCACTCTCTTTTAAAGAAAGCCTTCTGCTGCAAACCTGTGTTATTTTCCCCTTTTCAATAATGATTGTACAAGAGCTACCATCTAATTTTTGAGTAATAGTGACTCCACCCTCATTAACTTTGAGGATTTCTTCAACTATATCAAAGTTAGAGAGACCATTGTCTTCGTCAGTAGAGGAAATTAAATAGCTAGGAAAAGGTCCTAGCACCTCTCCAGACAAGCAGGCAGGGATCTCTTTTTCGTATTTCTTAATTCCTAAAGCTCCACCTACGTCTGCTCCTATGTGCCAAGACTGAACATTCTCTGGTAGAACACTCAGTGGCAACAATAAGCCTTGAGAGTATTGGCCACGCAACTTTATTGTTTTGAGCCTAATCGATTTTTCTGGATCGTTCTTGTGCGCCAAAAACTCAGACCAATCAGCTGCTGGGAGAATGGTGTCAATAACGACAAAGACAACCTTATCCCCCACTTTAAATTCGTTTTTTTTAACTATCGACTGCCATCCCAATACTTTAGCTATCTCTAAACTATCAGCATTGTTGTGTGGCACTATTTCTTTGACTACTTCAATTGAGGCAAGTTTCATTTCTTGTGTGTTTCCGTATTTATATTAAAGGTAGCATTCTTCCAGATTTTGATCTGTTCGCTAGTGAAGTGTTTAATGTGCCCTCCATCTTCTAATACAACCGCAAAGATGTCGTTTTCCCACATTCCACCATCTTTTACATAAAGAACGTATCCAGGACCAATAGGAGTTACCACTGGGATTGGATTCCTGAACTCGTAGATCATTGACGAAATCTACCTAATTCAGTAAGTTTCGTCCAGCAGAAGAATCGGGCATCATAAAGCCACTGATAACCATGTTATGCTGGTGGGCATACCCATGGGCATCATTCCAATTATGAGCCCAAATTGTCACATTCCATAGTGCATCATTAAATGTGTAATATGCATTAAATGGTTTTATCTTATCGTGTGGCCCCTCTTTAATGTCTTCGAGGTTTTCTTCGTCCTCAGTTCCATCATATCCAAAGTGACCATATAGTCGGTTTGTGTTAATATTCATAAATGTTTGAAGATGTTAAAGATATTGTAAAAGGGATTAGATCATTCGGCAGTCGACGAATACTAATATACAAGAATTTCACTTTTGATATTGCAAAAGACGCCAACAATACTGAAAAATAGATACATGATACTTGTCATTTCTGACATTCATTTAGGTGCTCCAGTTTGCCAAGCAGAGTTAACTCTAAAGCTTCTTGAAGAAGAAGAGTACGACACACTGATTATATGTGGCGATTTACTGGACAGCTATCACCTACACAGGCTTTGCAAGAAGCAATGGAAGGTGCTTTCCACACTTAGAAAGATTTCAAAGAATAAAGAGTGTATCTTCATCAAAGGCAACCACGACCAGCACATAGAGACAATCACTGCGCTGCTAGGTTTTGAATTCTATGAAGAATTCATTAAGACCATAGGAGATAAAAAGATTCTTTTTGTCCATGGTGATAGATGGGATCATTTTGTGATGGCAAAACCAATATTGACAAGCATAGCCTCCTTTTTTTATCATCTGCTCCAATTATTTGACAGCAAACAAAAGCTAAGCAGGAAATTAAAAAGAATCATTAAAACTTGGCACAATTCAGCCGATACACTCATGGAGCGTATCTCTAAGTATTGCGTCGAACACAAATATAATGCAGTATGCTTTGGTCATTCACACATCCCTAAAAAACATTTTTATCACGGCATAGAATGCGTAAACTTAGGATCTCAGTGCGATCTTCCAGTTACATATGCTGTGATAGATCATATAGGAAACATAATTCTTAAAAACAAAGATTATTAATTAAAGGATAGGTGGCAGAGTGGTCTATTGCATCGGTCTTGAAAACCGAAGGGCTGAAAGGCTCCGTGGGTTCGAATCCTACCCTATCCGCCACTTTAAAAAATGCCCGTATAGCTCAGTTGGTAGAGCACCTCACTTGTAATGAGGATGTCGTTGGTTCGAATCCGACTGCGGGCTCTTTTTTAAATAAAAAGTACGGCTGCTTCTCATACAACCTTGCGGGTGAGAAAGCTAACGCGAGCCGTTCACGGGTCGATGGTGACCATCCCCCTTATTACAGGCATGACCTGCTTCTTTTCATCAGTGGGTTCTGACTAGCGGCTCATTACGCCACAGCAACTTTTTCTACTCAGCGGAAATCTTTGTAGAACACTTTCCTCCACAGCATTTCTTTCCCTTGCTCTCTTTGTCAATTTCCAATATAGCAGCAACGTGATTTTTTTGGACGTCAATACCTCCGCGCACAAGAGCATCTGTTAATTCACAGACGGAAGGGCATCTACCAAGCTTTTCTTCAAGCTCCTCTGCTCCAAAGATAATGTTTTGAACACGTTGATGAAAGTTAAGGTTGATCATACCTTCTTCGGTTGGATCCTCCTCTTGGTTTTTCATTTCAACAACTGCTCTTACCTGGTTCTCAGAAAATGAAGAGCCGTAGCTGATGCTTAAAAACTCTGCCATCGTACGTAAGTTAGGTTCAGTTCTAAATCCTAACGTCTGTTTTCTTGAGTTATATTCACTAATGATTCTTTCAAGCTTTGTGTAAACATTCATAGGAATGAAAGCTAATCCTTCATCAAACTCATCATTGGATTCATCATCAAAATCGCTTAAATCTTCGTTTGAATCTTCAGGAGTTTGATAGTCATCAAAATCTTCCTCGTCTTCGTCAATGAATTCACCATCACGAGTGTATCCATTAATTTCTAAGAACTCTGCCAAGACGTCGTTGATGACTTCATTAACACTTACATCTTTCTCACAAGAAACTTTGATGAGATGTTCAAGAATGTCCCTGGGCCATTCTTCTGTCTCAAGCTCCAGAGTAACGAACTTTTCGAGAAGAATAGATCCGTCATTTTGATGATAAACGCTAAATTTATCTCCCTGATTCAATCCTAGGACTCCTAACTCCTCTTCCGTAAAGGAAATTAAAAGGTCTGTGGATTGTTGCAATTTCTTTGTAATAGTCTGTCGTTTGTTCATATTTTTGCTTTTCGTATTGGTTGTATATTTCTTCCGCCTCAACAACCTCTGGTGAGAGCGGAATCCAGCAAGATGACAGAGAAGGAACGTGAGCGCCAGTTATTTTTTCGATATAGGCATGGTCCTCCTCCTCAATAGTTACTCTATTAAGAGCTTTAATTACTTGGGAGTTTTTAATTTTTACTTTTAGCATATTTTGGTTTGTCAAAAAAAGTAGTTGAATGGTGCCTTGAAATATGCAAAATGCATCATTGAAAGTAAAGGGGGTTTAGCTCATTTGGTAGAGCGTCTGCTTTGCAAGCAGAGGGTGAGGAGTTCGAATCTCCTAACCTCCAAACTAAAACACAAACACAAAATGAGCGAAAAAGTACTAAAAAAAGTAATGTCTCCAAAAGACTTCATTGAACATAAAATCACTCTCGATCAATACAATTTAATTGAAGAATACGAGAAACACTTAAGAAGAGAAATTGGTAATAGGAATACTCTATTTACTGATGAAAAAGATGACGCAAAACTTAAGGGTGCCGCCGTTGAGGTTATCTTAAGTTTATATGAAAATATGGTGTTTGGTGATGGGCAAGATTGTGATCTTTATTACAAGGGGTGGGGAGTAGAAGTGAAAGGTCAAGGATGCAACTCTAAACCAAGCATAGACTTTGAAGTTTGGATGAAGAAATCCCAATCAATTATTACTCCTGCAAAACTATTGGTTGCTGCAAGGGTTTTAAATAGAAAGAACGAGAACGAAAGGCTTCACACAGCTTGGATATGTGGAATTATTCCAATGGAAGAATTTATATCAATTGCAGACTATATTCCAAAAGGAACAATGAAAAACTATGGCCCTGTCAAGATAGATAAAATTGAAACGCCGTATAAAAATTTATACGCCCCTAAACAATTTTTTAGAGCGCGGTTAGCTTAGCGGTAGAGCAGGTCCTTTACACGGACAAGGTCGGGGGTTCGATCCCCTCACCGCGCATTTAATTTGAAGCTAAAGCAGAAACTTGCTTTGAGGCCTCAAGCTCTTTAACTCTTTTTAAGTAAGTATATGGACTACTAGCAAAAACTCCATGAGTAGGACGAGTAAACAAATCCTTAATCTTTCTCTTGATTAAGCCGTATGCTGATTGATTACTTTCCCCCTCAGCATTTGCAATCTTAGAGGAAAGCTCAATCAAGTATGTTTCAGCATACTTATTCATTTTAGCCCCCAACTGGATATAGTGGTGGTGGTGGTGGAACGGCTTTTCCTGTGTTGGGATCAATTTTATAGAAATTTTGTTTCATTTTATTTCCCAATGGCGTTACTGCATTGGGACCCGATACAGAGCCTGGGCCATAATTTGCTAAATCCATCTGCCCCTCATTAATCATTTGCTGTTCTGAAGGCATGATCATTTGACCATTTGGAATTTTTTCAACCCTCAATTGAGGTAAACTATCCTTTAATCTCATTTGAGGTGCGGATGAATTAATGCTTTTAGCTGCGTTTTCAACCCTCAATTGAGGTAAACTATCCTTTAATCTCATTTGAGGCGCGGATGAATTAATGCTTTTAGCTGCGCTCCCAATGCCTCCAAACATGGCCCCCAGGCCACCTCCAATAGCGCTTCCAGCTGCACCCAGAGCGGCTGCAGGATTAACCATAGGATTAGTTGCCAAACCTTTTATGTTCCCAAAAGCAGAACTTACCTGGTTGCCAATTGAATTTGCAACAGAGCCTAAAATACTGGGCTGTGAATTACCCATATAATTACCTCTTCTGCTTGGAGGAACACCACGAGAAACTGTTTTAGGGTTAAGCAACCCACCTCTTCCAACTAAGCCGCCTCTATTGCTATAGGGGACTCCCATAACAGTAGGAGGAGTATAAGGATCGGCTGCAGTCTTTTGGCTCAGCTCATTTAAATAGGTTTTTGTATATTTATTCATAGCTCAAATTATTCAGTTTACAGAAGTCCCCTGTGTTATAGCGCTAGCACTAACTTGTGGAATGTTTTTGGTCGGGTCCATTGTAGCTCCTAGGCCACGTGCTTCTCTACGCTCTTTTCGATAATCTGCGACCATTGTCATTAGCTTATCAAAGTTAGGAATTACTTTGGAAAGCAACCCATCTTGAGCAGCTTTAAGGTGTCCAAAATAAATATCTGCGTATTTATTCATTTAATAAAGTTTAACAGATAAGACCCCATCGTCAACAACTCCATAATGCTTTTCTGTGTCCAAACACCAAGATTCATGTGCCTCACCTTGAGCATATATCTCTGGATCAACAAAGGTTGTGTGACCAAAGATTTGCTTACCAATATGCTTTGAAGGAGTAAACTCATGTCTTCCATCCAGCCAAAGAAGCCCACCTATTTGAGCGCTTCCATATCTGCATCGGCCCACATCGGTAATGAAGTAATTACGATTATGAGAAAAATTTCTAAAGTTTGACCAAACATCTGGCAATACTTTATCAATTAATTCATCAATTGATTCATTAAAATTAAGATGGTCGGGCATTATTCCAGCATGTGAATAAATAATACCCTGAGACTTGTAAGCTAATTTTATATTTTTTGCGAAGAATTCATCTCTCAAGTTGTTATCAAAAAACACCTTACGAAATTGCTTGGCTTTATTTTTGGTAAAGCCTGAACAATAGTATTCTCTGACTGGAACAATATTAGTGTGGGAGTGAGCCTTGTTTAAATAGATATATTGTACGTCATGGTTGCCCAACAAGAACACGAACTTGTCCCTTTCGGGATGATCCGTCATTAGGTCTCGCAAGAATAGACAGGTATCTAAAAAAGACGCGACATGCGGAGGTTCAAAAAAGGAGTCAAACCAGTCACCCAGAAAGACTACCTCATCATAGCTTTCTTTTTTAAGCACATCCTCAACCAAAACAACTCTTTGATGTATATCAGGGATTATTAAAGTTTTCATAAAAAATCGGCTGTCGTGTCTCAAGGTCTACGACGAATACTTTCGAACAGATAGGTCTATAGTTAGCGCCCTATCCTAGGTATATCAACTCGCCTCGCCTGAAGAAAGTCAAATGAATGACTTTCTAACTCTCGGTGGCCGTCACCGTGCTTATGGTTACAACACCCCATTTTTGCGGAAACCATCCGCTTCTATCGTGAGTAGGATCTCACTAGAAGGCTAGTTATGCCCTCACGAATTAATTGAATGGCCCTAAACTATAACGGCGTCGGCTTGCGCTACTAACCTCTTTTTCTAGACTATGGTTAGTAGACCATTCAAAGTAAAGAGACGGAAGGCCGTGTACTGTGGCACTCTATACTATAGGTATAGCGCCAAACCAGCTTCCCGAAATATATTTCGGGAACCCCGAAGCACCGCAACCTTCACCCATTTGGGCAGCTCGGTCTGCCGAATACTCAGCAGCATCTCAAAGTATCTGTAACAAATTCATTCGGAACCCATAATGTCTGCAAAGTATCTTCATGATAATAGCAAACACAGCTTTGAGTATCACCTTTATCTAAGATAGATTGTAGCTGAAATTCTGTATAATCAGGAAATATACAAAACTTTTTAATTTGTGTATTTGTATTCATTTTAAAATGGAGGTGGTCGGAATCGAACCGACGTTATGAGAACTATTGATTTGTGTCAACACTCATACGAAGCCAATGCACCCCCCTAAATTAGTCTTCTTCGGGCACAGGAGTATAATCTAACTCTTTTGCCTTTTCGGAGCAAAGAGTTTTAAACCACCCACCCCTAGAGTGCAAGCTTCCAGGAGCTCCTGTCACTTCACACGTTCTGCCAGAAATATATTCGGCAAAGTCTACAGCGCTTTGAATTCTTTGATCCAATTGCCAGTAGTATGCTTCTACTTTATCTAAGTCTAATTTTTCCCTTCCAGGAAAGTCTTGTTGCATTGCCTTTATGTAAAAATAGACCCTAAGAGTAGCATACTTTTCTTTTATCTGTGTGAATATGACCTCAGGAGCTGGAAGATAAACTATATTATCTTCCCAGTGCTCTTTGTCTTTTTTATAAAACTCATCTTTGACCCCCATGGTATGATTACTTGTAACCATGCGCTTTATATATCCACAAAGGTCATCAAGTATTTTATACCAACCATCGTCGCATTCGCACCCAAAACACATTAATGATTCTGTGGGTGGAAGTTTATGTCCTTGAAAAAACTCGGGGTATTTTTCAGTTAGTGACTTTTTTAGCTCTTCTTTCATTTTTTCGAAGAATGGTTATTAGCAGACTTTTGCCAAACTTCATAATGTATTCCTACACACCCCTTCTTTTTTCTCTTTTTAATTCGTTGAACTAAAGCCGCATGTCGACAATTTCGTTTAACTTCGTCCATGATTTTGTAAGCCATGGTCATCTCTCCTTCAAGAAAGGGACCAGCTAAAATGTGAAAACCATTAGACCTAGCCTCTTTTTCTGTAATGTATTTGTGATTAATTAATTCGCTCATGTTGTTGTTCTTTAAAATAAATAGCGTAGGAGGGACTCGAACCCTCAAGACTTTCGTCGACAGATTTTAAGTCTGTTGTGTATGCCATTCCACCACTACGCCCAAATTTACTATTTAGCTATGCCCCGCTTTTGTAATCTCTTGAGTCTTGCCTTGCGAGCATATTTGCTCTCGTGCATTGGATCCTCTTCAAGCATTTTGCGACGACGTTCTTCTTTTTCTTTTTGTATCTGTTCTCGTTTCTTAGACATGTTTAAAACATACGTGTAAAGGCGAGCGTCCCCATTGGTATTTGAGGTACTCCATTGCCATAATTTCTCGATCCGTAATAGATGTGTGGGCTGTGAATATAAAAATGCCCAGCCTTGTTATTTGAGTTTGTCTCTGCCATTTGCCTGATCTCTAAAGCTAGTGCTTTTAATATATTTTTTGTGTTGGGGGAATAAGTATTCTTATCCACCCTTTTCCACATGTGATCATCATCAACTTGTATATCCTTGAAGGTCGGTGTGTGCTCCCATTTACGAATTAAGTCCGCACAGAAATAAACAGAATTTCTAGACTTTAATCCAAGGGTTAACATCAAAACTGAACGAGGACCACTATTTATATCTTTAGACAAAATAGCGTTTATATCATTCATGACAGAAGGACAAACATAACCCAAATAATCAGCATAAATAATATCAAAATGATGATCACTAGGAATACCTGTCTGTGGGCTTCTGATTAAAGCTTCTGACAGGTGTCCATGCTGATGGGTCATGTTGAATGTAGCTCTACCCCCATAATCGTTTGACAACTGTTCAGCCACAGAAGTAGCCATAGAATGAATACTAGGATTGTTTTCGCATCCCCAAAAACAAAATCTGTTCTCAGGAAAACTTTCAACAATGCTTCTTTCATGTGCCCACTCTTGGGCTGGTAGTGTCAGAAAATTAACTGTCTGTCCCTTTTCAAGGGCTGAAGCTAGTAAGGGAGCGATAAATCTATTACTGTAATCTTGATCCAATCTTTTATTACGATTCTTTTCTGGGCATGATACAAATGACATGTTTCTTTGAAATAGACTTGATGCATTTTTCAATTTCTTTCCAGCTACACCCTTGAAGACTGCACCCAAGCTTGTATGGAAAATAAAGATTAATATTAGGAAATGCTTCGACGATCTTTGATAAAGATTGCTTAAATGCTAAATATTCAAACTTGTTTTGATTGTTATTGGGCATCAAACAATAAATATTAGCGACACTAAGCTCATCAGTTACACGAACAACAGAAGACTGACCCAACACATCCAATGGAGATCTCTTGAGTGTAGTTTCAATATGTTCCTGCAAAACCTTAGGGAATTTTTTGGTAACCTGGAAAGAAAACCCGCCTGACATTTGATCACCGCAGCTCACGGGGTGAACAATCACCCCAGAGCTAACGGTAAGAACGTCTTTTACTACTGTAGCCATGGTCACATAGCTCCAACAGTTTTGATTAGATCTTTCTGTTTGCCATAAGTGTAAACAGCATCCAGAGGAATAACTCCATTCTCAAGACCCTTTACCATGGCATTGAACCCTGTCGATTCGCGCAGTCTTTCATAAGCTAAAATCCAGATCTCTCTGGGCGTAAGCCTTTTTTGAAGCGCTATTGTTTTGATCATTTTGTTAAGTCGTTTGCGGTCAGAGTTGGTCTTCTCAGACACTAGCTTCTTAGCAATCTTCTTTTGTTGTTTAGGCAAATTAGATTGATAAATTAACTGCAGTGAATCAACAACCTCAGTCGAGGCATCAGAAAATTTTTTAATAGAATTATTTAAGTCTAGTAGTAGTTGTTCAGGCATAATGTGTGTTTTTGTTTATTGTGTAGAAATTAGATCTTGGCGATAAGTCACCAATAAAATTTTAAAAACACCCAACAATTTGGTTAGATATTTTAGGTATCTTTGTTGGATGAAGCTTTAAAGAAATCGATATTGGAGATTTCCTAGAAATAGCTGTAGATATACTTGGACTAATTTTTAGTCCGGTTGGGCAAGTGACAATAAGGTCTTGGTTGCTATTCCAAAAACCTTGAGATAAAAAATTAATAATTAACTTAGCCTTAGACTGATTAAAAAGCTCTGCCTCAGGATAATCAAAGGGATCTCCATCAAAGCAGTTAATGCTCAAAATTTCTCTAGGACTAATCTTAAAAGCTTTCTGCAAAAGATCTGCATTGTAAAAATGTGAAGACCTCCAGCCTATTTCGCTTGAAGAAACAAAAACCACCCATGGGGGTTTCCCATGGGTGGCATTAGAATCTTGAATCGCACGATTTAGACCTTGATAACAGATAGCCTGAATCGTTCTATTCATCTTAGTAGTTAGACAATATATGATTTAGCAGAGAGTTAGATTCCGACTCATCCATCCTATGCATTGGAATAACATAGAACTGTGTCGTGGTGTCCACCTCGGGATTGTCTTGGCAATTTGGGAAGATAAAGAAATCTCCCTTCATCTCTACCTGACAATAGTTTTCGTGATTTAGAGCGTCCTTAGATTCTGCAAGCAGAACCATGTCGTTTGTCTCACAAAGCCAATGATCATGTGAAACCCCCAACAACTCTCCAGATTCATATAGCGTGAAGTCCTCGCCAAGTCTGATTGGCTCTAAATTTAATTTAAGAGTAACACCTTCATTGGGTCCGACCTTCAATGATCCAGCTGACTGATTCAAAATATGGCGAGTTGCCAAAGTTTTGAAATCATCAAGCTTTTCTTGAATTACTTCCTGAACAGTTATTGAAAGATCAGAAGTCTCAATGAAATCTAAGTACTTTTCTTTAATCTGTTCTTTCTGTTCAGATGTCAGCGTAAAACCCTTGTGCCTCAATTCAACAATAACATTTTCCCAAGGATTAAACATGCCGTAAACAATTGAATCAGGGTAGCCATCTTCAATTTCTTTGATCTTATTGTCAAATGCTTGAGATTCTGAAATATCTACTAGATCGGACCACTTGATTGGTTTAATCTCAAGATTTTCATCCAAATTCTCATGGACTGATTTTGACGAAATGAGATGTGTCCTAAAGTTGTCAGCAATCTGTGAAAGATCTGTGGTAAAAACCATCAACGACTTTTCAAAAGCTTCAGTAAGTTTAAAGTCACAAAGATTCTGTAACGAAATAATAATTCCTGATTCAGCTAATTTAGTGCTGATAACTGCTACAGTAGAAAGAGAAACTTCAGGAAATAATTGCTCAAATTTTTTGCTGTCAATTTCTTGCTCAAGAAATTCACTTTTAATTTCCACTTCATAAGGAAGTATGTCTCTGGTTGTGTTCCAAAGCTGATTAAAAAGATAGTGTTTAATATTTGTTCTCATTTTGTAAAAGAAAAGGGAGGGGGACAAATGCCCCCCTCCCCATTAGTTAATCTTAATATTAAGATTATTCGGCCATTTCAGCTCCGCTCGGCTTTTTGCCTGGAAGCTTCATTTGAGCCCTTTTTAAAGGCTCAAAAATTCCGACCTTAACTTTTTCGATAATCTCATCAGAGATATCGTTCGCTTCGGCGGAATTAATTAATTCTTCGACGCCAGTCAAGGCAAGCTCGACTGAACCTCTAAGACTAGATGTTGATTTTTTTCTCATATTTTTCTAATAGTAGCCGTACATTCCGTCATAGCTTCGAGCCATTAAATACTTGCGCTCGTTAATCCACGACTCAATTGTATCGGCAAGTTTCTCTTTTGAGATGCCCCATGTAGCTAAAATATTAGCGTCCACAGCGGTAAGCACCTCAAGTTTCGTTTCATCTAACTGATGGTCGAAAGTAGTCAAAATGTCACATAGCTCAGCTTGTGTCATCCTAAAGTTTCGACATATTTTATCTACTGACGGCTCCAATAGGTCTTTAGTTTGTTCCTCCCCAAGACCTAAAGAACCCTGATGGGGGCTTTGGGAATATCCCACCTTTTTCTTTTTTTTGTTTTTTTTTGAGGCTTTTTTGGACTCCCACCACTCCCAGTATGGATTTGTGGATCCAGAAGAATAATTGGAAGCATATTCAGAAGAACCTCCGTAGTTATTAACTACAGTAAAACTCTTCTTTGGTGGCTCCACTCGATTCTTCATCCATTCTTCAATCAAGCCCTCTTCAGCCAACTCTTCAGTGTTTTGTTTCACCAAAAAATTAGTTGTATATTCTTGAATAGCTTTAGGAGCCCTAGAACCAATGTAGTCACTGGGAATTTCGATGAAGTCACTCATCTTAACAGGACAGAAAAAGACTTGAGCTTTTTCTACTGTCTCCTCCCCCTCCTCATTGACGACAATTTTCCCAGGAATAACTACCGTAAAACGAACGTGAACATCTACTTCTTTCTCGTCAATTTTACCAATAGTTATGTGAATACCTGGAGAATTTTGCTCATCGTTTTTGTCGGTTCCAGATTGGAATGCGCCCATATTACAGTGTGAGTGGCATGTCCCCCACTGATAATATTTACCGCCCTCCAATACCTCATTCATTTGAGCCTGAAAGGTTTCATGGTCTGGCAACTCTTTAGTTGTCATTCCAGTATCCTTTTCTTGAGGGAAGGCCCAAGCCTTCCACTCTTTGGTAACATCACTATAAAAAAGCCTAACTTGTGCCTCAGCTTTTTCATCTTTATTTACCTTGCGAAAAAAGGAAGCAATTGTCCTCCATAGAGACAGCTTCATCTTTCCACATCTCAACTCCAATGCTGGATCTTCTTTTATTTCTTCATATTCCACAGGAAAAAACCCCGACAACTTATCGTTAATTTCTTTTTTGATTAGTGGCTTACCACTATGAATGAATAATTTCATTTACTTTGATACTAGAGAGGTTGACTAGGATTTTTATTTCACCACTAGAACGAGTTTTTTGATGTGTCATCTCAGATGTCTTTTTGTAGCGATCCAATTGATACTCATGGATGTTTTCGTTAAAAGAATTGGCAACATACTGTTTCACAGCAGTCTCCCCCTTCCTAATCACAAACTCAGGAACCATGACTGATTGAGTCTCTTTAGGCTCAATTGTGTATCTCTGAATAACAGGTCTCTCAACGGTTGCCGAAAAACTCACCGAAACCTTTTTCTGTAAACTATCTTTAACATCGTTGGCGTTTATCCCAAAATGATAATGACCATACATGTTAGTAACTGCTGCTGATGAACTAACCTGAAACCCAGCAGCCATCAAAGCCTTTTTGAAATAGCTACTCCACTTGTTGTTTAGCATAGTGTCGACACCCCAAAATAAAGGAGTGCCATCCTTAGCTGCTGCAACCGCAAACTCTGATAGCCAGTCGGAATGAACCTTGTCCAAAAGAACTGCTACAAGAGGAGAAGACTTTTTAGCCAAGGCAAGAGCGAACTCACCAAAGGATGACATGTTTTTGTACTCTGTCGATTTTAGTAGGTTCATCTTGTATGGATCTAAAAACTCAGATTTAAAGTTTTTAGCTATCATACTCAACAGTTGAGATCGTGGTTGAACAGCTACACGATTATTGGTTATTTCAGAAAACGACCTAAAAGCTATCCTCAGTTCATCTTGATCCAGAAGCTTTGAGATTCTTTTGTGTACCTCAATTTCTTTGCCATTAATTTCCAATAGACACGTTTTTTCCAGAAGAACCCCCTGGGAATCTGTGTCAATTTCTGTAAATTTTGTGCAAAAAGAATTTTTAGCCTTGCGACAGAACGTAGTGGAAACTTTAACAGTTTTCCATTTACCGTCATGCCACAGCCAAGTGACAGACCCATTCGGCAACAAAACCAAACCAACTTGTTCTGCGGCGGAAAAGGCCTTTACTGGAATAAAAATATTCTGGACACTAAATCGATCTATAGTCCATCTAGAGTCAAAAACCTTAAACATCTTGGTTGCATTACCCAAAACCTCGATAGCCTCAAAGAATGGAGTTCGAATAGATCCAGTGCTTTGTAGTGCTTCATTGTTTTCCGGGCCTTGAACCGTACCCACACTAAAATAACTACCATTTGGCAAGATATTTCCTGTTCCAGACAGTGATTTAATATTTTTAATCACACGAAACGGAACTAGTGGAACAGTCGTAAGAAGCTCAATTATTTTTTGATCATAATGCTTAAACCAATGCCCAGCTGGTTGAGTTAAATAAAACAACTTTTCGCTAACTTTTGGGTTTATGGGGTAGCCACAAAAAGAAGGGTTTAAACGTTTCCTTTGTGCAGTGTAATTAACGTATGGACGATCACACAGAGTTAAACACTCAACACTATCTTCGACAAAGATGTGTTTTGAGTTTCTGAGATTTAAAGCCTCTTGTATGAAGCTTTTGCGTTCCTCCTGAACATCATGGGGTGTTCTGTATGCCAAATTCTCAAAGTATTGACCCTGAGAAAATGGATAGACTGGTTTATTACTCATTTTTTAAGTCTCCTATTGTTATTGTTCCAAGCTTTGAAAAAGTATTGTTTAATTCAAGAGGCCAGAACTGTAAGGACTGAGTCTCATCTAGAGTCTTAGATTCAATCATCCAAAAATTCCAAAGATGCAAAGCATGAGAAGCTGCAAACTGATTTGCCAGTGCAGTTTGAGGAACTTCACTCAAACGCTTCTCCGTGTTACACCCATCGGCCCTAATTGGAGAGCCACTATCAGTTGTAAGAATTTCAGGATAACGGACCCTAGGATCCAGCGATGTATTTGCCCAAGCTGAGTCATAATAAAATGCTTGAGCACCTATCGTACTGTTAGCAGCAAAAATAACTTTTGCCTTGTGACGATCTGCAACGGCAAGTAAATCGCGTCGTGCAGGATGATTGTCCACAAACCCCATAATTAAAGACTTGTTCTCCGGAGAAAACGAATCGTTAATATATTCATTAAGTACATCAATAAAAATACTAGGATGTTGTTGACGATACTGTGATGCCAATGCTTCGGCCTTGTATTGACCAACAGATTCTTGAGCGAATAGTTGTCGATCAAGATTCTTGGTCTCGAACATGTCGCCATCAACAAGCGTGATTTTACTTTTTTTGAACTGCTTAAGGTGATTAATGGTTTTAAAGAAGGATGGCAGAAAATAGGTGCAGACTCCGCCGCACCCAACAATGTAATGATTCATGAATTAATGGTTTGAAATGTGTTTAAAAAGAAGAAGGGTTAGTTGAGATGAAAAACAAACAAAAACTCTCAACAAAACTACATAGTTCTGTCCCCTCCTAAAGTTACCAGTTATTCTCTTGATCGTCCTCGTCGTCGTCCTCTTCGTTGTCGTCTTCGTCGTCTTCAGGAACTGCATGAGATCGACTTGATGCTGATTCCAATATTTGTTCTTGGGGCTCGAACCTCTGCCCAACAGAAGCTGGCAGTGTCACGGCGCTTTCAGAACAAAAAATTGGAACCCCAAACGACATAGAGTCTTCCGCTTGAGGATCTATAAAAGATAGATATCGTGAAACAAAGCTCTTTAGAGAAAATTCTGCAGGAACTTCTAAAGACTTTTCCTCTATACCTTTAGTTAAGTCTGTGCATCGAAAAAATGACCACGTAGACCTGTAAAAAACATAATCATTGTATAATGATAAATGACGCTCTTTTGAGGTGCTGCCAAAAACTGACTCCATTGAGACAGGCAAGGTAGGAGCCTTCAAAAGATGCTGATACAGCTCTTTACTCATATTGTTGGCAATCCATCGATGAAGTAGTTACCCACCTTTTTAACAAATGTTTTTTCGTTAATATGAACCAAAGACCGAACTTGATTCTTGTTGCAGTCCCACCCAAAAATATTGGATGCAATGGGTGCCCTGGAAACCTCAGACTCAAGAAGGTCTCTATTCATTTTGGATTCAAAGAACCAAGTAACCGCTCTTTGAATGTTTTTATCAATTTGATTGTCTGAAATACTGGCGTCAAAGTTATGCCCCATACAAATACTTCCATCATTGTAGATGTTAGGCAGACAAGGCAAATAGTTACCTAGAAGTTTATTTTCCCTAGCGTTAATCACTTGAAAAAGCAGATGACACTTCATACTGAATCCCCTTGAGTTAATCCCAGCTCGTTTAGCTCCTGAAGAGCCTCTGTGATTAATCAAAACGGCAAACAACATTTTCATCACAATATCAGACGCACTCAGTGTGTTTTGTGTGTCAACACTCCAATAAAGTTTGTCGCTAATAGAGTCTGGATTCGACCCAGACAAGTCTGTGATTATCCTGGTTTGACTACCGTGCTCAACTAGGGAGAACTTCGTGTCAAAAATTAATCCAGGAATATGAGACCAATAAATACAGTCTCCATTATTTGAAAGAGAAAAGTGAAAGGGATGCATGGCATAAGATATTTCGCCGCGCTGGCATCCAACAGCTACATTGTATTGAGCATAATTATCAATACTGGCAAATTTTTGATTGGCAATTTTTTGAATGACGTCGTCAACATTGTAAATAGCACTAGGGTCTAGTCGATAAACAATGTTATCTTCGCCAAGGACGATAAGAGGATTCATGTGATGTTATTGAATTGTTGAAAAAAAGAGCCCCCAAGCTCGGCGCATCGAGCTTGGGGGCAAAAAATTAATTATGAGAAATAAACTTCTCTAGATACAAATTAGGCGAGAGCCTTTTCGTGGGAACGATTCTGGACAGAAACCAGATCGCCCTCCGAAAGAACCACGTCATCGGAAGCAATGCTTCCATTGACAATGTACTGGACATTGTCAGAGCTGTAGCCGAGGGCTGCAGCGATGTTGCGGTTGTTACGAAGGCAGCCGAGGTTGCTTCCATTGGGAAGCTCCAAGGTCATGCTATTACCAGCGAAGCCAATATTAACTTGCATGATGTTATATAGTTTTGCTTTGAACGCCAAAGCGAACGGAAGTTTTGTACTGGATCTTCAACCAAGCAGCCCCACTTTGAAACTGCTGGGCAAGTATTCGCTATTTGCGAATAGCGAATACTTGCAATAGCAATCTCAAATTAGTGCGTGAACTCCAACTTAATGCCATACTTTTTGATGGCTTGCCTTAATGTCATTTTATTAACCCCTGGTTCTATTTCGGACTTATGAGTGAGGAAAAATTTGATGTGTTTACGTTCCTTTGCAGGAATAGAAGAAAGAAAAGTGGTGTAATTGGCGGAACCAGCTATGACGGCTAAAGGCTGAATAGTAACTTTAACGTTTTGCTTCGATAGTATTTTATAAACAAACGCTTTTTCAGGCTTAGCCATTTTCGTTGTTTGTCGTAATTGGCAAGTTCAAAGACTTCAAAACTAAAGCGCTTTCCTTGGTGTATATTTTCCTAGGAAACATATCGCAATGTTTTTTGGGTTTTAGTGTATCAAAGGTTTCGCCAAGCCTTCTGATATGAGAAGATCGACGCTTTGATTGATTATTAAAATCTCTGGCCTTTTGAATCAAGTGAGGGATTAAAGTATTGTGATCAGTTTCTGTGTCAATTTGAACAGTGAAAGCTGAAAGCTCATCTGTATTGATGCTTGATAAAGTTTCTTCTGAACCCATCAAAATAGTAACGTTGCGAGTCTCAGGACGAACCTCAGGTTCTACTTCTTGTTCGTCTGTGTCTGTCAAAAACTCTCTAACGGTTTCAATGATACGTCTTCTTGTTGCTTCGTCGTTTAATTGTTGTGTTAAGATTTGTTCTAAATCTTCTAGTTTTATTTTATTCATAATAGTTTATCTTCCCATTCTTGGCATTTATCTCTCAATTGTTTTATATTTTCTTGAGATGGAATTAGCTCTAGCTCAGTGCAAGCCTCAAATAATTGTGCCTGACCAAAATCTCGACATAAATTTGCAGCCTCTACTGATCGAAATGTTTTTCCATTTATCCTGAAACCGTCCCACTCAAGTGCAGGGCTATACATTAGTATGGAGTATCTTCGTATTCTTCAACGTAAAAAACACGTTTATCTTTTCTGCAGTCTACGATGATTCTCCAAAGTCCACCACGATATCCAATCTCCCAGTCAACATGGGGGGCTTCTTCACCAACAAACTTTTTAATAAATTTGTCGGCGACTTTTTTGCAATCGCTTCCATGCACAGAAAACTTTATCTGTGGAGAAGAGTCTTCAGATCTTCTTCCCACCCAAGTTCTTGGGGAGTTTTCTATCCTAGCTTTACCAAGCCTAATAACTCCCAGCCTAGTCAATAATTCTATTCCCAGCGTAGTCATGTCATCCTCCCACTGTCTTTCTATCACATCACTATCTACATAATGTGAATAAAACTCAGAAAAGGATTTTAACTGATGTTCAGAAAGTCCATTTAAAATCGTCTGTAAAGATTCTCCTTCTGCCGTCATTACCCAGGTTGAATATTCTGGCTCAAGGAGTGGGTGAATTAAAAATTGTTCAGCCCAAATTCTGAATGTCTTGGGTTTAACTAAGTTACCTGAAGAAATGTTATTTTTGACCACATTAAGCTTTGACCAAACTAAAATAGTCTCAAAGCTTTTGTATGTATCTAAAGGAATTTCTTCTTCAAAAGAAATAGGAGACCCATGTATTTTAGCACTTTTATCTAACTCAAACTCTGAGTTGTAAAACACTTGCTTTTCTTCTTCTTGAACAAGTTCATTTTCTGATTCTTCAAAAACCTCTTCTTGATTTTCTTTTTTATCTAATTCTAGATGTAACTGATCTTTTAAGTTTTTCATTGTTATTTGATTGTTGTACCTGGATTTCGGGAAAAACCATATACACTCTGGCGGTCCCGCTAATACTTGCTGAAAATGCTGCGCTCGCTTCGCTTCGCTTGAATTTTCACCAAGTATTGGCGGTCCCGCAAGCTTCCGCGCCTGCGCGAAGCAGTTTAAGCCTCCTAAAATTGGCCTTCAAGTATAAACTTACGGTCTTTCTAAAATAGTTTTAAATCATTCATCCAGAAATACCTACAGGGACAAAAGATTTGATTAACTCAGTAATTTTATTACAAACCGCAGTTGCCTTCATGCTCGGACTAAGACCCAATGGAAAATCCTTGGAACGATAAAATACGTGTACGTCAACCCCCTTATTGATAGGATCAAAGGCCATCTTAAGTATTGTATCGTCCTGCACTAAACGAACAATCGGAATATGTATTGAAAGCTTTGGAGTATCTTCTCTGCGCAAAATACGGTTAATCCCATTCTGTAGTTCTTGTATATGCAGAATTAAATTTTCCCAATCTTTTTGGCAAAAAGCTTTCCAGCATTTTGCATCCCAGTCCGCAAACCATTCTTCTTGTTTAGAAACATGTTTGCTGTGAGTAAAGAGCTTTCCAACTATGTGGGTTTCGTTTGCAGTTACATAAGAAATAGATTTTGCTTCTTTTGCTTTTGGCAAAGATTGATTTTTAGGTGGTCTACCCCGTTTTTTAATGAGAGTTGCTGAAGCCTGTTGAATGACAGCTTTGTTTTTGGGAGGTCTTCCCCTTTTTCTTTTGACGATCACAGGCTCTTGAATTGCTACAACCTTATTCTTGGGGGGTCTGCCCCTCTTGCGTTTGATTGTCATCGATTTGTGTATTGTTATGTTTTGCTTCTCTTTGTTCTAAATATTTTGGAAACTCTCCATTAGATATCATGTTCAGTTGAAGAGTTTGCCTTATAGTCTCCAAAAGACTTTCTAGCTTTTTTTTATTTTTGATACCTAACTTAAGTTTTCCGCTATCTTCCTTAAAAGAAGAGAAAAAGTCAATGGCAACAGCCTGTCCATTTCCAGGAGATGTGTTTACAAATTCATGTAAGTTAATGCTTACTAAATATTTAGATTTTTTAGATTCGCTTAATTCATACTCTTGAATTAAAGAATTCAATATTTGAGGAACAAAAAAACTAGTACAAACAATTTTTGTTTTGTCTTCTACAAGCTGTTTTATTTCTTTTGTTTCTTCTGGAAATTGTTCCTCAATGGCTGTCAAAGTTTGAGACAGTCTTTCGTCAAAACGTTTTCCTCCTGCTTGTCGTTTAACAGAGTTTACAACATTTTTAACTGTTTCAACAGTATCAGACAGGATGTATGGCTGAGAAAAGTCTGTTTCATAGTCTTCGTCGTTAAAGCTAAGAATAACTTGGGACACCAAGTATGAATGCAACAAGTCTATTTTATCCATTTTGCGAAATGTATCTGAGTCGCATTCAAAGCTAAATACTGCGCTAAAGAGTCCTCCCGATTTGTAGTCGGTGGTAATTACATATTTTTTATTTTTCATAAGTTAAAGTGGCCAGTAGATAAAAAGATGTCGCACTTTTTATTTTTAAGTTAAATGCTATAACCTCAACACTCAAGTAAGTTTAAGTGTTAAGATTATAGCAAAGTATAATCAACCCTTTTTGCAGATTTCTTGTATTCTTAAAAAATTTTCTTGAAACACGATAATTTAATAGCAAGAAAAAAGAGGGGGGAAAGAATAAATCTCTCCCCCCTCCAGCTTCCCCCACAGGAACTATTTATGCAGTAACTTCCATTTCTTGGCAAATATCAGAAGGACTTGTTTTAGAGATCACTTCTTCTGCCTCGAATGGAGAAGTTTTCCAGGTTAATGGAAACTTCCAATTATTTGGAAGGTCGACCTGCCCCACAACTACAGGACTGCCGACAACTCCAACTGCAAGAGGTGTGTTTACTTCGTCTACGCTTGCACATCTTTGTAGCTTTATAGGTCCCTCTGCAACGAGGTCCTGATAAAAATCTATTATTCTGTTTAATTTTGCGCCATGATCAGCAAACCATGGAAACTTCAGTTTGCCGGATTCATCACACCACCTAGACTGTGCATGCTCAACAATTTGTTGCCTCAAGCCTTCTTGAATTGCTTCAAGCTGGATCGAGGCTTCGTGGCCAACCATATACTGTTTGAGCTGCTGTCCGCGAACAACGGCATTCCTCCAAGACTGAGACAGAGAGGGATTGTGTCCCCAGAGATTACTCAGAAAACGATTTGTCACCAAAAGGCGAAGTTTTTCTGAGTTCATCTCAAACTCTTCTATTGGATTTGGAGCTCCAATTTCATCTACCACCCATATGTCAAATGGGATCGAGACTGCGGCAGGCGTCAAAAGATCAGCAAGCTGGACACATGACTTAAGATTTAGGGAGAGCTTTAGAGTGTCAATGCTGATCGTTTTGAGGTTCTTTAAGGACAGGTAATAACTGCCCTCGTTGAGCTTGCCGGTTGTCGCTCTTTCCAAGGTTCCTTGAAGCCAATTAATTGGGGCCGCATGGTCAGGGAAGGCAACTTTAATTCCATTGGCTCCACCACGATAGTAGAACTTAGAAAGACGAGGAATACCATTTATTATTTTGTAAATACCAAACTGTGTTTTAAGTGTCTTTTGATTGTGGACGCCAAATCCAACAAAAATATTTTCTTCATTGTGGATCAACGAAGAAGCATTCTTGTCATCTTTTTTGACATCCAAACTGATCGGAGTTTTGTTCCTTCTGGAGACGATGGTACGAACGGTTGTGCAGTTGTGTGACATGGACTTAGTTTGTTTTATGTGTTTTGTTTTTGGGCTTTGGGGATGATGAAAAAAAACAAGCACTAGCGAGTAATTTAATCACCAATATATTATGGTTAATTTTTTAGAAAAATTATTGACCCCATAAAAAAACTGGGGGGCAGTTTTGCCCCCCAGTAAAATACTAATAATGAAAAATAAACTTAAACGTATGAACTATAGAATTCCCGACGGGTGAAAAAATAATCTTTTTGAATCAGAGATATTTAAACTTTTGCAAATTTCTGAAATTTGATTGTGAGCGTGTGAAGGAACATTAGATAAGAATTCAACTTCAAGGATTGCACGAGAGGACTCTTTGGGTTGTCCAATTCTTGCAAAACAATAAGCACTGTTTGCAGCCTTGATTAATACATAAGTAATGTTGTTGCTAACCTTAGCAATTTGAGCGGTTAATCCATTGCCAGATTTTTTAAACTCAGAATTTAGTGTGTTGGTAAGCTGAGCCATGTTGTCATTGCTGGACTCAGCAACGTACTCATGTACTTGAGTAGGGACCAACAATGGTTCAGGCTGCGGATCAATAGCAATTGTTTCCTCTGCGGCTGAAGTAATTTCAGTTGTTTGAGCCTCTGCAACTTCTTCTAAACCTTGTGCGGCAGAACTCAGGGAAAGTTCTGTTTCAGTTACTTCTACTTCTTTTTCTTTTTTCTTTCTTTTGAGCATAATACTTAAGGTGTGTTGGATTTATTCTAAATCAAGATAAAAAGCGATAGCTTCATTTACGATATCTTGAACTGCCTTGACTTTATATTCATAGGTTATGGGTGTCAACCCAGATTTTGTGAATTTAAAGATTTCTACATGAAACTCTACTTTTTCGTATCCTTCTTCCTTTAGTAATAGCTCGGCATCTTCGTCGATATCTTCGTCGTCTTCAGATTCATCTGGATCAATCACTCCATTAAATTTAATTAAATATTGTGGGGATGAAGTATAGAGAATGTATTCATTTTCTTCTTTGTCTACCCCATAAATAAATTGTGGTATTTTAGAAGAAAAAACAGATGTAACGACGGTATTATTCATACTAAAAGTTGTTTCTTCTAATATATTCAGCGATCAACAAAGAGTCAGCATCATTTTTAAACTTATCTTGAAGATGTTTAAATAATCTTTGTCCAACGGCCAAAGATGCAGTTTTAGTTTCGGGACCCTTTACGCCATTTGGCAACATAACCTTTTGCCATTCTTTAGAGTCAATAAAACGATAAGACAATTTTAGATCTTCCATTAGACACTCTTGAGCTTCAAGGACTCTAATGCCGGATGCAGTAGCTTTAAACCTTCCTGGGTTGACCATTGGGCGTTCTATTGCAATGCATGGCATATAACCATCAATCCACTCCAAGAAAATGTCTTTGGTCTTCTCCCTGTCCAATCTAGAAATGTACGACACTTTTTTTGTGTAGTTTAAACACTTCTTGATTGGAGTTATCTTATACTCTGCTGGCTTGTCGGGCCATATGGCGCTTATATTACCAATACCGTTATCCCATCCAATCCATACCTTATTCATAAAATTATTCCTTAACGCTATCTATAAAATTTTTAAGATTAGCTACAAAAAACTTTTGATGTACGCCAGGAATAACAATATACGGTAGGCCAAAAGTTTCACAAGGATTGTTTTCGATAGGGCCTGATACGTAAATGACGTCTAGTAAAGTATTTGTATGAACAAATACTATATTTTTTCTAGTATTAAACCTTCGATATTGATCATTGCACTCTTCAAGTCTCTGGCTCATTAACTTCTCAAAGTCTCTAAAAGGAGACTTTTTAGAAGGAGCAAGAAACTCTGAAACAGACCCCACAAAGAACAGCTGGGTAGCTGAAGACTCAAATACCAGTTCTGATATATGAAAGTTTTCAGCTAGTATTTCCCAGACATGTTCATTGTGAGCAATCTGATAGTTTAGAGTGTAAAATGGATCATTGCTTTCACGTATTAAGCTCGTTGGTATCTGAAGCTTCAGTTGACTCAATAGCTTCAGAACCACTTTCTGTTTCTTCGCTATCGGTATCTGTTGTTGATCCTCTGGATGGAGTTGACTCTGTTGAAGGTATAGATCCCTCGGATCCAGTTCTTGCGATTTCATATTTTAATACTTTGTCTTCCATTACTATTCTAAGTTCTTGTTGGCATATTTCATAATACTCTTTGCTGTGAGCTAATTTATAGACTTCTTCCGCTGTTATAGCTTCAGATTTGTCGATGCCTAGCTCTTCGCTATAGTAACGCCCACCTTTGGCTTCTTTAATTCCTAGTATCTGTGCTAGTGCCAAAAAATTGGCAGTTGACTCACTAAAATTAAGTGTGTCTCCCCATTTAACGCCGAAGTGAAAAACTCTCTTAGGTTCTCCTAATTTGTTCTTTTTGAAGATACCCTTAACTTTGAATCCAGAGATTTCTCCGCCTTCTTTTGTTGATGCGTGTTTCTTTAGCATTAACCAGTAGGTTGCCGCAAATGGAATGGCTCTTCCTCCAGAACCAATCATTTTGTCGTCATCTGGGATGAGTGCTTGAAAGCCAGTTTGAATTAAGTCTCTGCCTTGGTTTAAGACGACCCAAAGAGTATTGGTCTCTTTGAGCTTATACTTAATTAAGTTGGTGGCATCTTTGATTACCTTTGCAGATCCGCCAACTTTGGCTTGAACAAAGTTTTCTTCATCTTTTTGTGCTCTAGCATCAGTTGCTCCGGCAAGACTATCTAGAATTAATACCTTTGGAATCTTTCCTTGTGGATCTATTTTTAAGAATAGATTTAACTGATCGATAGTCATTTGAAGCGCTTCTTCAATTGACTCAGCATGAAAAATCCTGAACTTTTCAGGGCTCTTGAGATAGTTAAGCATGTGCTTAGTGGAGCTAGCCATTTCGGTTTCAACCATTGCTGCAATTCCACCAGACTGCATACACAGATTGGCAATCCATAGGGCAAAGCTGCTTTTGCTTGAGCCCTCAAAACCCATTACTTGCATGATTCTTCCTAGTGCAAATCCCTTGCGACCAAGAGTCCATTGAAGCCCTAAGTCTGGTACCTCCAAATATTGAATATTGGCATCTTCTTCAAGGGCAGAGCTTACATGGTCACCGCCATATTTTTCTAAAATGTTCGATCCAGATTGATAAAAATATTGATCAATAGGATTTAAAAACTCTTCGTTTTCTTCTTTTTTTATTTTTCTTGGTCTTGGCATAATTTGTAATAAATGTTGCTCTTCCATTCAAGTGCTTCAGAAATTACCGGAAACTCTTTTATGAGTATGTCCTGAATTCTGTTTGCAATTTCACGGTGGTCTGTTTGTGTGTCTTTAGATGTTCTTAGGTCTATGTAGTGGATCCAACTTCTAATTGTTCCACTCATATACAGCGTTGTAGAGGTAGAGAGAGGCAGGACCATTCTTGCACATTCTCTTGCTACGCCCTTTTCTAATAGTTTTTTGTATAAGTTTTGGCAAGCTAATTGAAGTGTTCCAATTTCTTCTCCCATCTCTACGTAATCACCAAAGTCAATTAAATCTTCTCCAACCTGCCTATTGGTTTTTCCCTGTTTACGTAACTCAAATTTTTCAAATTCTGTAGCCATAGAATATCTTTGACTAAATTCTTGAAAAGAAAAACTTCGATGCCTTAAAATTTGTGCAGCGATTGCTCTTGAGGTTTTTATCTGAAACGTGGCCGATACCATCTCAAATGGAGACCAATGTTTGTTTTTTATCAGATATTTTATAAGCCTAGGAGCCGTCTCGGTAGACATTTGATTTTCTGGATTCGAGACTCGTGCACAATAACTTATTAAGTCTTCTGGTGTACTTATTCCTTCAATAACAGGCTTTGTTATAGATACTAATTTTACCATAAAAAAAGAGAGGGAGGGCGAGAATCGCCCTCCCCCTTTGTTGTAGATATTAATCCATTAAGTCTTTCATGCTCAATTTTTTAGAGCTATCAGACCCAATTTTTTTACGTTTAGGAACAGTGATTTCTTCCTCATCATCATCATCGTCCAAAGAGGATTGTGAAGATGGAGGTGGAAGATCGTCTTCTTGCGGTGCAAAACTACGATCCTCTTCTGAAGCAGTGTCCCTAGGGGCACGTTTAATTTTAGGCGCAGATACAAAAGACTCTTCAGATCCGCCATCATCTTCCTCTTCTTCAGACACTTTTGTGCTGTAGACAGCTGTGGCTTTAGAGAGAACCTTGTCGATGTTTGGAACCCTAGAGGCAAAAGCTCTACGAAGCAGCTTGGGAACGTCACCAAAGTAATAGATTAATCTGTCAATGATTTCTCCTTCGGAGACTTCATGAAATATTTCATCCAAGTTATAGCGAGTTTCCAATACAGCTTTGTTGATTGAAACTGGCTCTTCGTCATCAACAGGAACCATGTTGTAAATTGAGATTCCACCAGCTGGATTTGGTGTAAGCTTCAAGCAGCACGGGATCATGCCTCTTGGGTCGGTAACGTCTCCCCAATAATAGCTGTCAGCGCCATCGCCTTCAGACTTTCTGTTCTTTCTTTGAAGTTCAGATAAAAGCCCCCAAGACTGAGCAGAATCTTTGGAAGCTTTTCCACTCTTTCTGAAGGCAGTACCAGGAATCTGCAATATGATTGCTTTATCTGCATCAATTTCTCGATCAAATAAAACTAAGGCATTTACTGCATATCCCGACCACTTTGAGTTGAGCCTAACCTCTGGATTTTTGTACGCATTCAACATGCGTTTTCCATCTGGAGTATAGCCAGCAATGTGACAAAGATCTGGATCAGACTTTGCAACTTTAATGAGATCATCAACAGGGTCATACGCTTCGGGATCGAAAGTATGAGGACTAATGATGTTTTGTTCTTTGTTCACGAAAGGGTGGAACTTTAGTCCAACCGCCCACTTCGTAAAAAGACTTGGATTTTCTTCATCTCTGTATTTAAGGTAGCTAGCCTTGTCTTTTGGGTCAGCTATCGCTGGTAAGATACAGGCTACGATCTCTTTGTCTTTAGATGGATATCTAATCCTAACTCCATCACGATAGACTAAATGCTTAGATTTGTATGTTTCGTTTTCTAATGTTTCGTTAATTCCTAGTGCCATAATTTTGTGTTTTGTTTTATGTTGTGTTATTTGGGTTTTAATAAGTTAAATCAAATCATCTACATCGAAAAATTTGATCGATTCTGCGATGACAGATTTGCGATTGTTATATACATTTATAGTTCCGTTAATTAATACAGCTTTTTCTTCTTTAATTTTTCCAGAAAGCTCCGCATATAATCTAGGGAAACAAGTAATACTGACTTCATGTTCTTTATTGGCAATGTCAATAAAGCACATTTCATCATTTTTCTTTGTTTTTATTCTTTTGATCCTGGAAATTATTCCGGCAGTGCAAACATTCATATCAGCACTTATTAACATAAGTGATGGAATGTCTTTGCATTCTTTGTAGCCTTTCTCTTGAAAGTATTCGACAACGTTTGGGCTGCCTATACAAAGACTTTTGCTTTCTAAAATTTCAACCTTTGTTTTTGCTATCTTTTCGGGAGGTTTTTCGCCCCTCATTTTGTGATACAAAAAATTTAATTCATTTCTGATGTCGGAGATTTCGGTTAATTCACCGCTGTATAATGCATCAAAAGCCCCCGACCAAATCAGTGCAGATACAACCCTCTTGTTGACGGATTTTTTATCAACCCTCTCATAAAAGTCTTCAAAAGATTTGTATGGCTTGTTGTTAAAAACTTCCGCAGAGGCAGTCTTTACCCCCTTAATCATTGTTAGTGGATAAACAATTTTTTTGTCGTTGTCATCGATGATGTAAAAGTCAATTGCGCTAACGTTTACATCTGGCTTTTTGACAACGTGACTAAAATATTTTGCATGTGTCTCTAGGTCTTCATGACTAGAGTTTTGCAAAATAGCTGTCCACCATTCCAATGGATAATGGGACTTAAGCCACATACAAACATATGCCATATAGGAATATGCTACACTGTGGCTTAGGTTAAAGGCATAGTTACTACTGGATCTGCACAAACTTACAAATGCATTGATCTGTTGAATGTTCCAGCCATTTTTACTCAAACGATCTTTGATGTCGGGCAGGATCTTGTTCATTTGATCCATTTTCTTTTTACCAATAATCTCTCGAATTTCGTCAGCCTGTTCTGCATTATAGTTGCAGGACTTTTGGAACATGGCAGATATTTGCTCCTGAAAAAGAACGATGCCATGAGTTGACGACAAAATTTCTTTAAGGTCATCGTGTAAAAATTTGAATCCTTTATTATTTTGTCTTCTCTTAACCCACAAATTTATAAGTGTAAATTTTTCTCCTTCGTCCTCCATTTCAGCATACATAGTTCCTGGTCTACAGGCTGCTGTAATTGATGCTAAGTCTAGAATGCTTTGCGGCTTTATGCTTTTGCAAATATTCGTGGGAATAGCGCCATTGAATTGAAAGATCGTCTCAGTTTTACCCTTAGAAAATTCTTCAAAGATTTCGGGTTCTTCTTCTAGAGAATAAATATCGATATCTATGTTGTGTCTTTGTTTAATTAAATTAATGCAGTTACCAATGTCTTTGAGTGTATTGAGCCCCAGTAAGTCAAATTTGACCAACCCCATGGCTTCAACTGCTTCCATAGTAAACTGGGTACAATCCTCTTCATTGATTCTGCAAATTGGAACAACCTCACTCAGTGGAATATCTGCCAAGCAGTATGCACTTGCATGACGTCCAAGAGACTTGGGAATACCCAATACTTGTTCAACAAGCTCTTGTATTGCAGGGTGTTCTTCAAAGAAGGTTCTCAGGGCCTGATTAGTTGTTAGCTCGCCAGGATGATTCCCTTCTTCGTCTTCCCATCCATGCAGCCATTTGACCAGGTCACTAAACCCTTGAGGAACGTTAGATATAGTTTTGCAAACATTATCTACATGTAGTTTTGCCTCTTCGTCGTTTTTGGTATCAAGCAATACCCTGCTGACATCTCTGATGGCGCTTTTGATTTTATTTGTTCCCGTGGTACATATTCTTGCAAATTTGTCTCCATGCTTTGCTTTTAAGAACTCAGCAATCCTGTCTGGTTCACTAAAGTCTATGTCGATGTCAGGAAGTTTTCCACGATTGATACGACCAGAAGATAAAAAGCGCTCAAAAGATAATCCATATTGAATTGGATCAATGTGAGTTATCTTTAGTAAGTAAGCTAGCAAGCATCCTCCCGCACTGCCTCGACCAGCACCAATCCAAATGTTTAGCTGCCTAGCACTTTCACAGATATCGTGAAGTGCAAAAAAGTAAGGCAATAAATTGATTTTTCCATTACTTGCTATAATAGAAATTTCTTTTTTAAGCCTTTCCACATATTGAGGATCGTCAGGCATTCTTCCGTGTTTGTTGATAAGCTCAAGTGCATAGTGCTTGCACCGTTTATCGAAGGAATCACAAACTTCTATGGTCTCACGAGGAAATGTAACTTCTGGAAGTCTGTATTCTTTTTGAAGTTCAATTCTTTCGCATAACCCAGCTAAGTTGTGATTGTTTTCAACAGCCTCGACAAACTCAGAAGAATATTCAGTTCCATGAACTTGAAGCCATTTATTCCAGGCTTCAGGAGTATTCATCTGATAATATTTGGTATAAAATTTTAATCCTTTTTCTTCTGTCCTTCCGTTTTGAAGAAGAAGGTCTTGTACAATCTTCTGATCCTTTTCAACAAAGTGAGCGTCAAGAGTCAACAAAAGAGGAACATTTAAGTTTTTGGCAACCTTCATTATAAGCTCGTTGCCAGCTTTTTGAATATCTCCACTTTTAGCTAATGGTGTACACTCCTTTCGAACAAAAACCCCTGTGTTAACTTGTTGCCAAGTATTCTTATTAACCCTCATGAATTATACTTCTTTTAATTGTTGTTGTGTGAACCTCAGATTCTTCTTCAGAAAGCTCGACTGGAGCATCTATATTACGGCTTGATATTGGGAAATCTTGAGGCCGATTAGTGATCGACAAATATATTTCCTCAACCTTCAACTCACAAGCTTCTTTTGCTGTCATCGGGCCTTCTTCGGTTTCTATTAAATCTTTTTCCTTAAAGGTGTATTTGACGCCATTCTCTCCCTCAACCTGGATTATACCTTTGGTCTCCCAGTCTCTGTCGACTGAGTGCGGCATCACTTCCATGAAGAGTCTATCCCTTTTGCCGAAAAGATCCATAAGCAACTCTAAGTTGTAGGTTGCCATATCTTTTTCGTTTCTCAGGTAGGGTTTTACTATAGGACCCTCAATGCAGCCGCTTCCACAAATTATGCCTTCATTGTATAGGTCTAAGTCTTCCCAAAATACTCTGGGCTTTGGTTGACCAAATTTTTTAACTACTCTTCCAGGACCCCAAGAGGCACTAGAAATTGCTAAAAGGTTTTTATAGCCAACCTGATTCTGAGCCCAAAGAGTTATGTGAAAATAGTCAAATTTCCTCAGATCATCATTAAATGTGTATTTATCGTGTGGAGCCAAATAAGCCTCAAGGCCAGGAATGCCTTTGACGCTGGTATCTTTGGTTTTTGTTATTAGGTCATATAGACCCAAAATATATCCGTGGTCTGTACAGCTACATGCCTCCATGTCGTTTTCTACGCAATATTTAACATACTGCTGAACGTCAGATACTCCATCCATTAAGCTATATGCCGTATGGGTATGAAGAGGCAAAATTGTTTTTGTTGTTGGAACTTTCATAAGTGTGTGATTTCTGCGAACGAATCCTGAATGAAGCCCGCGAGCAGCCGGAGTCTGCTCCGGCAAGCGCGGGATACATTCAGGAAGAGTGAAGGCCTTTGAATTCTGAATCTCGAGGATGCCCACGGCAGCCTCGAGAGGAAGAAAGGCGCTCGGGATTAGATCTTTCCCGAAGACATTACGGCGCGTAATGTCTTTGGAAGGACGATCTCCCGAAGCCGGTTCAAAGGACCCCTTTCTCAGTGTTGTTGCATTGAGATAAGCTACCCATCGGGTAGCGAAAAGCCAGAAATCTTTTCAAATGTCTTGCGGAAGATAGAGGGAGGGAGCACGTCGTCACAAGAGAATACTTGTGACGACGCTGCGACTGAGCGATATCGCACCAGCCCCGCCCCTTGAGTTCGGAAGTCTTCTCCCTGGAGGCCCAGAGCTGCTGGGGCCAGCTGAGGGAGTGCGTAGCCGACTGAAGATGGACCCAGCAGCTCTGGGCCTCCAGGGAGAAGCCTGAAGAACTCAAAAGAGCAGCGGGGTTCCATTCTCCATGACGTAGCATCCGAAAATGAGCAACATCGTTGCTCTAAAGCCAAGACATTATCTAAAACACAGGAAGATCTGTTGGATCAAATTTAATACCTTTGTATAAATTGTTTCCAATCTTCTCTGCCATTCCTTCGTTACATAAGCGCTGTATAAATCCAAACAGCACTTCGCTATCAATTTCTGTATCAAGCTTTTTCTTTAGCATCCCCGACAGGTCGGCGATGCTAATTCCATTGCTTGGGTTTGGGATTGAGAGTAGTGATTGATAAATCACATCCTCAAAATCATCGGGATATTTATGGGTGATAGTCATTTAGATCTCCAAATTTTTCTGTTATTTGTTTCCATATTTCTCCTGAAGATGCTTCTCCTGGATCGTCAAATCCATGAAGTTTCATATAATTAAAGTAAACCCCATCGAAAGATTTTTCAAGCATCTTGAACCAATCTTCTTTTTCGTCAACTTCTCCATCAAGAAGCATCAACACATGCGACCAATTTGAACATAAAATTCTTATTTGGTCTTTCGTTAATCTCTTTCCGAAGGTTGCAACTGAGTTTTTACCTACCTTTATGCAATCAATTGGTCCTTCAACGACTACAACAAATTTTTTGTTTTTAATTGCTGAATCGAAGTTTAATAGAGACCGCGAGCGTTGCATTCCTGGACATGTATAATACTTAGGGACTTCATAGTCTTGATATTTTATATCATTAGTGGAGGTTGTAATTTTGGGTACATTCCACCAACCAAAGTCATCCCCTTTCCATACATATCTATTTTTTTTAGTATTCAGCTCAATTTGACGAGCTTGCCATCCAGTCAATTTATTGCTCATAAAGACTGGAAAAATTAATCTCCCAGAGGTTGTTCCCATTTTTGATGAAAAATGAAAATAACCATTATGGCAGTATTTTATTCCAAAGTTATCTGCTTGATCTGGAGATATGTCTCTTAGCTCTAAGTATTCAACAGCGGGATGATCTAAGGCCAAAGAAGATATTTTTTTAAGTATCCCAGGGCTTGGTACTCCATCCTTCCACTCTTTTCGGTGCCTTATAAAGGGCAACCTGCCATTCTGTAAGCTTTGTGTAGTGTCAGATCTGTTAATCTTGAATCCACGAAAAAATTGTGCACCAAGATCAAAAAACTCTACAAATGCGTTACCAGTATAGCCACAGTCGTGACAAATAAAAGCTCCCGTATCTCCATTGATAGAAAGCTTATATTTTCCACCTTTTCTGTGGAATTTGGGACAATTAACAATATATTCTAAATGTCCACTTGATGTTGAAGTTCGAACCTCGGGAAATATCTCAGAAACAGTTTCTATTTCTAAAGACATTTTAATTTTCAGTATTTCTTTGATTTATTGGTGTGAAGTTAGCTAGCTCGGGAGTTGCATGATCTAGGTCTGGAGGTACGTCCTCAAAGGTTTGTTTATCAAGCCTAGCTTGAATCTGAGTTTCAAAAACAGCTCCATCTCTCATCTTTGTGGCCTTTACAGTCAGCCTACCGTTTTCACGGTCCTGGTCTGTTGCGCCTATCCCTAAGAATGCAGAACATCTCCAAGCCTTGCTAAAACCTTCTGCAGCGTTCGACATTCTGATCTGTCTTTTGTTGTCGCCGCTAGAGTTAGCCTGAGTTGTAGCCCAGAGAGCAATATTGTATTTTTTTGCCAAGTCAGAGCATCCACGAGAATAATTTTGTAGTTGATGCCTTAACTCTCTAGCAACAAATCCATTATTTCTATCACTAGGATCTGTTTCAAGTGCATCTAGCCAGTCCAAGAATAACATGTCTGGTAATACGCCATTTTTCTGTGCTTCTGCTAATCTCCTGTCTATATTTTTAAGGGAACAGGGACGATCAGCAAAATCCCAAACGTCAAAGTTAGATTTTGTTTGATATGGAATCTTGGCAAGTGCTTCTTCAATTTCTCGATTAACTGCTGTCATGTCCCCATTGTCCCCAAACCGCACCCTATTATAATCTATCTGTGCTACCTTTGAATAAACCCTTTCAGATATTTTCTTTCCAGGAATTTCCAATGTCACAAGCACCGCCCTATTGTAAGTGGCTGCACCCCAGCAAAAATTAGTAGCTAGAGTAGTTTTTCCAAGCCCAGATATTCCGCAAATTACACCAAACTCTCCCTTACCCAATCCACCATTCATTCTAGAATCAATTGCACTAATACCGCATGGAACAACCTGTACAGGTTTGCTGGTCAACTGTAAATCGATCAGAGGTTTAAATATAATGGGGCCATCATCTTCTGGTCGGGTAGTTTCAATTACTTGACTAACTTTGCTGGCAAATTCTTGAACATTTCCACCACGATAATTTTTAATTAATTTTTTTATTTTTATTTCAGAAAGATATATGGGCAATATATTTTCGAAGTATGATGGATTTAGATCTATTCCATACATCTGATCTACTTCAATGCACAATGCCTGTTTTTCTTCTTGGTAGATCGCTCCAGCATTTAACATGGATTTCAGCTGTAAGGCCAAGATACTCATAGGTACCCCATGGTCTTCCCCAAAGTCGTGAACCTTGAGAACCTCAAACCCAGCCTGTAAAACCGCCTTATGAATTGGCGAGTCTACGTCGCTTTGGGACACCTTCCCTGATCGAAGATGTTGAAGTAGGCTCGGGCAGCGAATCGTGTGAGCCACTATCGATCTTTGAAAGTCTTTGTGGAAATAATCTTTGGTATCTTGAGACATAATTTTCTTTTATATATTTTTCAATAGATGGATTACTTTTTATCTCTGCATACGCCAACTTGCCGTATTTTTGATAAATTTCTGATAACACTTTCTCTTCACAAAGCAGAACTCTAATATATGCTTTGATCGGTAAAAAATCTAACAGCAAAACTTCATCCAATGAGTTTTCTTTATTTTTTGCGTATATCCTTAAACTTTCGTGCACAAGCCTAACTTGATGCATAAATTCTTTTTCGCCAACAGTTTGTCCACTATACAAATATTTTTCATATATTTGTCTAGCTCGCGCCGAACAGAGTTGATGAGGAAATGGGGTATTACCCCAACCCTCAAATAAAGACTCTAAATAAATAATTGGGCAAGCCTTAGTTGACTCTAAAAGTTTAGATAATTTATACCATTCTTCGTCAAACTTGGGCCCACAATAATAACCTGGAGTGCTTTTTTTTCTAAATTTTTCGTAAATCTTTTGAATGTTTCTTGGAGCGTATTCTGTTGAATTCACTTTATTATTTTTCTACGAACTTAATGTTGGATGGCGCACAATCTTTAACAACGGTATAACCTTTATTTTTGTAATGTTTAATTCTGTTATTTGCTTTTCTGGACATTTTTTCATTCCAGCCATCGTTGAAGTCAATTACCACGCCAAAATTTTTACCCTCAGATAATCGTCTATTTCTGCCAGCTTTCTGAAGGACAGATACATCTGACTGCATCCAGTTGGCATTGATCATAATAAACAGATTGCTAGGGTCCACCCCTTCAGCAAGACAGTCGGTAGAAATAATTCTTTTAATCGATCCGTCGTTGAAGCCCTTTAAGATTCTATCTTTTTCAGACTTAGTTAACTTACCGTGAAATATCTCAAAGCCTTCTGGCAAGAAGTTTGATATCAACTCTTCTAAGTGTGCAAGCGTTCTAACATAAATTATAAGTTGTTGATCGGCTGGGGACATTTCAACGCACTCACGAATTAGCTTGTTCCTGTGACGATTGTACCAAACGCCATTTTTTTCCATTGTCAAATCTTGACTTTTTTCTGTGAAGTTTGGTCCGTTTGGAACATCTAACGCATAAACATTTAAAGGGGTTGCTCGATTCATGGCTTCAAGCTGTTGATCTGTAAGCTCAAAAACAATTGGCCCAAAAATAGCTTCAAGATAATTTTCTATTCCCTTGAAGCCTGTTCTTATTGTTGCTGACAAACCATATCGCACGGCTTTCTTGAATCTTAAAAGATCCTGAGACCGTACATTGCTTCCAGCCCCGTGTGCTTCATCATAGATGATAAAATCAACTTCACTGGCGTTGAATTTCTTAAGTGATGCCGAAGTGATCACCAGTGTCCTTCCTTTCTTTTTGTTGTTAGAAAGATAGACCCCAGGATCACATTCCGGTGCAAGCTCTAACAAATCTTTATACAGTTTGTTGGCCACAGATTGTCGGTTAGTGACCACCAAACCCTTGCCTTTGTGATATGCTCTGCATAGGGCGGCAATAATTCTAGTCTTTCCAGTATTTGTTGCCGCCTCAACCATACATCCCCCATCGTGGGAGATCATTAGCTCTACGGCACAGCGTTGGTCTGGATATAGCCCTTCAAAAATACGTTCACTGATTTCTGGAACGGCATAAAAGTCTTCGGGCTCTACAATTTCAAAGTCTATTGAGTTTAGAGACAGGTAATTCTTAACACGATGAAGCAAGCCATCGTATGTGATAATGGCAGAGTCATCTGCATTGAAGGAGTATAGATTTTTTTTGATGACCCTAAGTGGACCATCCATGACTATGTCACGCATCAAACCCGTTCTTCGGTCAAAGATTCTCTTCTTAATCTTGTCTTTAAACCTATAAAAAAATGACAGTTGTTCTAGCAAGTCAGGATAAATAGGTTCAATTTTTAGCAAACCCGAAGAACGGGTGATGGTGATTTTATGACTCATTGAATATCTTCTTCTAGCAAAAATTGAGGTATATCTTTTTGTGTGGAGCCTGGACTGTCAATTGTTTTTATGCAGTCGTATAGATCGCCATATTTGTAGGCGCTCATTATATCTTCGTAAAAGCACTGCTGTGCTTCTTGTATCATCTCGTGATTTTCAGGGTCAACAACATACCCTAGATCTATAACAAGCCTAGCGTATTTTTTTCTTTTTTTTCTTTGTGACTTCATATGGCTTTACTAGTCGAATCCATTCGGACAAGAACCATATTCCCCCCTGAGAGGCTGGGCGGTTGAATGTCTTTTTATTGCATATTTCAACCTCCCACCATTGTCTTCCATTATTCGTCAGGTGTGGTGCCAAGGGTGTTTTCATAGTGTGCCAGCCAGGTCTATGCTTAAAACCTTTGGTCTTGTGGTCCTCAGCTTTAAGCCATACGTTAACTGGTAACACTTTTTTGTTGTCAATAAAAAGAGAGCTTATTCCCTTTTGTTTTTTTCTAACCTTAAATAATTTATATGCTTTTTTGGGTGGTTCTATTTTAATCATTAAAATTCTATAGTTTGTCTAAAATATGGCATCAAAGATCTTTCATGTGTCACAATTAGAACCTGCAAATTTTGACTGTCAGAAAGCTCAGAAATACTTTCAATAATTGCTTGAAAGCTGTCTACGGTTTCTTTGTCGAGCCATGTTGTAGGTTCGTCAAGAACGATAAGATTGACTCCCGTCGAAAAAACCTCACAGGAAGCAAATCGAAACGCCAGTGAAAGAGTGACCTTTTGTCCACAAGATAGATCGCTGGATGGTCTAATCTTGTCCCCAAAGTCACACATGAATTCATTGTCTTCTCCAAGCAAGACTCGGTATGCAGCATTAAAGCTTTGCAAATACTGGTTTATGGAAGAACACATCTGATTCATGCGCTGATTTACGTATCTCCCACTCACCCCATCATGCCTAAAGATATCTCTAATCCTAGAGATCCTAGATTCATGTATCTTGGTATTGTCAAAAACAGACTTAACTCTTTGAGCAATATCAATGTCTTTGAAGTGCTTCTCTATTTGTGTATTTAACTGAACGTTATTTTCCTCTAAAGACCTAATCTGTGTCTTTAATAATCTAATGGAAGATTGTGTGGCCTCAATCTGTTTAATTCCTTCTAAATACCTTTCAGAAGAAAACTGAGGAAATTCAGTCTCGGCCAAAACCCTTTCTATTTCAGATTGCTTCTGTTTGGCTTGCGTAATATATCCCTCATAGACCAGCAAATTTGAGCTATATTTCTGTAGTTGTCTTTTATCGTTCCTAAGCTGATCCTGTGTCTCACTTATTTCTTTGTTAATTTTTACAAGTTCTTCTTCTGAAGCACGTTGGCGAGCCAACATATTTTCAATTGAATCCTCATTAAGCTTAGAGTCACAAATTGGACAGGAGCTTTTGCAGTCTTTTGCTGAATCTAACAATTTAATAATCTTCTGAAAACTTCCAGACAAAGAATTTAATGTATTTAGTTCTTTAGATAATTTATCAATGCTTTCTTGGTCGACCTTGGGCTTTTCAAGATCTCTAATTGCATCGGAATATCTAATAAGGTCAGTTACGGTAGAATTTAATGAAGAAATTAATCCCTCTTTCTCAAGAGCCAATTCATAGTTCTTTTTAATTTTTTCGGGAACGATGTTTTGGGTTTCTTCTTCCGTTAAAGACAATTCTTCTAAAATATTTTTTAGGTCTGCATTATTCTTTTCAATAATTTTTTCTAAGTTTTCTATGGCACTTCTAGATTGCTGCTCATCTATAATTGCTGGATAGGAAATATTCGACTTCCATTGTCCTAGTGTCAATTCGAGCTTTGCAGCCTTCTCAAGGCCAAAAAACTTTTGAAGCATCTTGTTTCGCTCAGAGGGCCTACCAAAAAGAATCCCAAGTATGTCGGTTTGACTAACAAAAACCATGTTTGGCAAAAATGCTTTGTCACAACCCAACATGTCCAAAATCTTAGGATTTACAGAATCTGCACCATCAACTGTCGAGCCATCATACTCAAGACTGCAATCGTTTAAATTCAGGGATCTTTTGATTATAAAATTCTTGGAGTTGATAATTCCCTCAACATGTATTTCTCCAGATTTTTCTCCAAACGTTATGTATTCTTTTTTCTTCTTTTTGCCAAACTCTCCGCTTATCGCTATAGAGATGGCTGAAGCGAAGTTGCTTTTGCCAGAACCATTTCTGCCAACAATTCCTACAATATTTTCCGTCAAGTATTGATCAACAAATTTATGTTGAGCAAAATTTTTAAGTAAAACTCTAGTTATTTGCATTAATTTGGCTTTCTAAATCTTTTCTCAAAACCTCTTCAACGTTTTCGGTATTTGAGTTGTTCCAAATGTCATTAATCAGATCTACGTCTCTGTCTTCCAAGAATTTTTCTTTCTTAACCAAAGACATGAAATCTGTGTCTTCATCAACTTCTTGAGTTGAATCATCTTTTGTTGCTTTTACTTTTTCGCGATACAGATGAAAACAAAGATTTGTGAATTCTTCTTTTAATTTTTCTAGATCTTTATTCAGGACCTCATGATCCTTAGATAAATATCTAAAAATGTAAAATCCTTCTGGATCTTTTAGTATAGTTTTTCTTAGGTCACTGCTTTCAGAAAATTTTATTACCTGAGTCTTTTGTGTCGGCTCAAATGGTATACTTTTGATTGAAGGATTCTCGTCTTCATTGAAATCAATTTCTAAATATTTAAATTCAGAGTATGGGTCACAAAGTCTCAAAAAGTCTATGTTTCCTGGGTAAGCAACAACGTTGTTCTTCGAAACTTTCATGACCTTATGTATATGTAAATCTCCAAGAGCAACATATCTTGCCTTTTTGGAAACCAATCCTAAAGACTCTTCGTCAATCTCTGGACGCATAATTGAAGACATGAAACCAGCGCAGGATTGATGCATCATTAAAATGTCTGACTCTGGAATCTTTTCTATAACATCTTTTAGGTCTCTACGCTTTACGTGATCCAAGTAGTTTACTGTAATATTTTTTACTTTAATAGACCCGTAAAGTTGATTGGATTCATAATGATACCTTTTTGCAATAAATGGGCTTAAGTCAACCCACTGACGGGCTGAATCATATAGCTTGTCGTGATTTCCTACGCTGACAATTGGTATACATCCTTGAGAGTTTACTATTTCTGTAAACCTGAGCCACAAGGAAATGTCATCGGGAGAAGGAAACGGAGAATCGAAAACATCTCCAGCAATTAAACATATATCGTATTTTTTTAGTTCAGAAGCTAGCTTCAATAAAGTTTCTTTTTGATTAGCTTTTCTCAAGCTTAATCCATACTGATTGCTGCCGATATGTAAATCTGCAACGTGAGATATTTTAGGCATAGTAAAAAATCCGACCACAATGCGCTGTGGTCGGTTTGTTTGATTTTAGGCGTTTTCCATGTCAGGAAACATTGGTAATTCCTCGTGGTCCGAGGAGTGTGTAAGGCTTTCGGAGGAAACGGCGTCCACCTTAAAAACCTGATCCAGTTCAATGTCCCTGTCAATAATTCTGACGTTTATGGGCTCAGTTTTGCCATCTGTGCGCCATAAACCTGTAATAGTCCCGCTAGCAATTTCTAGTGTCAATTCCGAACTAATGCCGTTTATAGTTGATGGTATAACAGAAATAATATGAGACTTTGGAAGCTCAACTATTTCTCCAGGAACTATTTGCGACGGACCCCTAGACAAAACCACAACATCCATAACTTGACAGACAAAATGATCCGCTTTTTTGGATTTCTTGTCTAGTACCCTTACGGAACACGTTGTGCTTTGTTTTGGTTGGTTTCTTGGAATTCTCATCACCAGAGTATCACCAGGCACTATTTTTATCATGTTTGTACTACTCATGATCTAGGCTCACCTCAATTCTGCGAGTCTCCGAACCACTCGGAGGACTCAGTGTGTTAAATAAGACCAATAATTTTTGAGCTTTTTCTGGGCAGGCAGATTGTATAAAGCTAATTTTGCCACGTATACTTTCAAGAGAACTCTGATAATTCAGCAAACTCTTATGTTTAGTGGTGGCACTATTCAGGCTTAATATTTCTTTTCTGACTGCTTCTATGTATCTGGAAGACACAGTGGGTTTACCGGAGTTTATGATATACCCGACAATGTCCATTCTACCACCAGTACCCAAGATCCTTGTTTTCTTGTTATTAAGCTCAAAGCCATGGTTTTTAATAATCCCTTGGATAGAAGAAATAAATATATTTATTCGTTTCTTCCCCATGCGTTCTGTCCATGTGAATGACATGTCGTCCGCATAGCGGGAATATATTGCCCCATGCTTTTGCGCAAATCCAGTCAACCTATAGTCCATTCTTTTAACGGCAATGTTACTTAGTGTTGGACTGGTTGGAGATCCTTGCGGTAGAAATCTGTGGCCTGGTTTTATCTGACTTCCTAAATTTAATAGGTCTTTAAAAGCATCAAAAACAGATGATTTATCTATCCATTTGTTTTTAATGGCTATCTCTATGATCCAACAAATATATTTTGAGAGAAAAGATTTAAAAACAGTACTACTTGTAAGTACCGAATTACCTCTCATATACACCGGAAGCTGAGCTACCATTTGTTGACTAAAAAAATTGTGTACGTAATTCCAACTTAAAAGAGAAAAACATGCATCAACCATCAGTTTGATGGCATTTTTTTGTGTAAATAGAATGGTTGAATTATGTAAAATATATTTTGTATTATCTTTGTCAAAGCCATGAGCTGACAGAGCATTAGTTAGATCACTGCTCAAAACACTTCCGAAAAAGTTTTTAATGTCTAGGTTCACTAACAATTCTATTTTTTTTTCGTGACCCAATAAATGAAAATTAGCACAGTCAAAAGCAGACCTATTTATTGCAAATCCAAATGCGCTTGAATGTACATTAATATAGCTTAGGTCTCTTTGTATCTTAGACTGAACGGCTTTTAGCTCATTAAAAGGAGCTAAAATTATCCTGCAATTTTCAGTTTGCTCTTTTGCTTTAGATAAAAATCCAAATACACTAGAACAAATTTCATACAATTCTTTTTCAGTAGTTTTGTTTTTATCTGCCTTTAGCGCTTTGCTTAGTTTTTGTCTAAACGAAACAAACAGCTTTTCGGCAATGTGTTTATCTATCTTTTCTTTTTCATAGACATTTGTCGTTAAGTCTCTTTTGGCTAGCTCCTCTATCCTCCATATTGAATACAGAGAATTGTTAAGATGGGAAACAAACCTTGGATAAAAACTTTTGCCAACGAACAAAGATCCTATCAATAGCTCAGACAAAGATGTGGGAGACGCTGTGCGTCTCCCACTCTTGGGCAAAGAAAAAACCCTATAATTTAAGTTGTTTTCATTATGCGTCGACATTGAGAAGGCGTGTTACAGTTGAGGTTACTTCATCCCCGTCATCCTCCTCGACATCACTGGTCATGATGGCTCGCTTGAAGACAAGGAGCTCTTCTGGATTTTTCTCAATTTCGTTCACTTCATTTCTAAGGCTGCGAACCAAGTCACTTAATTTAGACTCGATATCTGTCTCATCAACATCCTCTTTTTTCCAGCTGGAAATAGAAGTAAGAGACCTTTCGGCTCCGCTTAAGATATTGTTGATCTCAGGGTCGGCAAATAAGTTAAGTTGCTTTAATTGATTCATTCTCTGCGTAAAAGCATTAACTGCTTTTATGTTAACGGTATTTTTTCCGTTTTTGATCGCAGAAACAATAGACTCAGTAGCATCAATGATGTGGCGACGAATTTGTAATCCTGATTGATAGATAAGTTCCGTAGAACGTTCTATCAATTTAGATTTAGCGTCAGCCGCAATTTCGGCTATTTCAGTGTGAGACCAAGAATATGGAGTCCAAGCATAAGAAAACTTTCCGTGCAGCTCTCTCACCGTTGGATACAATGTATTCATTGTTCCAGCATGATCGGGATATCTTGCATCAAACTTTTCTATCTGCTCTTTGATGAGGCTTGGGTATTTTTCTAGGAATCTATCTCTTTGTTTAAAGAATTCTGTCTTCTCAGACTCTACGAAGTTTTTGATACTTTCATAAGCATTCTTTGGCACAAACCTAGACCCACGCATTCCAGGTACCGGATAAGAAAATCGATCCATGGCTGTGTTTAGCCTAGAACGATACCTTCTAAAGGGACGAGTATGAATTGGAGGAATAAGCCACTTGAACCCTGGAGCATAAATATCGTTGTCGATATCTGCATTCAATACTTCAACATCTTGAGAGGTTTGATGAACTTTTCCCTCCCAAAAGCCTATTGTTACGTTTATTAATGCTCCTTGCTTAAAGATATCTGTAGACAGCTTTTGTGCCCAGGGCAATTCAGATACGTTTGTTTTATCCATCTTTTTTTGTTGTATGTAAATTTTTTGAAGCTTGATTAAGAAATTCCGTAAAAGCTACAAACTTTCTGATTTCAGGAGGAATTACCCCATAAACATTTTTTTTGTGGGTCATTTGCTCAACAGGAGATTTCTTTTCCTGAAGTCTGCGCATGGCGATTTTTCTCATTTTTCCTTGTAAGTCTAAGCCTATAACGAAATCTTTCCCTTGGCCTTTAAAATGATCCACTGGCTTTTTAGAAGCACGACTGAGTTTTTTCTTTTTCTCAGTTAAGGATCTTTTAACGCCCCTTAATTTATCGGGGTTTAATTGGGAAAACATTTTAATGATTTCATAGTTGTCATTGACTTCATTTTGTATGAATACATTGACGACTTCACACAATATTCTTTGATTTTCTTTTTTGCTTAGTTTTTTAATTTTTTGTTTCATATGGTTTTATGTCCTTTCCTTGAAAAAGCATTTCTTGAACTATCCTTGCTTCTTCGTTTAGTACGTCTTCACGTTTTTTGCCCGTAGCGATTATTTCTCCCGTCTTAATTAGTTTCGCTACCCACTGTTGATTTTCGTTATCAAACTCTACATCAGTAACACGATTTACCACCATCTTACCGATCAACTTTCCATCACGATCAAAAACGTCGTCATGGTAAATGGAAGATATGGTTCCATCAGGCAGAAAAACTACAGAACGTTGGTTATTTTTTTTATCCATTTAGTTTGATGTCTGAACCACAAGATGCACCTTCGTAAAGCTCAGGCTTTTCTTGATAGTCGATAGTATTTGAATAAATTTTTTCAAACACTTTGGTTGCATCCTTACAGCTTTCACCTTTGAATCCTTCAGCTTCGATAGAAGCCTCTCCTTTTTGTGTAATTGTGATTTTTACGATTTTTTCGCTCATAAAAGAAAAAGGGGGAAGACAGTTTCCTGCCTTCCCCCTCATTGTGGTAGAAGTTTCTAAATTTTAACTTTCAGTTCGATATTGCCATTAGAGGGATTTACTCTTTCTCCAATGATTTCATATCCTTTTTCTCTAGCAATCTTGCGATGCATTTCAATTTGATAAGCTTGACTTAGCTTTCCGGCGTTGTTGCCGACAATTTCCCTAAGTCTAGAATCATAAAGATCTGCTTGAATTTCATAATTGTTGCCCTTTTTGAGGACGGCAATTTCATATGTACTCTCATTAGAAGAGATGACTGCATCACACTGGAGGTTTTGCCCAGCATAATACTTAGCCTGCTTTTTATTGAGGTCCAATTTAAGTCCTATTCTTTTGCATGCCTTTTCCAAGACCTTAAGGTCTGTGATTTCTGGCATACTCATTACTACCATATGTGACATATTAGTTTTTGCAGATTTCTGCTATCTCCTGTTGAATTTCTTTTTTTGTTTTTAGCCTATAATATCCCTTTGGTTTTTCGACAACCATTCCTTCGGAAATGAAATAATCTAAGACCGCTTGGATATCTTGACGTTGTTCTTGATCTTCTTTTGAAGAACTTAATTTATTAAATTTCCGACTCATCTATTGATATCTTTCTTCCAGTCTCTATCTTACCCGAGACATTGAGAATTGGGGTAGACTTAGGCTTAGGCTTAGTCGCACTATCGTCATCTTTGTTTGCCATCATGACTTTATGGCTTTTAGCCCAATCATAGAGGCTTTTCGCCTCTTCAGGATTGAGCTCTGCCATAATTTTAACATCATCAATCGCGGCAACAAGATGCTTGCTCTGAATTGGAAACTTTTTTCCGAATCCAAGTTCTTTGCCTTTCCTTATCAACCCTTCAATAACAATTTGCTCTATTTCAGATCCAGTTCGATGTGGTGTCTTTTGAGCTAGGGTAGTGATATCTAATTTATATTCGTTTGGATCCCATCCCCTCTTTTTGAGGTGAATAGAGAATATTTCTTCACGTTGAGACAGTCCAGGTAATCCAACATACATAACTTCATCAAACCTGCCCTTACGAAGAGCGGGAGCGGGAATATTTTGTATGTTGTTTGTGGTAGCTACGACGAACACGTCACTTTTTTTGGATTGGGTCCAGGTAAGCCATGTTCCGTACATTCGTTGGAATGTACCACCGTCAGTTACACTTCCGTTAGCTCCAGCAAATAGTTTCTCGAACTCGTCGACAAAGAGAATACAAGGAGACTGTGCTTCGGCATCTTTGAGCGCTTTTATAAGCTTTCCCTCAGACTCACCAAGTAGACTGCCCATGCATGCACCAATGTCTAAGCGTAATACTGTGCGGTCCCACTCTTTTCCAAGAGCTTGTGCCACCCAACTTTTTCCTGTACCACCAGGGCCGACAACACACAAACCTTTGGGTAGGTCGATTCCATCTTCTCTTGCCTCATGCTTGAATATAAGGGATCGATCCTTAGCCCAATCTTTTAGGTTTTCCATGCCACCGACTTGGTCCATTCCCCAGCTGCAATCAACGATTTGAAGAACGCCAGATTTTTGAATTAATCTAGATTTCTCACGTCGTATGACCTCATTCTTAAAAGTACGATTACTTTCTTCTGGTTTTTTAAGATAGTCCAAAATGTTTTCTCTGTTTGCCAAAGACAAGACATTCTCAGCCTGTAACTGTGTTAGACCTGTAAGCTGCTGAGCAATAACATCCAATTCATCTTCTGTAAGAGACATCTTAGGAATGTTTTCTCCGACAATAGATGTTTGACTACCCTTAGCGATAGACTTCATCTTTTTTACATCGGGAAGCTTATGCTCAACGTATGTAACAATATGTTCCAACTCAATTGGAATGTCTGGATGGTGATTAACAAATACAATACTCTTGCCTTGTTGTATAAGGCTAGGCATTGAATTCTTAATACACCTCGTTAGACGGGCATTGGTATGCTTGATTTTGCTTGGATCCGTCATATAGAACGGAGCATCCAACATAATCATCACAGACTTTTGTGGAAAGCCATGCTCATTAATATCCCAGGTTGACTGTCCATCAATTACAAACTCCTCAAACTTATAATTTGAGTTTTTTGTGAAAAGTTGTATTGCGTCAACTGGAGAATCAATCTCTATTAATTGATTATCTTTGCGTTCAATGTCTGCTATTTGATTGGTAGCATCATAAACGTAAACTTTATTTCTCATTCTTTTAGACAGAAGAATGCTCGACTCTTCGTTGAGCAACCTGTCCTCTTCAATGCTGTAAACCCAAATAATCGGTATGCCTGAGGAAATGAATTCCCTAAGTATTGATGCCATTTTTATTGTGCTTGTCTTGGTTCAAAATGTCCGTCTTCAAAAATTTGCATAGATCTGTTTTTGAATACTCCAGCTGTCCTAGAAAATTCTAGGGCTGCGAGCATAGTAGATTTAGCATTGTTTAGCGCTAATTCATTTGCCTCTTCTTCAGACGACTTTTGTGTAGGAATTTGATAGAAGGGAAAAGTGCAACTAAATTTGTCGTCAACAATTACAGTTAGAGCAGCAAAAGATATTTTGCCTGCCATGATTTCTCGCGCTATTGCGGGTGAAATTGCGGCAGCCAGTCTGCCAGCAATCTGTCCCTGAGGTGATGCATTTTCCAGACCAGGCGGTAAATTACCATCCGCTGGAATATTAGTTTCTTCGTTGTTTGATTCTTTTTCTTTTGCCATAATTTTATTTTTCGTATCCGTGATCGATGTTTTTTGCGTTTCTTAGGGCGCTAGTTGCTAGCTTATCGCATTCTTCGTTTTCGTAGTGTCCAAAATGCCCCCTAATCCAATACAGTTCAATTTTGTGTTTTTTGTACAAATGCAAAAACTTTTTCCATAAATCAGAGTTTTTAACTCCGATAAAGTTTGTCTTTACCCACTTATCTATCCAGCGCTGATTTATAGCATCTGTTAAATATTTACTGTCAGAGAATAAAGAAATATCATGTTTCTCACCCTCGATTTTAGAGATGGCAAATATTGCTGCCATTAACTCCATCCTGTTGTTTGTGGTAAGCCTATACCCCTTGGAATATGTTTTGGTAATTTTTTTGTTAATCTTTACTATTACTCCGAAGCCGCCAGGACCAGGATTGCCACTGCAGGCTCCATCCGTATATATTTCAATTTCCATTACTTTCTATATAGTTAGAATAGGTTTCATCAAAGGCACCAGAACAAATTCTTAAAAAGTCGAATTTGAGGAGCTCTTTTTTTTCTAGTGTTTTTTCCTCTTCGCTTTCTTGAAGGAAATTTTCTATAGATTTTTTGATAATGCTCCCTAGTCCAGTAGAGCTTATAGGAGATTTTTTTAATAGGTTTCTCAACTTTATGTTATCTTCAAGGCTGGAAAAGAGTTGGGCTAAAAACACTTTTTCGTTTTTTGAATTAACATCTCCAGCAACAATTTTAGCAAGTTCTGTTAAAATATAGTTTCCAGACATAGGGCAAGAAACCACTATCTCTTCCATTTGCATTGAGCTTGTAGAGTAAATATATGTTTTAAACTCTATGTTTGCCCCCTTTTCTTCAAGCTCTTGGATGAGCTCACATTCTTGAAGCATTTGTAAATCCATAATAAATTAATGCTCCATCTTCCTAAGCTCAACTATTTTTCTGCCAATCATCGTAAGATATAAAAATACGCCAAGCGTCAATGAGACAATCCAGTGTATTTGAAGATAAAAACAAACTCCTATATACATGATAGTAAGAAAAAGTCCTATCCAATAAGATAGGCAATAGGGACAATTAATTAAATATTCTAATTTTGTTCCAGTATACCTTACTTCAATGTATCCACGAATCTTAGAGCTTATTTCGGCGTCTTGTATCAAGTAAAGCATTGAAGTTATGGCATCTTTGCCAAAAAAGGCAAAAATGAGCCACAACAACAAAACGAGAACAAAGTTGTCCATATTAAATTATATCAACAATAATATGCCTAGAACCAAGGAAAATATACCAACCGTTGCAACTGTCTTAACCTCTTCGCTACCCAAGAGATAACTGTCAGTGAGAAGCCTTGACATTTTCCAGCCAGAACAAATCCATATTATAAACATTAATGGACCCCAAAAGGCTCCAAGGATAAACAAACAAAATATTAAATATAATACTACAAATAATCCTATAAGTTGATATTTGGTGGAATCATTGTCCTGACTCATCGGATGCTTCTATGGATTTTTCTATTTTCTGTAATTTATTAAATTTTTCAAGAGCACTTAAGCGCTCTTTGTTTCTCATAAATGCCGTAACCAAAAAACAAATAATTGAGAACATTATTAAAAAAATGCCCTCGTTCATTTTATTCTGCCCTCCTAGGGAGATGACTGACCGTCTTGCTTCTTAATTTTATTTTCATGTTGCTGTTGTTTTTGTTCAGTTGTTGGTAATTGAGAGAACACTGGGGAACGAGAAGGTTGAAATTTACTGAAAGAAAGTGTTTTATCTTTCTTCATGTATTTTTTGGGATTTTTTGATCTCATTTTATTCTTCCTCCTCGTCCCCAGCATCCTGTTTTTTAACGTAAGTTTCGATTGATTCGTGCCCAACTATTAAATTCTCTGTTTTCTTATTTTTTGTGTCGGGGTCGTATTCGTCTGTTTCGTCGACATCCGTTCCAAATCTTTCTTTTTCCCACACCCTTGTGTTGTCGATGCGGTTACAAATAAACTCAGTTCCGATGTCGTCTACTACGATAAGTTTTTTAGGGCGGTGTAGATGATTAGAGCCATTAATGCTGGTAAGCTGATGCTCGGGCACGTTTTCTTTGAGTAAATACTCTACTCTGCTAGGTGGAATAATTTCTTGGGTTATACAGCAATAAAACTTTTTGCTTTTGCTATATTGTTTTAAATTTGTATTTTTATCCATGAAATTATTGTCCTACCCTAAGATAGTTTTATAGAAACCATCTTCCCTGGTATTTGTCAGGGTTTGTATAAAACTCTTCATAGGTAGGTGCTTGCTTATCCTTATCTATTCTAGTAGGAATATTTGCAAGCACTATTTTCTTACCTATTGTTTCCATTGAATTATACAAGAATTGTATTGCTAAACTATACATATATTTTATTTTACCTTTCAACTTAATTTTTAGTTTGTGAGCAACATTCAAGTCCCAGTATCAGATACCGAGTTACAAGATATATATGCTCGTATGGCACATAAGATGGATCTAGTCCATTTAGTGCCCTCTTCGATTACTTTTCAGGGTAAGCCTTTAAACATTCTTCATCGTAGGCCGATGTTTAAGCGAATGTTTGAGAAGGACAGACCCGTACTCAGGGATGTTTATATTTGTGGACGTCAGTTAGGAAAAACTGTGTCCATAAGCAGTTCTATATTAATGCATTGTTGGTGGCGTCAATTTTTTAGAATGCTGTATGTAGCTCCAATGTCGATCTACACAACTCGTTTGCATAGTATGTTTATGCAGCCGATGATTCAGGGAAAAATTTTGCCATGGTCAATAATGGATAATAAGACCTGTATTAATAACGTTAATGAAAAAAGCTTTTTGACTGGAAGTAGGTATGTAGGAATTTCTTGTTATAATAATGCTTCTAATGCTTTGGGTTTGAGTATTGATTGGGCGATATTTGATGAGGTTCAGGATTTGAATTATGATTTTATTCCACAGATTCGTGAGGTTGTTGGAACTTCGGATTATAGATATGAAAGTTATTTTGGTACTGCTCGTGGAATAGACAATACGCTTACTACGCTTTACGAAGGTTCTACACAAAACGTCTGGAAGATGATCTGTGATAAGTGCAAACACGCTAATTATCCAACTCTTCATGGAAACGTATTAGACATGATTCAAAAAGAGGGAATTTGTTGCGTAAAGTGCAAGGCCTTGCTTGATGTAGATAGGGGGGAGTGGGAACGAAGTTTTGAGTTCGACGTTACCGGAAGAAACTCTGAAGGGTATCACGTTCCTCAGATCATTGTAAAAGACCGTATCACGCCTCACGCAAGATACATTGATACAATTTACAATAAGCTGCATGGATCAGCTGCGTACTCGGAAGCAAGATTCTTGCAGGAAGTCTTAGGAATTCCTACCTCACAAGGTGGAGTTCCTATAACCCAGCAGGATATAAAAGCTGTTAGCACCTTAGACGTTCCTCAAGATGGAGGGTGGAATGCTCAACAATACCACAGAGTAGCTGGTGGGGTTGACTGGGGTGGAGCAGAAATTGTCAGCTTTACCGTAGGAACTTTGGTGGGCTATAGAGATGGAATGTTCGACTGCTTTGCTGCCTTAAGACCTACAGGGCTACCAGACGAACAAAGACACTACGTTATTGGAGACTTCTTAAAAAGAGCTAGCTCTAGCAGACTTGAGATTGTGGGGGCGGATGCTGGATTCGTTGGTTCTGTGCAAAACCCTAATTTGGCGCTTCACATGCATGTTCCGGTTGGGTCGATTGCTTATGGCACCACTAAAAAGTTTTTTATTCCGCAGACAAACAATTGTTTTACCGTAGACAGAACAACCTTGATTTATATTGTTCTTACCTTGATTAAAAGTGGAAGAATAAGATTCCCTAAAGGTGCATGGTTTGAGCAATATAGCAGAGACTTGTTAGCGATTTACACCGAAGACAATGTAAACACTCATGGGATTACAGTAAGAAGATATAGTCGATACAAAGATCGTCCAGACGACTTTTTACATGCCCTAGGATATGCAATTTTTATGGCATCTCTTGGAATTACAGATTTACCTAGCATGGCAGGAATGCCGCATGATATGTCCGTAAATGCGCCCTATATAAATGATATTGGCGAAGAAAGAGGATCTTTTTATTAAGAATTCTTTTCTATAAACCGTTGAAAGGATGTGTATCCACCTGGGATTGAACCAGGAACCTACAGCTTAGAAGGCTGTTGCTCTATCCAGTTGAGCTATGGATACAAAAATTTATTTATTCCAATACTTCATTAATTTTTCGATGAATCCCTCATCCTCTAAATACTTCTCAAATGCTGCATACTCTTCAGGATCTGGTGTTTCACCCTTTGGAAAGCTTGCTACAGCATCCCACAAACTATCATCGCCATCCCCATATGTAGATGGATATACTTGTATGCGATATTCTCTACCACAATATTCTATGGCAATTTTATTGTCTTTAATCATTGTCTTCTGTGGAAAAACTTTCTTCTTCCTTTGATTTTTTCTTAGACCAACTAATTAGTTCGTAATTACTTCTGTAATCATCCGAGAAACAGTTTCTAGGTCTGTCGCCCTTTCCTGCTTCATTCTTTAGATAAGATCCTCTGGTTTTTAGGTCGTCCATAGTTACTAAAATAAATAATTTGCAACAAAACACAAACCAATAATAACTAATGCAATCACTGATCCAACTAGTGTTATGTCTATAATATCCAAACTATATTTTTTCATATTTTAAGGGTGGGGGACCGGAAGAATCTTCCGGTCCCCACAAATTATTCCTCTAGATCGTTACGATCAATTTTAGGAAATTCAGTTAAATTTATTTTTTTAATTCCGCACCTATCCCACTCAGGGGTATATAACTTGTAAGCATATTCCATTGGAAACGACATAGATGTAGCAAAACTTGTAACTACTGCAGTGTAGTTGTGCCACATCATTCCTCCATGAAATACAACCCACGAAGACTCTTCGTAGGTCATCCTTACAGAAGCTATAACAACGTGAGCGTCACTCACTATTTTCCCTTCATTAAGTAATCCATATAAATATTCTTTGGTTATCTCTTGTGTGTCGAATCCCAACTGCACAAAGTGATTAGACATAACAATAGCAGATAAGCCAGATTGATTTTTATAGATTTTTCTAAGAAGAAATGGATCCTCTCCGGTAAGAATAGATATCGCCGTATAAGGGCATCCAGCTAGCTTTGCCGTATTTAGATCCCAGGGAAAATAAAGTGGAAGAACTTTTACCGCACTTGATTTATTAGAGCTAGGCTTCGACTCTGGCGAATCCAGGCTTAAATACCGAGGTAGGTTTTTCAACTTTTTTAGTGCTGACTTTTTTATCTGTGTTCGGCTTCTTTGAGGCGGCTTTTTTGGCTGGAGCCTTTTTGGATGTAGCCTTCTTAGCAGATGTTTTAGGTGCCAATTTTTTAGCAGGTTTCTTTTTCTGTGCCATTGTAGTTTATGTGTTTTATGTTTTGTGTTTACGGAGTCAACGAGGCTCGAACTCGCAACCCCCGCCGTGACAGGGCGGTGCTCTAACCAGTTGAGCTATGACTCCAGGTTAAGTGGTATTGATGGATTTTGTCCTAGGTTTTGTTCCATCACTAAACGTAACGTCCGCGATACGCAGACCCAATTACGTCCATAGTTTGTGTTGTGTCAATGCTTGGGATCGTGACTTTCGCAGCTTCGCTCCCCCAGCCCAGATGTTTTCCCCAACTTCACCAACAAACAAAGGAAAACTTCCTAGCGCGGTGATTGACTGCTACCGCGCTGTTAATAAGGGGTTTCCCCCCTCAAATTTCAAAGAACTAGCTGATATTATGTATCAGCCATAAAAGGATCAACTTCTTTTTCAATTTTCTTTGGAGTACCCATCCAAGCAGCAGGTTTTATGTTTACAAACCAATCTTGAATACTGGGTATTCTTCCAAGGTCTTCAACAACGTGTTGTTCCGCGACCCATCGAGTCGGGATAGTCCTGCCACTAGAAAGTTTGAGTATTACCCCAAACTCTCGCTCGCACTGAAAAACCCCTTCAGAGTGATGACGTAAAGCTCTGTGCCTAAAGTCGGCAAACATTTCTTTACTTGCATCAAACCAGTTATGAATCTTTAAATAATCATCGATCTCTCCTCCCCATTTCTTGACGGAAGAAAGGCTGTGATGATATGGATGACTCATATATTGTGTTCGGTAGTTTCTGTGCTCTCAATTACATCGTGATGGTGCCAATTGATAGAGCTTTCTGGAACCGAAAAAATAAATTCTCCACTAGATCCAGAATTAATCTCCCAGCCACCATGATGTTCTTCTAGCAAATCATAGCACATATCTTTTATTATAGATTTTATATTTGAAGTTGATGGTACGTCTACATATGACCTTGTATGCTGAAAGCGTCCATCAATCATGTTATATGCTAGGTTACACTTCTTAAGGCCAGATATAATTAAACCATTAGTTAATTTATCAATATCGATGCTCTTTTTCGATGAACGGAAGAAACAAACAGAATCAATCTGTCCACTATCTCCGTAGCCATTGTAGTCAACCGTGACTTTTTTAATTTTTAAGGCTTTTAATGTTTTAAATATTATTTGCTTATTTGAATTTAATACTTGTTGGTATTCTGTATCACTCATCTGAGTTTACCTCGTTGTACATTTCTTCTAATAGTTGTTGTTTTGTATATCCTATGATGTGTAACATTTCACAGTCCAAAGCTTCGCCCCAAAATTGACCGGACAAAATTTCATAAAATGCAGAATCAAAAGTTGCATCATAGTTCCAATCTTTTATCCACGATATGTCTAATGGTTCATTGTTTTGTTCGTGAGACAGAACAGTCTTTTCGAAAGAAGTTCTTAGTCTCCTAATCGCTTCCTCAACGTTATCGGCCTTTGACTGAATAAAGGAAACATTGTGATCATACAGTCCTCTCTTGTAGATACCGGCATTAAACTCTCCAGTATCCATGCCCTCGGTTACAATATAATTAATGTTTTCTGACTCTCCTTGAAGTATTCCAACCAGTCGAATCATTACGTCTTTACCTAAATCTAGGGCAGGCCAATAAAGTGGCTGCCAAATTGTAGATACTGGAGATATAGAAAGACTAGGATACTTTTCAGGAATAATTCCAGAGCTTTTGTTGTAACTGGAATCGATGAATGTGTCTGGACGCCCAAATGCAGCAGAATAAATTCTTATGTTAATTTCTTCTTCTGTAGACTTGGTACTATCTATGTCCAAGACGGTTTTCTTTCTAAAGTACTCTTCAGATATGCTGCCATCATCATTAACTAAAAATGAATCTCCCTTTCCCATGAGTTGATCTTGGGTTGGAAGCCTTTGAGCAGTAAATTTTTTTACAGTATTTCTACCGTCAATTACTATTGCTCTGGCAGCAACAGCAGAAACTCGCTCTAGAAAATTAAACATTCCAAGTTTAAATGATTTAAATGTTTTATTTATTAAATATTCTGGAATGTTTACTTCTTCATCAAATTCATTTGTTTTGGGAATGAAGCATCTTGCCGCACCAAATTCTTTATCTATCTGGATTTGATCTGCGCCTGGAAAGCTTTTTTCTCTGGCGATCCCAAAGGAAATGTTTTTTAGGCTACTCTTATGGCTTGCTGTAAGGTTTAAAAAACTTTCCTGTGTAAGTATAGATTTCAGTATTACATTATCTTTTACGAAATCAATACTTGGCCCAATTCTGCCACACTTTAAGCAGCACGAATGCTGTTGGCTTATGGCTACTTCTTTGGATCCACATTTTGGACATGGATCATATTTTAGCTCTTCAATTACTGAAGCGAAAGGTGTCTCATCTTGCATTCTTTGTCTTGGTTAATTGTGTTAAAAATATTTGGAGACGCTAATAGTATTCCAGTCTGATGCGTTCCTTTTCTCCTGATGTGTGGATACTTGGTTGAGTCATGCAACTGTCTTATTTTTCCAATAACGTCCATTTTGTCGAAGCTGTAGCCCATGGTCTTAAGCTCTCGAAAAACTTTAATGTCAATAAATGTACTATTATTTTCCTCTACAACAAATTTCTTTAAATTATTATTTTCTTTGATGGAGTCTAAAAATTCATTAATTGTGTGTTCAACTCCACTTATTTTTTTTCTCATTACCCTAAAATTAGCTATGCGATTTTTTTTCTGTAAAATAGTTTCAATATAGTCAACCGACCTTCCGGAACCCAAAACGAAAACTATTTCACAAAAAAACAAAAGTAATGTGTCTGCAAACAAAATTAGTTCTTCTTTTGGCGATTGCTTAAAATATATGCAACGGCGATTAGGTGCTGTTCCTACATCGTAAAGAGATATTGTAGCGCTATGCTTGAGCAATGTTTTATGATTTATTGCTTTATCAACATATTGAATCATGTTGATTGGTATAAACTCTTTCTGTGAGCCAAGGCCTAATATAGAGGCAACCCCCGAAGCAATACTATGTGGAACCACTAAGTGTGCCCTTCCACGATCATTCAAGTGGCAGATCATTTCTAGTGCGCAAACGACACACGCTGCACCAAATTGAGTTTCACATAGTGATCTTAAAGCTTCTTTTGAAACCTCTCGATATTTTGAGAGATCATTTAAATAGTTTGGGTGTTTTATTTGTTGTTGAATGTCGCCCACAAATCCATCCCTAACTTTAATTCCTTGCTGTGAACATATATATTTATCTGTACTAATCTCTTTGCCACGGAATCCATAATCATCTTTTTTATGAAATGAATGAGATTCTCCAGAAAGCCCTCTTACTATTTGAGGTAAAAACGTTTGAACAGTCTTTGTAGAGTTCCACATTGGACATTCAAGACCATTCAATAGAGCCACAGAAGTCAATTTTCTCAGAAATCTCAATGAAGAGGAAAAAGTTTTATGATCAATATAAAACTCCTTGGACGAGGCTCCTATGTGTAAGCAAACAAAATACTGAACATCTTTTTTTCCATCTGAAATAATATGCTTTATTTCAACCCAAAAATTACTCAAACATGAATAAGTAAGGTCTGGCTGTCTTTGGAAATATTTGCCATGAGATAACTTAAAGGTTTTTCCTCCTATAACAAACTCAGAGAAGCCTATGCTATAGTTCTTGATAGCAGATCTTACATCTTCGATGCTCTCTTTAGATGCTGAGCAATAATCTTGAGTAATTTCTTCACGTAATACAGAAGAGCTATATCCAAGTTTTGACATGGATTTTATCAAGTCTGGAATAGTAAGATTTTTTCTCTGAACTAAAGATGACACTAAGCAACGAGACAAAGTCTGTGGCTTTATTCTAGAAAGCTCTTCTTCAAGTTTTCTGCTTATCCCAAAGCCAGTCTGTAGGGTACCTGGAAGCTTGTACACAGATATAGGCGACGTATTTCCATGAAAGGAAACACACAGTCCAGGTTCTTCATTGTCGGCCAAAATCAAAGAAACCACAGGATGAACCCTTGAAAAATATTTGGCAGTAGATTTTACAGCAAACGGCATCAAAACAGGGTAATCAAAGGTTTTATTATCCCCTGAAATAGATTTAGAAAGTATTTGTGCCAATGCGGGATCCTGAGCCAGTACTAGTTTAGACTGCCAGGAGACAAAATCAGACCATCTTTCTGCGACACTGAATATATTCCCAGAGGGAATCGGATACTGAACTTCCCCCACGAAAGACCCTAGCATAGTATAAATATACCCCATTCCTGGAATTCCGTTTTCATCCCTGAGGGTTAGAACAGTATATTTGGACTTAGGGTTTACTTTAGTGGTACTTTTTCTAAAAAATAAATCGTTAATCTCTAGCCCTGAGGCTTCTGCCCAGTCTCCATATTTCTTGTGCCGTCTGTCATCTGCCTCAAGTCTCTCTCTATATAGTATCCGTCCCTTTTCCAGTAACTTCATTAAACGAAGGTACTTCATAGCTCTGTAAATCATTGCATTTGCATCTGCACCAGAAACTTCTGACATCAATAAGTTTTCATAAACTTGCTCTTGACCAAGACCAAGCTTTTTAATCATATAGGAGGTGGCGCAAAGAGAATCACCACAAGTAAGACACCTAAAAATTGGTTCTGATCCATCTAATAAAATATCCATGCTATGCTCATCTTGCATTTTTAGATGGCATGCACATGGCGAGGATAATATAATGGATGATGAAGGAAGAACCTTGCAACAGGCCAATAACTTCGCTACATTAAGAGAAAACATATATGAAAGACTTTTATCAAGATTTTGGACACAATTTTATCAAATTGTTTAAAGACAAAGAAGTTCCTTCTTTTGTTAAAGAAGCAGAAATGCTCGAACCAGAAACATTAGATAGTTTGCCAGCTTCGGCATTCGCCTGTGTAGAAACCAAAAGTTTGCCCATAAATGATGCTGCAAATACTTACGTAAGTGCGGCTTATTATTACGGTGCTAATTCTAAAAATGCAAGCGTAGAAGAAAGAATTTTAAAAGCTGCCGAGCTTTTTGAAATCTTGGACAACGTCAAAAACCTCTCAGAATTAGCAAACCATGAAAAGCAGGCTGAGGAAGAGAAAGGCTGGGAAATTTCAATCAACACCGAAAATGGAACAAAATCCTTTTCTGGAAAAAGTCCTACAAGCATTAAAAAGTTTGCAGAATTTTATGTTAATGAGCTTTTCGATAAACTTAATTTTAATGAAAAAGTAGAGTGCGCTCAAAAAATTGCAGAAGTTTTTTCTCAAAACAACCTTGAAGCTCCAGAAAGAATTTTGCAAGTTTCAGGTCAATATTTGCCAAATGTAGAAAAATTGGCAGAACAAGTTAGAGCTAGAGCGGTCAGAGTTTTTGAAGACGACAAAAAAGCTCAATTGTGTCAAATGGCAAACGATCTTTTGCATTCAGAAGAAAAAAGCTTAAAGGGTATGCACAAGATTGCTGAAATCTTGGACACTATCGACAGGCAAAATTATCTCACTCGTTTTTACGGAAAATCTATCTTGGACCCTTTTGAAAGCGTTTTTAATACTCCAAAAGAAGAAGCTGCAAAGTTGGCAACCGTTGTCTCTATTGGTGAAAAAGACTATTCTTTTGATGAGCTTCAAGATATCTCTGTTGATATTCTAAAGTTGGCTCTTTCGCCAGACTCATGTGAAAGAATTGGTTTATTCAACGACACATACAATCCAAGCAAACTGGCAGAGCTTGACTCAGACGAAAGAGACTTGTTAGCTTCTTATTTATAAGATGCTACCATATAAAACTAAAGACCAAGAAGTTGCCGGTAGAATAATGGCAACACCTGGGACACTTGCTACAGTTTCTCACGCAATTGCTTTGCACTTTTTTAGCGAAGAAATTTATACATGGGAACCTGAAACTCTGTCTCTTGAATTAGCAGATATATTGGATATTAAAATTGATGAAGATAATTTAGATCGTCTTCATGCAATAATTGCCGCTATTACTAGCAACAGTTTTTACAAGGATTGGGCAGCATTTACTGCAATATGTTCTGCCTTGAGCGGAGAGAATGACCCAACAGAAGTTGCTGAAATGACTGTAGCAGAGTTTGTGTGGGGAGTAATTGAAGTATCTCTAAACGATGGAGATGATGAGCCACAATTGTTTTCTCCAGATGTTGCATCACTGGTTGGTGTCGTTTTAGATGAAGAAGGTTTTACCGCACCACCAGAACCAGTTTCTTTTGCCATAATGCCAGAGAGATATATGGGAAGCACCTTTGGGGCAGAACAAGACCAAGCTGATGCACAGTCAGATTATCATCTTGGTCTATTGTCTGAATACATTAGAGATCAATCACTTCTTCTGTATAAACAAATTTCTTTATTACCTTGGATTTCTTCTGAAGACCTTGAAACAATTTCAGAGGATCTATCAAAAGAAATTAGCCCAGTAGCTAAGAAAAACGTAGGCGACCCCGTTTACTAAGTTAGCCTTGCATTGCCAAAGTTGCAGCAACACATCCGTTTTATGGATTGTTACTAGCAAACTTGACAATGCAAGGTAAGGTTCTGATGAATTAATGATCAGAGGGAAAGCAAGAACACCTAAAGACTTTTGGGTCGTTTGTGAGTTTTGGTCTTTGATGTTCTAAAGTGTAGTGTGCGCCACGTTCTCTTTGTAAGCAACTGCAATCACTTACATCAAGCGAATGATTTGTTGAATAGACTTGCAGATCTATTCAGGTTGTCATCGCACAGGATCAAGGTGGATCAGAGTAACTGATTCACCCCCTATGAACCTTGTGTAGTCGGGATGTTTTTGTTCCCTGAGCAACAACGCCTTTTGAGCCCTTTGTCACCCGAGCGCACCATGGACGATCAGTCCAAATTTAAAAAAGGTTTAGGATATAAAATACATCCATATTATTATGGCTACATTAGCCATTGTTTTTGACCCCCCTACCCCAAGGTAGATTTCTCTACCTTGGGGCTGAATAGGGTCAAGCAGCTTTGCGGTATTTGTCCGCACTACCATGCACCATGCCAAGCTTTGCCTCTGAGTATTCAGGAGCAACAACAAGGCCTTCAAGAGGTCTCCACTCTTTATAGAGATCTGCCAAGAACCTCTTGATGCAATACCTCAGTGAAGCGTTGTGAATGTGCGCCTTAGCTTTCTTAGCCCAAGACGGATCGTTCTGCTTCCTGTTTCGGTAATTGAGATAAGACTGCACATACGGATGGTCATTGATGACTACCTGTTTGTAGAAAGTCTTATTATCTCCTTTTACCTCTTCCGCCCTCATGCTTTCTGGAAGACCGTTGAACTCTTGTTCAGAGATCTCGATCCAGCGAAGACTGTCCTTGAGCATGCAGTTGGCCATAACCCACAACTTAGATTTAAGCCATGGATTGTAAGTAAGTCCAAGCCATTCTTTTAGGACGGTACCTTCATCATCAACCAAGCGTTTCTTGACTAGATGATGTTTGTATTTACCCCGTCCTTCAGTGATCATATTGAACTCACCCCAAGATCTTTCATTCAGCTCTGCAAAGGTAACGGCTGAAGTGTCGTTAGCAATGATGTCAGAAATTGTTTCGTTTCCAAAGTCTCTGACATTCAATGTAATAGCTGGTGAATTGCTAACCTTGTCACGTCCAACAAGAACAACATCATACCCGCAATACTTCCACAACGAGCTGACATATTCCGCCTTGTGAATGTCTATGCTCGAGATGATTGCTCCTGCCATTGCAGGTCCGCATCCACGAACATTTTTCAAGAATTTTGTCCAGATAGGACAATCTTCGAGTAGTGTTCCAAGGCGACGAAACTGAGATTCTTCTTCTCGTTCCATTACCATGTATTGATGGACCATAACCAGCTCTGCGTATTCGCTGATGATACCTTCTTCCTTGAAGTTATTCCTCGATGGCAGCTCTCTCTTGATGCCGTCAGTAATCTTTTTGTAAGACTGTTTAATCTCTTTGACGATCTCCATGGAGTCATCTTCAAGACTGTCTTTTTCTTTGGTTCCAGGAACATATCCTAGCTTAACCTTGAACTGAGCAACCAAACGGTTGCCAATTGAGATGCGGAGTTTTTGGAGATCATAGACTCCACGGACGGCTGACTTTAAAAGCATATTCAATGCCTTCTTGGTGGCGCTTTGTATTTGATTCATGTGTTTGTGTTTTCTGTGTGTTTGTGTTGTGATTGTTTTTTGTTGCACTTCTTGCACAACAAAAAAAGGATCAAGTAATAAAACTTGATCCTTTATATTATGGTTAAATATTGGGTTAATTTAACGGCCCCCGCATTACGGGATACCTGTATCTGTGAGTTGTTTTTCAATACTTACCGCAACTGGCAGTAGCTGAGATGCGGCGTTAAGCCCTCCGGCTTTGGTTGCGATGTCCAGGGCCTGCATGACGAGCTTGGCTTCGGCCTCCGTGAGTGTGACTTGCTTATTCATTGATAGGTTCCTCCTGTTGGACTGTCTCTGGTTCGATAATCTCCGGTTCGATGATCTCCGGTTCGATGATCTCCGGTTCGACTGTTTCCGGTTCGACAGTTTCTTGCTCGCTGGTCAAGCTGGCCAAGTAGGCTTGGGTCGCGGGGATCGCGGCCAATACCGCTTGGAACGCAGCAGCCAATTCTGGCACCGCTGCCATGATTTCTGGCGTCAACGGCGCGGTCATGCGCTGGACGAACGAGCCGTTGGCCAGTTCGCCGCTTTCGGTGCATGGAAGAAGCTCGACGGTGATGGAGCCAGAGTCCGTTGTCGGCTGAATAGCCGAGAGCGTATAGACATGGAGTTTATCGAACACCTTCGCAGGGATGGGTTCGACGGTTATGGGTGTTGGATTGGTTAACATAAGATTAAGCCGCAACGCATGGCACCTTGTAGGCCGTGCCAGCGGCATCATAGAGGGTCAGCGTGTGGGTCGCGGTGATCGTCTCGGAGACGGCATTCTGGTGAATGCGGAGTTGGCCCTGCATTGGCGCAAAGTCGCTATCGTCCGCGAGACGAGATTGAAGAACGGTGCTACTGCGCTTCAGCGCGGGAAAGCTGGTCGTTGTGCCGCCGAATTGTAGTCGATCAAATCCGTTTAACGCAGCATTCAGCAATGTTAGCACACCAGCCGATGCGTTAATTGGGCGCATGAAACAGTTGCCGCTCCATCCGATCAATGCCGTGGATTGCCCTGTCTGCGGCCCGAAGCCAACGGTTCCTCCAGTGCTAATGCCCATCCTCGTCACCCCATCGGTCTGAAACTCCAGTGCCCTCGCCGTGCCAGTGCCAAGTTTCTCCGCGCCGATCTGCAAGACGTTAGAACTCCAGCGGAGGTAGCCGCGCTCGTAGTTCGCCAGCCCTGCGTCTGTGGTGTTGTAGATGCGGAAGGTTTGGGCGTTGGCTCCATTTCTTTGACCAATTACGTTGGCAGCATCGTCCCGCAACAAAAAGGTGTCTTCAACAGTGCTGGTTCCCCAGCATAGTGCAACAGCAGAAGCCAATCCAAATTTGCTTCCAGCCCGTATAGTGACAACATCTGAACCGCTTCGCTGAATGCCCATACTGCTGGTGCTTTTATCGACAAAGCTCCAGTTTCCACTTGGCCCAGCAAATCCAAGCGTCAGTTGTCCGTTGCCGTCTACGCGAAATTTGCTGACCGAATCAACTTGAAGGTTAATGAGTGTGTTTGCCGATAGAGTCGGGGCAAGAGTTGCAACGGCATTGCCAGTGAAAAAAGAAAACGCATTTGTTCCCGTCAGCGAGGCTGATGTTCTGGTTTGAGAAATGCTCACTGTGTATGTTCCAGTCCCGCCAGATCCAGTCCCGAATGCCGTTATTTGCGTCAAGCTGCTTGTGCTGCCGCCCGTGACAAACATTCCGACTTGAATTGTGCCAGATGCCACGGCTGTAACGGTCATGGTCGTTGTAGAAATTGATGCCGTAAAAGATGCGGTGGCAGAGTTCCAAGTCTGCGCCAGATTCAGCACAGGCGCGGATGCCGTGAGGGTTCCGTTGTTGGCGGTAAGCGTGGTGAATGCTCCTGTGTTTCTGGTGGTGTTGCCGATGGCTGGCGGGGCGGCGAAGGTTTCGTTGATCAAGCCGCCGCCAATCGAAGTCCACTTGAGGTCAAAATTATAGTCTGAGTCTGGAACAACGGCTAACACTTGATTCGGACCACTTGGCGCACCCAAAGGTTGCAAACAGCCCTGGTTTGCGACAGTCATGGAATTAGTCCACGAATAATTCCACACTGGCGTCACCAATTTTGAGCTGCCCGCGTTTGGGCCGCTCCCTGTTATTTCGGAAAGCAAAGTGATGCTCTCGTAATCGCCGTCACTATTTAAATTAGTTTGGACAATTTTGAAACTACTTAAGTGACTCCCAAATGTAGGTCGGAAAGAGAAATTTATGGTCGGACCTAATACCGTAGTCTGCGCGATTAAGTTTGCTGTGGCAAAACTGCCTGTCGTTGCGGTCCAGAGTTCAAGCTGCTCTGGGCCGGAAGCTGCATTTCCAGTGGAAGGATAATCAACAACATAAGCGTATTGCGTTCCGCCTGCGGTGAAAAACTGCATTACCTTGCGCGAACCTCCTCCTTGCACCGGAACAGTGCCGCCTGACTGTGCAAACTGAGGCGAGGTTGGCTGTCCTGTAGGTGATGTGACGCCAATATTGTCGTAAGAATGATATCGCCTCAACGTAGCCAGTGCTTGGCTTCCCAAATACGGCAAAGTCGGGCTGTAACGCAGCGTTACAAAGCGTTGACCGTCAAAGTCGGAGGCCGACCATTCCAGTTGATTCTGGAAAAACGTGAGGTTTAATTGATTGTCTCTTGACGGTTTCAGCACGAGTGTGCCGCCTAACTGAACACGCGGTATGCTTGTTCTAATGTCAGGAAGACCTAAACGAAACAGTTGGGCAAAATCTTCATCCAGAGTAGAATATAAGACAGGGGTCGTGGTGCTAAATTCTGGCGGATCAAACGTGGTGGTGGCAACCGCACCGTCCAACTTGTTTTTATCGGCAACCGAAAGAAACCCTGCTGCTGACGCAGTTGCGTCGGGATGCGTATGAACCGTCGGAGCGGCCCCAACCTGCGTCGCGGTAGGATACTGGTGAGTGTGATCGGCTCGAGCTGCGTAAGTAGAAGTGCCTTCGCCCCCCGTGGTGCTTAAGGCGGCTACCGCCACACGGGGAAGCTGACCTTTTATAACACTTACCCCTGCGGGCCAAGTTGCAAGCCACGGATAGACGCCGCTGGATGTTGATGTGTAGTCAAAAAGGTCAGTGCAGTCTTCGGACCCACAAAGCTGATGCTGGAGCCGCCACAGATTGCCGCTGTTCGGGATTCTAAAAATGAACGTCCTATCAAAATCACCGATCCCATAGTCACCCTCCCCTCTTCGAGGCAGAAGCAATCTGTCCACATCGCCGCCCTGGCCGAAGTTGCCAGGAGCAGTAACTGTTACCCCAGACTGTTCATCGGGAAGTGTTTCTGGATTCGGCTGGAAACTTGCCTCTCCAGTGTCACCTTTAACTCCCTGCGGCCCTTGAGGCCCAACGGGTCCAATTGCTCCGGCAGGTCCAACGGGTCCAATTGCTCCGGCAGGTCCAAAAGGTCAAATTGCTCCAGCAGGTCCAGCAGGTCCAATTGCTCCAGCAGGTCTAATTGCTCCAGCAGGTCCAACAGGTCCAATTGCTCCAGGAGGTCCAACAGGTCCAATTGCTCCAGGAGGTCCAACAGGTCCAATTGCTCCAGGAGGTCCAAC